GGAGGAAATTGAAACACTAGTACAACTATCCTCCGTTGAAGAATTCTTTAACCACAAAGAGTGTCCATACTGGTTGTATTGGTACTCATACAATGTTCTTAAAAGCCGTTGGCCTGAAGCTGAAGAGTTCATTAAACAGTATCCTGAATGGGCTTATCGGTATAGTTTGAATGTCATTGAAGGTCGTTGGTCTGAAGCTGAAGAGGTTATTAAACAGGATCCTAAATGGGCTTATCGGTATAGTTTCGATGTCATTGAAGGACGTTGGTCTGAAGCCGAAGAGTTCATTAAACAGGATCCTGAATGGTCTTGTTGGTATAGTTTGAATGTCATTAAAGGTCGTTGGACTGAAGCTGAAGAGTTCATTAAACAGTATCCTGAATGGGCTTATCAGTATAGTTTGAATGTTATTAAAGGTCGTTGGATAGAAGTTGAAGTAGTTATTATGCAAAATGCACAATGGGGCTTCCGTTATAGCCTAGATGTTATTAAAGAGCGTTGGCCTGAAGCCGAAGTGTTCATTAAACAGGATCCTGAATGGGCTTATCAGTATAGTTTGAATGTTATTAAAGGTCGTTGGCATGAAGCCGAAGAGGTTATTAAACAGAATCCTGAATGGTCTTGTTGGTATAGCCTAGATGTTATTAAAGAGCGTTGGCCTGAAGCCGAAGAAGGTATTAAACGGGATCCTGAATGGGCTTATTGGTATAGCTTGTATGTTATTAAAGAGCGTTGGCCTGAAGCTGAAGAGTTCATTAAACAGAATCCTAGATGGTCTTGTTGGTATAGCTTAAATGCCATTAAAGGTCGCTGGCCAGAAGCCGAAGTGTTCATTAAACAGGATCCTGAATGGGCTTATTGGTATAGTCTGGAGGTCATTAAAGGTCGTTGGCCCGAAGCCGAAGAGGCTATTAAACAGAATCCTGGTTGGGCTTATTGGTATAGTCTGGAGGTCATTAAAGGTCGTTGGCCCGAAGCTGAAGAGGTAATCAGACAAGATCCTAAATGGTCTTTAAACTATGATTCGAACGTTTTAAACAAACACTCCACCTAAGCAACCACTCTACCTTATCTCTAAGGTAGAGTTATTCCGAAGAGGATTGATTCATGTCTGAAACACCTGAAATTTACAAAAAGTCTAGAATTGTACCCAGTGAAAAGGTTCAGCACATTCTGCTTGAAGGGACTAACAGGGGTTATGGATTGACCTTATATTCTGTGTTGGCCTATGATAAGAAATCTCTAACCTATTCCTACAGCGTCTTTAACCCCAAAGACGGACAATTCAAGAAAACTATTGGTTTAGCTGTAGCTCTAAGTCATTATATTAAAGAGAAACGTAGAACTTTAGATCTAACCAATGTTAATCCCAAGTTGTTCTCTGCACGGACTCTTAACTTCCTAATTCTTTGGGATATCCTCTCTGAAGTCACCGTAGAGAGTGAGAACAATCCAAAACGAAGGAGGTCTAAACGGTTTATTTATGATCTTCGAGATTACTTGTTTATGACGTTTACCCACCTTAAGATTTTCACCCACACTTTGGACTGAGTCAGAAGGATTGTGTTTTCCACTAAATAAGGGAAAACACCATCCGAGGATCAGCATGAAACCATTTAAACTCTTTATCTTAGAAGAACTCCAGAAACAGATTATTCTGGAGATGCCCCATATCTATACCAAAAATTTTGCATTTGATTTAGAATTCGAACTCCGGTTCGAAAATCCTGCATCCCCATCCTATGAGGATCTTGTTGAGTACCTAAGACAATGGTATTGGGGCTATAGTTTTCTTCCAAAGGTTAAAGAGTGTTGGACAGGAAAGGGTGGGTTTGGTGGTAAAAGGGAAAAACTACTAAAAGAGTTAGGTACGTCTAAAAACATAACCTTCACCAGTGATGAATTACTAGGAATTGGAAAGAAGGTGGCAATAACCTACCACTTTGACGGGGACACAGTTACTAAGGAAGTTCCTAATAAAGAGGCAGTAAAGGTCATCCCCTGGAAACTAGACCAAACTGAGTCAAAGGTTAAAAAAGAATTTATAGACAAGTTAAAGACACAACCCAATATTGTATCTCATCTTACCAAAATGGGAATGATTGATAAATTAGACATCTTTGAAAAAGATGTCACTTCCCCATAATGACCGTAACCTCCCCTTGAATTTTTCTTTTTGACTCCCTTGACATCAAGCTTAATTCCTTGTAAACTATCTTCATGATAGGGTAACATATTTCATACCCCTAGAAATGATATAAATAGATAAAACTTCATCTAAAACGGTAAATTACACTTGAGCCATAAAGCTTTTAAACTCAGACTAGATCCAACACCCGAACAAACAGTCTTGTTGAACAAGACCTTTGGTTGTGTCCGGACCATCTGGAATCAAAGAGTAGATGGATTCAATAATTGGAGTCCAGGAACTGAAACAGTAGAACCTACCATCAAAGAATTGAAGGTCATCTATCCTTGGTTGGCTGAAGTCCCGTACAACGCATTAGAACAGAAACTCAACGATTGGCGGTCATTTAAATCCCAATTCTTCAACAAGAAAAGGAAGAAGAAATTAGGAAAACCATCGTTTAGAAGTCGAAGAGGACGTCAATCCTTTAGGTTATCTGTGAATGGATTCTCCTTTAAAGATAATCAAGTGGTTTTAGCTAAGATAGGTAAACTAAATCTTGTTGGTTATGATCTTTCAATCTTACCTTTAGACACCTGCAAGTCTATCACCATCTCTAAAGATCCCTCTGGAAAGTGTTTTTGTTCTATTCTGTTAGAAGTCAACATCCAACCTAAACCCCTAACCGGTCAGATGGTTGGGATAGATTTAGGTATCAAAGATCTTTACATTCTTTCAGATGGTCAAGTTGTCGAGAACCCGAAGTGGTACCATGAAAACCAAATGGTATTGAAGAAGGCTCAACAACGGTTAGATAGAAAAGTTAAAGACAGTCGTAGATATGAAAAGCAGCGAATCAAGGCAGCTAAGGTCTATGAGAAGATAAAGAATAGGAGAAACTACTTTCTTCACAACATCTCCTCCTCCTTAGTGACCAATTATGACCTCATCTGTCTTGAAGACTTGAATGTTTCTGGGATGGTCAAGAACCACTGTTTGGCCAAAGCCATTCAGAACGCTTCATGGTCTTCCTTTGTTCAGATGTTGACCTACAAGTGTGACTGGTACGGAAAGACCTTAGTGAAGGTTGATCGGTTCTTTCCTTCTTCTAAGACTTGTTCTTCCTGTGGCTTCAAGATGGAGAAGATGGGATTAAAGATTAGAGAATGGGTGTGTCCTTCCTGTGGCTCCAAACACCATAGAGATCATAACGCTGCAAAGAACATTCTCCAGGAAGGATTCAGAATCCTGACTGGTCAGGAGTTTGAGGGTTTCCCTAAACCCTCTTCGGCAGAGTATGTCGAATACAGACGTGGAGAGGCTATAAGTCTATTTGATGCTCGTCATCACTTAGCATCCTTCGTGAAACGTCTAGAAGTTATATGAATTTATATGATTTCGGTACTACTACAAGGTGGGATGAAATGGGACCTGATGTGACGTTTAAGGTAGAGTTGGTAGAGGGGACTCTGGTGGTGGTGTCCTCTTTGGGTGAAATCTTGCCACTGTCAGTCCTTGATGAGTTTCGGCTAACCACAAATCAGAATCAGATTGGTCGTAGATTCTGGGATGAAAAATGGGACTCTTGGTCCTATCAGATAAACACCATTGATTCTGGCTTAGATGTGACGTCGTTCATTCAAAATCTCTAACCTTGGACATGGAGGAATTGTGCTTAGTTCGATTACCTTTCTTACCGATCCTTTGCAAATTGCTAGTCTCACTGAGAAGTGGGTCGCTCAACAACATGAACATTCAGATCGCTTTGTTACTACCCCTAGGACTGGAACCTTATTGAGGGCATTAGATCAAGAAGGTAATCGAGGCCCTATTACCAGTGTTCATTCAAAACTGGCCATGCTGTATGCCACAATTCATCATGGACTAAAACGTAGGTGTGATGTGTGTTCAGTAAATCCTGTTTCCCACTTCTCTTTGAAGTGCTCATGCTATTGCCAGTTCTGTACTGACTATATCCGGGCAGAATCAGAAACTTCGACGTTAAAGCACATGGGACCGGTTTACTCCCAGGTAAAGAATACTGTCTTTGGTGACTATGTAATCAGTTATCTTGAAGCTGAATATCAGAAACTTCTCAGTGAGATCCCTACCGTTTCCAGAAACGCCTATTCAGAACTTCAGGGGATGGCAACCCGAACAGATTTTCTTCTACAAGAACTCAGAAAGAAACACAACAGTTTCATGGGGGAATGAATGAACATTTTTAACGTCCGGTTTGGTTTTGCTACTAACTCATCTTCTACCCACTCGTTAATTCAGCTTCATCCCGGAATTAAAGTTTCTGATAAAGACGCATGTGGTAGTGAGTTTGGCTGGAGTAATTTTACCTGTGCCAGTCTAGAAGCTAAGCAACGGTATCTTTCCCAGACGTTGATGAGTCATTTTCGAGCACAAAATGACCTTGATTCTATAAATGCAGATTATTTCAAATTCCTACTGGGTATTTCGGAAGAAGAATTCCACTCAAGTGTTGGTGGTCATATTGACCACCAATCCCTGATTACCCTACCACGGAACTTTAATGGTCATGGCCTAGATGTTACATTTTTTAAAGAGTTGGCTGGTTTCATCCTAAAACCAGATGTAGCTATTCTTGGAGGTAATGATAACAATGACTATGATCACCCACTTTTAGCTGTCTATCAGAAAATTAAGCGACCATTCTTCCTAGATGAACCAAATTCAGAAGTAGTAGCTCGATGGGACGAAACATCAAAATATTGGACTTTGTTCAATAGGACTAGTGGAACTAAAGTACGATTCTCATTTAGATCTGATGAAGAACCACCAAAAGCCTCTGAAGTTCCTGATTTGGTAGACATCAAGATTACTGACAAGTGCTTTTTTGCGTGCCCCTTCTGTTATCAAGGGTCAACTCCAGAAGGTGATGAAGCATCAACAACCTATCTGAGTTGCCTAGCAGATGAATTTGCGCGTAATAAAGTGTTTGAAGTGGCTTTGGGTGGAGGAGAACCTACACTTCACCCCAACTTTATTCAGATTTTGCAGTATTTTAAGGGCCAAGGGGTAATTCCTAACTTTACTACCAAGTCATTGGCTTGGTTCAAAGACATGTCATTTGTGTCTATCTTGCCAAAGATTGGCTCTTTTGCCTATTCAGCTCAAACTCCTGCACAAATTAGGCAGCTTCGAACCACCTTAGATTTTTATGCTGACACTATCTATGATATCAGACGACAACCACTAAGGCCAAACATTCACCTTGTCATGGGATTGCACCAGGATTATGAGTTCAGGTCGTTGATCAAAGAGTGTGTAGAGTGTCGTTTCACTCCAGTACTTCTGGGGTTTAAATCTACAGGTCGTGGTTCTCAGGTTAAAGCAAAACTATATGAAACTTGGGTTGAAGATATCGTTAAAGTGTTTGATAATCTAGACAGGTCTTGTCAAGTAGGCATTGATACCGTACTGGCTTCAGAGTATAAGGAAAAACTTGAAGAGAAAGAAGTCCCATTCTATCTGTACCATACTAAGGAAGGGATGTTTTCTTGCTATGTAGATGCGGTAAAGAAGGAGTTGGTTGAATCTTCTTTTAGTGGAGAACCTGTAGAATTTTCCTACAATGAACTTGAAAATTTTAAAGAACTCTACCAAGGGGTGAAGAAAGATTAAATGAACACTTCTCTGAAGGTAGAAGGACGGCTAATTGGCTACCTCCCTTTCGAGGGAGTTTGTGAGATTAAAGATGACACTGGGCAAGTCCAGTGCTTTGGGTTTTCTGAGAAACTCACCCAAAGGATTAGAGTCCATCCAGACACCCTCCATCATCTCCTTTACCGGTTTTTGATCTGTACCCTGTCAGACTATGATACCCAGGACATTGAACACTTTGAAATTCATCCAGGCAGAGAATAGACCATGTTCGATATCAATTCCTTATCTGATCATGATAGGTTGCTATTGGTCATGGCTCTTTCAGATTTACAACCCGAACTTATTGAGTCCCAGTTAGCAGATGTTCAAAAGATTCTCGATAAGCGGTCAACTTGTGGAGATGTGTCCCTAGAAACTTGGCAGTCATTGATGCAGGTGTTAGGGCAGAGTAGACAACAAAGTCCAACAGATCCGTTTGAGGTTGGTGAAGTGAATTAGGGAGGGTTGAAACCACATCCTGTTTTGATCCTTCCTTTAAGATAATGAAGTGTAATGCGTCAGAAGCAACTAACTGTGGAGAAGTCGAGAGGGCTTTTCCTATCTTTGTCTGTAGAAATTCAACACTTCCTACTTTAGGCATCCCAAAGCACACCAACATCTTTATTTTAGGTGCTAAATTAGGATCCAGTCTGAACTGAATGAAATTATAGAGGGCAACTGCCGCCCCTAACGAGTGGCCAGTAAGTACTACATTCGTTTTTTTCTCGATAAGTTCATTTAGTTTGCCGTGTTCTTTAACCTGGGTCGCCTTGGCTTTAAAGCCAGTGTGAAAATCATCAGATTTTGAAAATTCAAGATCTTTAAGAAGGTCTTGAATTGAAGAGGTTCCTTTGAAACCTATGATATCAAACCCATTAAAGGATCCTTCAGAAACATCTTTGTTCTTTTGGTATCCTTGGTCAATAACATCAATGCACGCCAGAAGTAACCCTGACTGTCCTGAAGAAATCAAACTTTTAATCTTCTCTTGAAGTTGAAATTTTTTAAAATTCATGCTATCCTTAAGTTCCTTAAGTCGGAGTGAGAATATCCTATGACTGAATTAACTGAAACCTTGTGGAATGAACGGTTCCGCCCAAAGAAAATCGAAGACTGTATCTTACCAAAGCCACTCAAACATACCTTTGAGAACTTTGTAGTTGCAAGTGACTGTCCTAATATTATGATTCATTCATCTTCTGGGGGGACAGGCAAGACCACAGTGCTTCGTGCATTATGTTCTGAATTAGATCTTGAATATTTATTCATCAATGCTTCAGAACAACGTTCTGTTGATGTGATTCGAAATGATGTAACCCAGTTTGTCTCGACTATGTCCCTTGAGGGAAGAAAGAAAGCCGTAATCTTTGATGAATGCCTGGCTGATTCTGAAGAGATTGTAATTGGTCCATTAGACAATAAACAAACATTAAGGTTGTCTGAGTTTGAAGAGAACCGACTTTATTTGATGGTATCTTACAATCTAAGGACCCATGAGGAGGAAGAAGATGTAGGGGTTATTGTTTCGTCAAAAGACGCTGAAGTCTTTAAGATAACCTTTGAGGACGGCCGAGAGATCCTGGTAACTGATAATCACCCTTTCTTTGTCTACTCAGATGTTGATACCTTTATAGAAAAGTCCTTAAAGGATGGACTAAACAAGGATGACTTTATTCTTTCTACCTATACTGTTGGACATTCATTAGTCAAACTTCAAAGTGTTAGCCCTGTAGGGGTGAGAAAGGTTCGTAATCTCCGGGTAATGAAGAATCATAACTTCTTTACTCGCTCTGGAATTCTTACCCATAATTGCGATTCTCAGACTCCTATTGCTCAACAAGCCCTAAGATCTTTTATTGAGCAATTTTCACATATCAGGTTTTTCTTCTCCTGTAACTTTGTAGATAAGGTTATCCAACCTCTTCAATCAAGGTGTACAGTCATTACCTTCGATTGGCCTGCGTCTGAACACAAGTATCTTAAGAACCAGTTTTATGCGAGGGTAAAAGACATCCTTAATCAGGAACATATCCCCTTTAACAAGGATGTGGTAGTTGAACTTATTAAACGGTTCTTTCCAGATTTTAGACGGATTATCAATGAACTCCAGAAACAATCAATCACTGGAGTTATTGATGAAGGGGTATTGGTATATTCTAGGGAGTTTGATCTTACTGAACTTATGGATATTCTTAAAGCCAAGAAGTTTAACGAGCTAAGGAAGTGGGTAGAAACTAATGAAACCTTGAACTACGAACTTTTCTACCGAAACTTCTATAAAGAGATTGCCCAGATTGCAGCCCCTTCAGTTCTTCCCTCCATCATCCTTATTCTAGGACGATACATGTTTCAACATTCTTCTGTCTATGACAAACAGATCAATCTGCTTTGTTGCATGATAGAAGTCATGGCAGAATTGGTGGTAAAATGAAGGGATCTGAAGAGAAGGAACCCAAAGCCAGGAACCTGTTTGACATTTTTCTTTCTTTATCCAAGTCAAAACGGCTTGAAGAAGGAGATGTAGACAGGTATGAGCCTTATATGACCAATAAGATTTTCTCGCATACTGCAGATACCTTATTCCATGCCAATCTAATGAATCAATACTACGATCTCCCTAAAGAGGCTCAAATGGATTTCTATCTTTATGGAACTCCAGGTAAAGGAAGGTATTCAGAATGGTATAAAGTTCCCACTCCGCCAGAGGAGTTAGCTCATATTAGACTTCAGACAGGTTGTTCAAATAAGGAGTCATTCATTTATTTCGATTTATTGGAGTCATTGCAGAAAAAGTCTTTGGCAAAGGTGAGAAAGGGAGGAACCACTAAATAGGATTTTTAAGTAAGGTGATCCTATGAAACCAGTACATCAACATGATATCCCGGAGTTCTTTAATTCATTTATCGAGGTAGAGGTTCCTGAAGATAAATTTCTGATTATTAAAGAAACCTTAACTAGAATTGGCGTATGTCCAAAAGTTCAAAAGACAGAACCTATTCTTTACCAATCCTGTCATATTTTGTCCTATAAAGGGCGATACTATATTGTTCATTTCAAGGAGTTATTTCTCCTGGATGGCAAAGAAGCCCTAATGGATGAACTTGATTATTATCGAAGAAACCAAATTGCTAAACTTCTCCAAGATTGGGGACTCTTAACCATTAAGAACTTTGATAAACTATATCTTGAAGATAGGTTTATGAAGTTGGTAAAGATTATACCCTCATACGAAAAGGATGATTGGTGTTTAGTGTCTAAGTATCATCTGGGGAAGAAGCGGTTTTCCTAAACTCAGTGACTCCAATGGAGTGTGACTATGAAGTTTTTTACTTCGGTAGAATACCGTAAAGGTCAGTTGTTTGTTAGGGGTTATGATGAGGTTGGAGAACAAGTAAAGTATAAGACTTTAGGAGACGATATAGATCTTAGATTATGGATTCACGATCCTAGTGGTCATTCAGACAAGATCGCCTTTGATGGGAGTCCATTACGTGAAACCCGTTTTAACTCATTCAGTGAGATTGAAGACTTCAATAAGTCGTTTGGTAAAGAACATCTCGATATTCATGGAGTATTCCCTTTTGAAAATCAGTATATAACCCAAAAAGGTCTTTATGAAAATCCTGATTTTTCAAAGATAAGAATAGCTGTTTGTGATATTGAAACCACTTCAAGTAATGGATTTCCCAGTACGACAGATCCTCAAGAGATGGTTCAGATTTGTTCTCTGTGGAACTCAAGAACCCAAAGAATTAGAGTATTCTGTTTAGATGTTCCAGACTTGGCTGAAACAGAGTTTGGCTCAGATGTAGATATTATTCCTTGTCAAACTGAATCTGAGTTGTTGCACAAGGTACTTGATTACTTTGCCCAAGAACAGTTTGATGTTATCTCTGCTTGGAATGGAGATTTGTTTGACTATCCATATCTATACTACCGAGCAAAAGCTATTCTTTCAAAGAAGGATGCCCAGAAGTTTTCTCCTTGGCGGGTTGTCGGGGAAAACACTATCAACGTAAATAACCGAACTCTCCCGGTAGTAAACTTTTTGGGTTCTACGTGTCTTGACTATCTTTCTCTCTATAAGAAGTTTATGTCGGTAAAGCAAGAATCGTATAAGCTTGATCATATAGCCGAAGTTGAACTTGGAGAGAGGAAGTTAGACTATTCCGAGTATGGTACTCTTCAAGAATTTTGGGAAAAAGATCCCATTAGCTATTTCAAATATAATATTCAAGACGTTAGATTGGTAGTAGCCCTAGACAAGAAACTTAAACTGTTTGAATTGATCTTTACCTTAGGCTACATTGCAAGAACTAATTTCTCCGATATCTATTCCCCAGTAAAAACATGGGAATCGTTGTGTTACAACTATCTTTGGGATAGGGGAATGGTAGTTCCTCCTTCAAAGGTTAACACCAAGCAACGTTCATTTGCAGGGGCTTATGTTAAAGAACCTATCCCTGGATTATACACCGACGTGGTATCTTTTGACGTTACTTCACTTTATCCCTCACTGATTAGAATGTTGAACATTTCTCCTGAGACTAGGATAACTCACTCTACGTTAGAACTTCCAAATACCGATCTCTTAGAAACTTTATTGGATATAACTCTAGTCAAAGAACACGACCCGTTAAAGAACCTAATCAAAGAAGTATTACCAGAACAACAATTAACAATGTCTATCAATCAGCAATTCTACACCAAGACCGTAGAAGGGATGATTCCTAACATCATGAGTTCTTTGTTTAATAGACGTGTGCTAGCAAAGAAAGAAAAGATTAAACTTGAACAAGAATTAGAGACTTTAGAAGAGGAGTTGGCCTCCAATGCTGAGACCATGGACTGAGAAGAAATGGGTGTGGGACAATGAACTAAACTGTTTAGTTCAGAAAGTTGAAGTGACTGTTCAGGTGGTAGGTTCAGCTGGATCTATTTTTGTGGAGGAAGGCCCACTCCTGGTGAATAACGGCCAAGAAATCTTTGAGGTGGTCACTATTCTTAAAGGACGATTGAAGGGTAAACTCGCCAAACTCCATTCTCAGTCTGAAGATGGATCCATCAACCCATAAAGCATTTTCCGAGTATAGACAAACATATCTCTAGTAGTGCAGGGTAATGTGATGTAGGTCTGACAACAGAAGAAAACCACATCTCCAGAAGCCAGTTCGGTTCTCCTAGCATTCATGAATCTACCTACATCAACCTTTTTCTCTTTATGGAGTCTATCCAGTTCTTCCTCTCGCTCATCATCAGAATCAAAGTCTTTAAGATGATCGATGATATCAGAAACACCAAAGGTAATCAGGTTATACTTCTGGCCTTGAGGAAAAACGGTTACTTCGAATCGTGGGTTGAATTTTTTGGGAATGGTACGTTCCCAATACACAGCAGGGAATGCAGATGTTGCAAACGGTAAATTGTAGGTATTTGCAAGCCAATTTGCTATCAGAGTTCTAATTTCATAGTCTAATCGATCCTCCTCAGGGGGATTGATTTTTTTCATCTTAGTAAAGTCTAAGGTATTGTTCTTTTCAGTCTGGGAGATATACTTTAAGAAGAGTGGCTTTCCTTGCATAGAAGGAGAAGTTATATCCTTAGAGAAGAGAGCCATAGGACTGGACACAATACTCTGAAGCCCACGCTGGAGTTGTTCGTTTTGTAAGAATTCGAGATATGTGACCATTGGGAATATCCGGTAGTTGACTTTTGACTGAATCTATGTTACCCTAACTATTTAGTGGGAGTGGATAATGCCATCCAGAAGTGAACTTAAAGAAAGAATAACGTTTCTACACAACAAGATAGCCTCTTTAGACACAGAACAAAATGCGTTAAAGATCTTAGCTAACTCTGGCTATGGCTCTATTGGTAATCAGTATTTTAGATATTTTCAGTTAGAGAATGCAGAAGCCATTACCTTGACTGGACAATTCGTGATTAGATATATTGAGAACGAATTGAATGGATTTTTGAATAAACTTATTGGATTAGAGAAAGACAGAGTCATCATTCTCGATACAGATTCGGTAGTTTTAGAACTTTCTGATCTGTTTATAGACTCAGATATCCCAGTAGAGGATAGGATAGATATTCTTGACAACTTTGCTAAACAGACTGTTCAGCCTCATATAGAGAAAACTATCAAAAGGATTGAAACAATCCTTAACTCATTTCCTAAACTCCTTTCAATGAAACGTGAGATTATAGCCAACAAAACTATTGTGTTGGCTAAGAAACGATATATCATGAATGTCTTTGATAAGGAAGGAGTACGGTTTAAAGAAGCCAAGAAGAAGATTATGGGCATTGAAGCAGTACGTTCTTCAACTCCCCCTCTCTGTAAGGACATGATCAAGAATACCTTGGATGTATTCTTTACTTCAGATAATGAACATATTTTAAACTTCATAGAGGAATGTCGAAGAAGATTCTTTGCCGAAGAGGATCTAGCAAAAATATCATTTCCCCGAGGACTTCAGAGTCTTAGTGATTATGAGAACAAGACTCAATCTATCCCTATTCATGTTTCAGCCGCGTTTGCGTTTAATAAGTTTATTAAAGAACAGAACTTAACCAAGAAGTATGAGATTATCAAGTCAGGAGAAAAGATAAAGTTTTGTTATCTGACTATTCCAAATCCATTTCATTCTCATGTCATTGGCTGGACTACCACCTGGTGTCCAAAAGAACTTGAACTGGAAAAGTTTATTGATAAAAATAAACATTTTCAGGTAGGGTACCTCAATGGTATTGAGTCTATCATTACCGCTATTGGGTGGCAAACAGAGTTATCTTCAGATTTAAATGACATGTTCTGACCTAAAAGGAACCCCTTATGTCCTCGTTTTTAAAATCAGTAATCAAGCGGATAGACAACAAGAATGCTACTATTGCAGATTCTGGAATCTATTCAGATGTAACTGGCTTCATCAATACTGGAACTTTACTCCTTAATGCCTTGTTTTCTGGATCCATGTTCAAAGGAATCCCAGACAATAAGATTACTATGGTAGCTGGACCTGAAGGGGTAGGCAAGAGCTTTATGCTCCTGTCTATCATCTCATCCTTCTTAAAGGAATACCCGGAAGGGAATGCAGTTATCTTTGAATCTGAGTCGGCTATTCAGTCTAAGACACTAACAGACTTCAATATAGACACAGAACGGGTGCTGTTTGTCCCGGTGTCAACTGTTCAAGAATTTAGGTCACAATCACTTCAGATCTTAGATGAGTATGAAAAGTTACCTGAGGCCCAACGAAAGAAGGAGAGAATGTTTATCTGTCTAGACTCCTTAGGCAATCTCTCTACCTCAAAGGAGATGGAAGATTCATTGGCAGGAAAAGAGACCATGGACATGACTAGGGCTAAGTTGATTAAGTCTGTTTTTAGGACTATCTCCATTCGTCTAGGGTTATTGAAGGTTCCTTTCTTCTGTACCAATCATATCTATATGTCTCAATCTTTATTCCCCTCTGCCATAGCCTCTGGGGGGTGCCTTATGGTCGGGGAGAAGCTACGGATGTTTGATGGAACTCTTATTCCAATCGAGGAAGTTAAGGTTGGATACCAAGTAGCTACCCAAGCTGGGTCTGGAACAGTGGCTAAAGTTTGGACCCCTGAAACATTGGATGATGGATTCCCACAATGTTATCGTCTTTTCTTTATTGATGAAGAAAAGACGCTAAGTGTTGTGAATTGTTCAGAGAATCATAAATTCCTTCTTGATGAAAACTGGGTGCCAGCAAAAGATGTTCAGATTGAGGACAAATTAACGACTAAGGACGGCACGATTGAAGTGTTCCATAAGTTTGATTTAGGGTTCAATAAGGTTTATGATATTGAAGTCTTTCCTGACTCAAACTATATTCTTGAAAATGGGTTAATCTGTCATAACTCAGGCACTAAGTATGCAGCCTCTACCATTGTATTTCTCTCTAAGAAGAAGGAGAAAGAGGGTACCTTACATGCAGGGAACATCGTACACTGCAAACTTGATAAGTCCAGGTTTACTAAAGAAGGCTCTCAGGTTGATCTGTTGATAAACTTCTCCAAGGGTCTAGATCCTTTTTGGGGAGTTTTAGATATGATGATTGAAGCTGGTTTAGTGAAACAGAGTGGTACCCGGTATGAATTTCCTTCAGGGGAGAAGGTGTTCAGGAAGGTTGTCAATGCAAATCCAGAGACCTACTTCACTCCAGAACTCTTAAATAAACTGGATGAGTTTCTTGGAAAGAAGTTTTTGTATGGTTGTGTTCTAGATAACCAAGATCTCTCTGAGGAGTCTGATGATTCAGACACCCTCTAACTTTTAAGATCACTAAAAAGGATTTCTCATGCTTCATTCAAGCACTTCAGTACTCACTCCTTCAGGGTTTAGCACGGTTGGGACAGTAAAAGTCAACGACATGCTTAAGACCTATTTTGGTTCTGCTAGAATTCAAAAGATAGATCAAGAGACTGTTGATCTTATGAAAGTCTCTGCTGGACAGAGCGAGGTTATGTGCTCTGTTGATCAAGAATTTCTGCTTAAGGATGATACTGGATATGTTTTTGATGTACCAGTTCTAGGAAGTGAATTGGTTAAGTATGCAGTAGATTCTAATTCAGAAGATATGTTAATGACTCTACAGGTAGTAGACTCAGTTACCTTCTGGGGAAAGGATACCCTCTACAGGATTCACCTAGATGATGATTTTGTGGCCATCATAACGGATTATCTAGTGGTAAGGACTTGATATGGCCAAAGATCTTTTGATCTTAAACCAACTGATTGTCAATCAGGAGTTTCGAGGAAAAGTAGTTCCCTTCTTAAAGGAGGACTACTTTCAGAACCAGTACCATAAGCTATTGTTCGCAACTATCTATGACTATCTTACTAAGTATGGGGATGTTCCGTCCAAGGAAGCTTTGGTTATTTTGTTGAAACCAAAGACTATCAACTTCACCGATGAAAACTTTAAAGCCCTTTGTGATATCATAGAATCTGATCTTTACAATCACAGTGAAATCCACTCCTTACAGTGGCTCTTAGATACGACTGAGGAGTTCTGTCAATCAGAAGCGTTGTTTCTCGGTATTCAGAAGTCTATTGAGATCTATAAGGGATTAGAGCCTGTCCTGAAGAGGGATGCCATCCCAGACCTCCTTAAAGAAGCATTGGCAGTGAACTTTGACACTGAGATAGGCATAGAATACTTTTCTGAATCCGACATAGAAAAACGCTTCAATTACTATCTAAATCCAGAAACTGGAGTTCCCATCAATCTAGAGAAGTTAAATACCATCACCAATGGCATTGGAATTCCTAAGAAAGCATTGTCCATCATCTTAGGTTCAACAGGATGTGGTAAAACATTAGTTAAAAACCATCTAGCTGCAGACGCTATTAGAAACAACAACAATGTCTTGTACCTAACCATGGAAATGACTGCAGAACGGATAGCTCAACGGATTGACGCAAACTTGTTGGATATGGATTTAAATATCATTCCAGGGTTACCTTTCCCGGAGTATCGAGATAAACTGATTAGGCTAAGAGAGACCTTCAAGGGTAAACTGTTTATCAAAGAGTTTCCAACGGCTTCGGCAAATTCCCTTCACTTTAGACAGATTATAGATGAGTTGTATCAGAAGAAGGGGGTTAAACTAGATCTTGTAGTAATTGACTATCTAAATATCTGTCTCTCTTCTAGGTACAAAACTCACAGTGGAGTAAACTCATACACTCTCCTTAAAGCAGTGGCAGAGGAGTTACGGTCATTAGCGATGGAATACAACTGTGCATTTTTAACTTCTTCACAAATAAATAGATCAGGGTATGATAACATGGATGCTGGACTAGAATCTATCTCAGAATCTATGGGCATTGTGCATACCGGAGACTTAGTCCTATCCTTGTTCAGAAACGATACCTTAGACAGTCTCGATAGAATTATGGTAACCCAGCTTAAGAATAGGTTTAGTGATATCTCCAGTCTTAAACGTTTCTTATTGGGAATAACTAGAAGTAAGATGAAGTTGTTTGATATCGTTGATTCAGAAGCATTAGACTTCTTAGGTCAAGCCCCCAAACCCACCAGTTCACCAGAAGCAACTACGGTATCCTCCAGTCACTTTAAAGGAAGAGGAACTAAGTCGTCATTTGATGGATTTCAATTCTAAAATCGAGGATCACCATGGCTGTAACACAAGACACTAAAAACAGGGTGAGCAATACCACCAAGAGTGCTGCTAAGGCAGCAAAAGGATTAGGGAGGTTTGCTGCTTATTTTGTTTTAGAAACTCTTCTTCCAGGGGAAGTAGGAAAGTTGGTTAGAGGGATTCTACCTAATAATAAAATAGTGTTTACTAGAAGTGAGAAAGAAAGAATCAGAAAGTCTCTGACAAAATATGCTTCTCTATTTCGTTCGACTGACCTAGAACCTAAAGCCAATCATCTTCAGGTTGTTGCTGGAGATCCAACAGCATTGCTTATTCCAGTTGATACTACCAATACTAATTTAATCGCTATGTTGAATAAGCTGTTAGCGAAAAAGATCAAAGATCGTAGATTACAGACTAATGAAGGAAATTTTGCAATTCTGTTAAAGAAGAAACCCCAGGGATCTAAAGATCGACAATCGGGGTTTGTTCCCGAAGTGTTGAAGGGAACAAACAAGTGGTTTGAAATTGTATCGTCTTTTGTGTATACTACTGGATATGCTTCCTTGAAAGAGGCATTTACTCTAACTGAACTTCATACTAGTGAAGTTCTTAGAACGGATATGACAAGTGGTACAAAAGAGTTAGATGAAAATGTCAGAACCTTATATACGAATAATGGTTGGAAATATCTGAATGATAAGGTAGCCGATTCATTAGTAGAAGGTATAGCAAAGAAACTAGCTGAGTGGGCAGATAAACTTAATACCCCTAGTGCTTTTGAACAGATGATAATGGCTACTCAGATGGGTAATTACCTTGGCTTAAGCGATGTTGGGATAAAAGAAGCAAAGAAACGGTTAAGTAGATTTAAAGAACAGCTTAAATATACTCTTGGTAGTAACGACACCCGAACCAAAACTCCTATAGAAGTTACTTTAGAACTTCAGATTGTAAATGAGTCATCACTTCTATACATCTTTGATATTGATCCAGATGTTCCAGCTTTTCGTGATTTTTCTATTCAAGTAAATTTGGCAGAAAAAGAAATAACATTTACCTATAATAACCATGAAAACAATTTTGAAAAGAAGGTTAAGAAGGTTGCCGTTGGACGGGATCTAGATTTCACTAAAAGGATTCTAAGTAATAGTAAAGACAACTCCTCATTATGGATTGAGTTTGAAAAGGTAATTATAGAGACTTTAATGGAACAAAAAGGAGAGGTGTTGGCATCGTTCATTAAGTTGTTCAAATCCATGAAATAGTCCTTGATATTTCCGCAAAAATCATATAAACTTAGGGGGTAGGGGTGGTGCTACCTGTCTAAGCACCGTGACACAAGGGCAACCTGCAATGACCAATATAGATGATTCGATCAGTTCCCGAGTAAATCGTTCTTGGCATACTGCCGTTAGGAACCTTAACAACACCTTTGACAGTGGGCTAACCTTTACTTCGAGATGGCTTTATCCGTTCACTAAGATCTTACGAGACAACCCAAATACCGAAGGGATGTTTATCTTTCTATCAGATCCGAGTTGGTTTAAGTGGTATCTTGACGATGTAGATTTTTCAGATTGTCTGAAACTGTACAATAATCCGGCATACCGACACCCGGAGTCTGGTCGTATTCGAATATTCTTCCCCCAGAAACTAAGAGCTATGCGAAGGGTCTTGGGGTTTAAGGGCTATCAGACCAATAAACAACTTAAAGAAAGCTTGGGTAAACTGTTCAGAAGTAGATCCTTCCTTAAGAATCTTTATGCTCACTGGGATGAGATAGCCTATACCGTACCCTACACCGAGTTGGATGTCTTTGTCAAGGTAGATAGAGTTCCCAAGTATCCTGGCCTAGTTCAAGTCTCCTTGGGAGGAATTCCTAGATTAAGCTCTTCTAAATTATCAATGCTAGCAACTCAGCTAAAGTTCTTTCATAAGAAGGAACTAAACTTTCATTCAGACCCCTTTGTCAACTTCTATAAAGAACTGTATCTTGATAGAAAGGTAGTATTTAGACCTAGTGAACTTCCATGGATGTTATCCTGGAGTGGGATATTTCCGGAACCCATTCTTGCTGGAGTGGTAGATATCAATCGAGAACACTTTCTTCAAGAAACCTTGTTAGGGAAACTGATGTTCTTCTGGTACAAATTTTGGAATCATAAGGGTTCTCTTATCACTCATCTTTATTCCAGGGCAGACATACCTAAATTGGAGACTAAGATGAATATCAGATTCCCAGAGTTCATGCGAGGAATCCGAAACAACGACGTTTCCCTTGAGCCAGACCTCCTATGACCATTCCCTTCAACAAAGACGATCCTGAGTTTCAGAAGTTCTTAGGAAAGCTGAGAACCTCCTATACCAAAGAACTTCTGGAATCTATCTTGAAAGAATGTAAACCGTTTCTTAAGGCCACTAAGGCCTATAAACGACAGTTATTTCTAATGGGAAATGGCTTTGCTTCAGTACCTCCTTTGATCAGGGATACCATTCTATATTGGCAACATCAGAAGTTTGGGTTTTGCCAACAACCCTACTTTACCGTATTAAATAAGACCAAGTTAGGGAAGATTTTAGAACGAGTAGTCACTTTCACATCATTCACCACGTCTAAATCCCTTTCTGAAGAAACCATCTACGCTTTTCCAATTGGGGAGTTTGAAACATTTTGGTCACCACTAGTCCCATCAATCAACTTAATCTTTAAGAATCTCATCTTTAAGAAGCCAGAAAAAGAACAATTCTTGACTTCGATAAAGTGTTCCCCACACCTTCGAGAAGTTGTTCGGAAACATCAAGAAACCATCCAAGTCTTACAGACTTCTACCTCTAACGCAGAGATCGTAAAGGCTACCTTAGATATCTTAGCCGATCTTAGATATCAAAATACTGAGTTCTATTCGGGTTATAATTCAGGAAACGAGCTACAATTCAACTGTGTAGGATTCTTCTTAGCCAAGAGTTCTGAACTGGATGAAGATTTGTTGAAAACCACCCTTAAAAATTTTAAATCTTGACGGAGAAACACTATGCCATCATTCATTAAGACTATTCCTGTTGAAGAAGATCTAGATGATCAAGCAGAGACCACAGAGGAGGAAGAAGGGGAAGATGATGAAGAAGAGTTTGAGGAAGGAGGCCCGGTAATCATTGGTCTCTCGACAGGTGAGAAAATCATTGCTGAATTGTTAGAAGATGATCTAACCTATGGCTGTGTAACCGTTTATCGCCCACTCCGAATCATTGAGATTATTGATGGGGAACAGACCCAGATAAGGTTTGCTACCTACAATCCATTTCTGGATGAACAACTCTTACCTATTAGGATCGAACATGTCGTGTTTCTAACTGGTATTTCTGAAGATGCTGAAGAACTCTACCTAGATTACTGTGCTGAAATGGAACGGGAAGAACGGAAACAAGCTAGGAAGCTTCAGAAGGAAAAGAAAGAACAGAATGCTAAAGCTAAGAGTAATGTGATTACTGCCCCATTCAGAAAACTTCCTGAGAAACCTTAATGGCATTTTTTACCTACCCGGTAAACAGTCAGTGGTTAGTAGTAGAAGCAGACACTTCTTTAGAGTCTAAGCAGATGGCTAAGTCTAAGGGAGTTGACCTTTCTTCAATTTCCTGTATTCTCAGAACACCAGAACCTATACTGTGTGAGATTGAAGCTAGAATTCCCATGACTATAGTCTACCAGGATGGTAGTATAGAAAGGATAAACAATGCAGATTGAAAAGTTTCAGACATGGCTACAAGAAAAATACAGTGATTCAAACGTTAAAGTTCATTACATTGAACTAAAAGTAGGAAGGAAGGTTAAAAAGATTCCTGTTTTTGAGGAGAATCCAAACTCTTCAATAGATTTAAAAGCTTTACTGAAGTCTTACATTTCTGCAAAGACTAAAGACACTGAATTTTCTGATCTATCTTTAGGAGTTAGATTTGTACTTATTCAACCGTTTACCCAAACTAAAATCTATATCTGGCCACAACAGTTTCTTCATGAGAAAGTTATTGCTAAAATAGATCCTATTTTAGCACAGGCATACAGTAATACCATGAGTGATAGCCTACCTTCAAATATAGGTATTTTCACTGGAACATTGCTTGCCGATAATTCTAAGATTCAAACCAACATGTCAAAGGAAGCATTTACAGTGCTGACTAACAACAGAGTCGAAGAATTCTTAACCAAGTTTAGCCTAACCAGTAAAGATATTGAATTTTACAAATGAACTATTCAGAACGGTGGATACAATACTTCTTTGATGTAGCTCAAAGAACTGCTAAACTTTCTTATGCAAAGAGGCTTCAGGTAGGAGCCGTAGCTGCTAAGGATAAACGGATAATTGCATGTGGCTTTAATGGGACTCCTACCGGGTTCTCTAATGACTGTGAGACTGAATTTGGTCTCACAGATTCATGTGTCATTCATGCCGAAGAAAATCTCATTTTGTTTTCCGCCAAACATGGGATTAGTTTATTGGGCTGTGATATGTTTTGTACTCATTCCCCTTGTGTTCACTGCTCTAGAATGATTATCTCCTGTGGTATCAAACAGTTTTTCTATATCAACGACTATAGATATGATGAAGGAATTGTGTTGCTAAAAACAGCTGGATTAAAAATAGAACAATTTAAGCTCTAGAAAGGGTTACCTATGACCAACGTGTATTCAAGAGAGGAAGTATTCGGAAAGACTTTAGAGTATTTCAATGGAGATACTTTAGCTACCGATGTCTGGATCAATAAGTATTGTCTGAAGAGAAGTGCAGATGAGTTGTTGGAATTGACTCCTGTGGATATGCACCATAGGATTGCTAAAGAGTTTGCTAGTATTGAACAGAAATATCCTAACCCCCTTTCTGAAGATGAAATTTTCAAACTCCTTGATAACTTTAGCTTTATAGTTCCTCAAGGATCACCAATGGCTGGGATTGGCAATACAGAACAGCTAACCTCTTTGAGTAATTGCTATCTTATCGGCAATGAATCTGATTCCTATGGGGGAATCATTCAAGCAGAAGAAGAAATGGTTCAGTTAATGAAACGTCGAGGTGGGGTAGGGTTAGATCTATCTCATATCAGACCTGAAGGATCCCCAGTTGATAATGCAGCAATATCATCAACCGGGGTAGTGCCTTTTATGGAACGGTATTCTAATGGTACTCGTGAAGTAGCCCAAGATGGACGGCGTGGGGCATTGATGCAGACATTGCACATCAAGCACCCATCCGCTGAATCCTTTATTGACGCCAAGTTAGATCTCAAGAAAGTCACTGGGGCTAATATATCTCTTCGAGTTACTGATGAGTTTATGCGAGCTGTTACTTCAGAAACTGACCATACCTTTGTTCAGACCTTTCCGATAGACAGTCAACACCCTATTATCAAGAAACCCGTAGATGCAAAACACCTCTGGAAGAAGATTGTAGACAACAACTGGAAGTCAGCGGAGCCAGGAGTCTTTTTCTGGGATACGGTCATTTCAGAATCCCCAGCAGATTGTTATTCAGATGTAGGCTTCAAGTCAGTAGGGACCAATCCTTGTGGTGAGATTGTTCTGAATATAGGAGGCTCTTGTCTTCTCCTCGTGCTTAACCTATATTCCTTTGTTAAGAATCCTTTTCTGCCTACAGCCTTCTTTGACTTTGACCTCTTTAGACATCATGTAGGCATTGCGTATAGACTCCTAGATGATATTGTAGATTTAGAAATCGAGAAAGTAAATGCTATTATTGGCAAGATTCAACGAGATAAAGAACCCATTGAAATTAAGGTAACTGAACTTAATCTTTGGGAAAACAAGATTAAACGGACATTGGTAAAAGGTAGGAGAATTGGTCTAGGGGTAACCGCGGAGGCAGATATGTTAGCTGCCCTGGGTTATAGGTACGGGACAGAAGAAGCCACTCGGTTCTCTGTATCTATTCATAGTATCTTAGCCCAAAAGGCATTTCAGACTTCGGTAACGTTAGCTGAAGAACGTGGACCATTCCCGGTATTCTCCTACGAAAAGGAAAAAAACAATCCATTTCTATTAAGGTTATTAGACGAAGCTGACGACCCAGACCACCTACTTCACCAATGGAAAACGTTTGGTCGTAGAAACATTGGAATGCTTACCATTTCCCCAACTGGAAGTCTATCATGTCTAACCCAGACTTCTTCAGGAATTGAACCGGTGTATTCGTTATTCCATACCAGACGCCGGAAGATCAATCCCAATGATAGGTCAGCAAAATCTGACTTTATTGATGAACTTGGAGATCATTGGGAAGAGTATAACGTGGTTCACCCCAAATTTGTCACCTGGGCAAAGTCGGTTAATATTCAAGATGACTTAGGCACCATGTCACCTGAACGGTTGAGGAAGCTTATTGCATCCTCCCCTTATGCTAAAGCCTCGTCTGGAGAGATAGATTGGAATGAAAAGGTCTCTATGATTGGTCAGATTCAGAAGTATGTTGACCATTCTATTTCAAATACCACCAACCTTCCCTCAAATATCACTAGGGAGGAAGTAGACTCCTTGTATGTCTCTGCCTGGAAGGCAGGCTGCAAAGGATGTACAATCTATCGAGATGGGTCTAGATCTGGAGTTCTAGTTTCTGCAGAAGAGAACAAGATCAATATTTTTAAAGAGAACCATGCCCCTAAACGACCTAAGAGCCTCCCTGCTGATATCATGAGGTTTGTCAATAAAGGGGAGAAGTGGATTGGAGTGTTGGGGTTGTTAGACAATAAACCCTATGAAGTCTTTACTGGCCCCAGTGAGTTATTGCCTATCCCTTCATACATTGAAACTGCTGAAATTATAAAAGAAAAGAATGGAGATGGTAATTCCCTTTACAATCTAAGGTGGGTTGATAGGGATGGATTTATTCAAGAGTTTAGGGGATTATCTAGAACTTTCAATCGAGAATTCTGGAACATAGGGAGACTGGTAAGTGCCATCCTTAGGCATGGTATGCCTATCCCTAATGTTATCTTACTTATTGATAAGTTAGAAATTGAAGGGGCTGAACATATCACTTCTTGGAAGAATGGAGTGAAACGAATGCTCAAGAAATATATTTCAGATGGAACCCAGGTAAAAGGTCAAACGTGTCCTGCATGTCACTCTACTAAGTTACTCTTTAAAGACGGGTGCCTTTCGTGTGGTGAATGCGGGTGGTCTAAATGTTGAAGGAGTATTAGAATGAATTTTATTCAGTTTAAAGAATTATTGGAAGTTCCTGAAGTGGTAGTTTTAGATCCTACCACCTTAAATCAAGAGTATTTGGATGATGAATTGGCTAGTTTGCTGGCTTATGAAACTTCAGAAGAGGATTTAGAAACTGAAGAAGATGAAGAAGAACCCGAGGAGGTCGTGACACCTCACGTTGAACCAGCCCCCCTGGACACTCAGGAAGAAGAGGTAATTCCTTCTGAACCTAGGGTAGAACCTGCACCCCCAGAAGAGTCTGAACCCAGGTTACCACTAGCTCAAACAGACTCTGAAGAGTTACCTGAAACTAACCAACCACAAGAAGAAACCACATGTTCAAATTAAATAAAGACCAGCTATTAAAACAACAAAGACAGGTTATCAACAATGCGTACACTCATGTATCATACCTTCTTAAAGAATGCAGACCCTTCTTAAAAGGTTATATCAAAGGAGAGTATGGTCTCCTTAGAACAGATAAACGACTACTGTTTCAGACTCTTCCAAAGAAAAATGATGATGGTACGTTACTGCCTATTCAATTAGACTTGTCTGCTTCCGGTCCTTGGTGTGTATTCCCAGCAGGGGAACTTGACATTGAGGATGACCGTGTTATACTGGATACAGAACTTCCAGCTGGCCTATCCAAACCCCAGTTAATCAACATCATTCTAAATGATGCTATTGCCAATGAAAAGATGCTTAGTATCTACTGTATCAAAGCGTTTACCTTGGAGTATAAGATGTTCAAGTCTATTGAGAGTTCCCTTAAGAACACCTTTAACAACATGTTTCATCCCTCTAGAAATGATATAAATAGATAAAAATTCATCTAAAACGGTAAATTTCACGTGAGCCATAAAGCCTTTAAACTCAGACTAGATCCCACACCAGAACAGTCAGTCTTGTTGAACAAGACTTTTGGCTGTGTCAGGGCTATCTGGAATCAAAGAGTAGATGGCTTCAATAACTGGAAACCAGGAACTCAAACAGTAGAACCAACCATCAAGGAGTTGAAGGTCATCTATCCTTGGTTGGCTGAAGTTCCTTACAACGCATTAGAACAAAAACTCAACGATTGGCGATCATTTAAATCACAATTCTTCAACAAGAAAAGGAAGAAGAAGCTTGGAAGACCAACCTTTAAAAGTCGTAGGGCACGCCAATCCTTTAGGTTATCTGTGAATGGATTCTCCTTTAAAGATAATCAAGTGGTTTTAGCTAAGATAGGTAAACTAAATCTTGTTGGTTATGATCTTTCAACCTTACCTTTAGAGACCTGTAAGTCTATCACCATCTCTAAAGACCCTTCTGGTAAATGTTTTTGTTCTATTCTGCTAGAAGTCACTATCCAACCTAAACCCCTAACTGGTCAGCTGGTTGGCATAGATTTAGGCATCAAAGATCTTTACATTCTTTCAGATGGTCAAGTTGTTGAAAACCCCAAGTGGTACCATGAAAACCAAATGGTATTGAAGAAGGCTCAACAACGGTTAGATAGAAAGGTTAAAGGTAGTAAACGGTATGAAAAGCAGCGAATCAAGGCAGCTAAGGTCTATGAGAGGATAAAGAATAGGAGAAACTATTTTCTTCACAACATCTCTTCTTCCTTAGTGACCAACTACGATCTTATCTGTCTTGAAGATTTGAACGTCCTTGGGATGGTCAAGAACCACTGTTTGGCCAAAGCCATTCAGAATGCTTCATGGTCTTCCTTTGTAGCCATGTTGACCTACAAGTGTGACTGGTATGGAAAGACCTTAGTGAAGGTTGATCGGTTCTTCCCCTCCTCCAAGACCTGTTCTTCCTGTGGCTTCAAGATGGAGAAGATGGGGTTAAAGATCAGGGAATGGACCTGTCCTTCTTGTGGTTCAAGACATCATAGAGATCATAACGCTGCAAAGAACATTCTCCAGGAGGGATTTAGAATCCTGACTGGTCAGGAGTTTGAGGGTTTCCCTAAACCCTCTTCGGCAGAGTATGTCGAATACAGACGTGGAGAGGTTATAAGTCTATTTGATGCTCGCCATCACTTAGCATCCTTCGTGAAACGTCTAGAAGTTATATGATTTCGGTACTACAATCTACTAAAGCTTGAGAGCACATGATAGTCTATAAGGCTAAACGGTTTACTAAAACTTCAGATGTTAGTAAACATTACATCACCAATACTGAGTTGCTCCCGTTAATCACTGAATACCGGGAGACTCGAAAACTAACTCCTGAATTTGCTAAAGCATTGATGTTGATTGCCAAGAAGTTAAGTACATCCCCTAATTTTAGGGGATATGAGTTTATTGATGATTGCATTCAGGATGCGTTGTTATGTTGTGTTAAGTATGTTCATAACTTCGACCCAGAAAAATCTAAGAATCCTTTTGGCTATGTTACTGAGATAATGAAGTTTGCCTTTCTTGGGCGGATCAATAAGGAGAATGGGTGGAATAAGCTTAAGAGTAAAGCACGAATGTATGATGCAGAAGGATTCCTCATTATAGATGAGGACTTAGTTCAAAAAATGAATGATACTTCTAACTTATGGTCTGATGAGGAATAATGATGAGAGAACAAACCTTAAGAGTTTCTGAGATATTTGGGGGTACTCTTCCAGGCCAGGATATTATTCCGGTAATTCAAGGGGAAGGAAGGTTTGTGGGTACTCCGTCAATCTTTGTGAGGTTGTTTGGGTGTAATCTTAGATGTCCTGGATTCGGGAATCCAAACTTTAAGATAGGGACTAAGAACCAAGAAGTTAAAGAGATTGTTGACAACTTAGTGTATTTTAAGACTCTTCAGGATCTTCCTAGAGTCAAGACGGGATGTGATACCTACTATGCGGTTTATCCTGAATTTAAATCATTTTCTAAAGACTATACCATTCATGAGTTGGTAAAGGCTATTCAGGTCAGACTTTATACCGAGTACAAGCCACCTCACCTGGTATTCACTGGGGGAGAACCACTTCTCTGGCAAACTCAGCTAAGTTCACTTCTTAAAGAACTAGAAAGTACTAGAATTAAGGACATAACCTTTGAGACTAATGGTACCATAGAACTTTCGCAAAAATTTATTGATACGGTAAGGAATACTCCTTTTACTATCACCTGGTCTGTTTCCCCGAAACTTACATGTTCTGGACATAATACGTGTGAAACTTTAGACCCTGCTGCTCTACGATCTTATAATAAGATTCCTAATTCAAAGTTGTATCTAAAGTTTGTAGTGGATAAGGGACAAAAAACCTTAGATGAACTTTTGATTTTTACAAAACGTTATGCCCTTGAAGGAGTAGAAGTAGACAATGTCTACCTCATGCCAGAAGGGGGGAACTTCGATGAGTCCTATAAGGCTAATCGAACCTATGTGGTAGGACTGTGTTCTTATCTAGGATTCAACTATTCTCCAAGACTTCAAGTAGAGTTGTTTGACAATGTAGTAGGTTCTTGAGCTATGACTATTGCCTTAGTCACTGATACCCACATGGGGGCCAGAAATAACTGTACAGTTTTCAATGAGCATTTTCTTAAGTTCTTCAATGAAGTATTCTTTCCTACCTTAGAGAAGCATAATATAACCACCGTAATCCACCTAGGGGATCTTGGAGAGTACAAACGTACCATCAACACCTTGATACTTGATTCTTGGAACAAGGAAGTATTTAAGCCCTTGGAAAAGTATCAAGTATGGATGTTGATTGGTAACCACGATCTGTTTTACAAGCATAAAAACACTATCTCCTTACAAACCTCGTTGGAATTAGCAGAAAGGTTTGGGTTCAATGTAGTGACAGAGAGACCCCTGAAGTTGCCTATGGGCTCTAAAGTACTTGATTTAGTTCCTTGGGTTTCTTCAGGTAACTATCAGGAAGTGGAAGAGTTTATTTCTAACTCGACCGCCGACTACCTCCTATGCCACATGGAGTTTGCTGGAGCTCCCCTCCTTCCAGGAATCCTTTGTTCAGAATCTCAGATAGAACCCACATTGACGAGTAGGTATAGGAAAATCCTTTCTGGTCATTTTCACCTCAGATCTACTCATGGAAACGTGACCTATATTGGCAATCCTTACGAGATAAATTGGGCAGATGTGAACCAACTTAAAGGCTTTACTTTATTCGATCCAGAGACTGGACAGTTAGACTACATCAACAATCCACATACTCTTTTCTTTAAAGCCAGTATCAACACTGAGTCTGATCTTGCAAACTTTGATATATCTCAGTGTACTAAGAAGCATGTAAAGTTGTTTATTTCAAGTTATATAAAAACTAAAGATGTCGAGAACTTAGTTTCTAGGATAGATAAAGAAGGGGTTCTCTCCTTAGTAATCCAGGATACTAAAGTAGAATTAGATTCTGTTGACCAACTTCAATCTGAATTTCCAGACACGTTACACTATATTAAGAACTTTGTGCATAAACTGTATGATCACCAGAATATTCAATTGAATAAAGATAGATTGATAGGTAAACTGGAACATATCTATTCCTTAGCCCAGACTCTGGAGATTTAGATGATAGTCTTTGAACGACTCTCCATAAAGAACTTTCTTTCTTATGGCCAGATTCCCTCCATAATTGATCTTAATACCCATGCAAAGACTTTAATATGTTCTCCAAACGGGATGGGAAAATGTCTTAGGGGATCTACCACTATTCAAGTGAGGTCTGACCATAAAGGAGAGACTAAAACCATTCAACTTAAAGATCTGTTTTCTTCGTATTGGGGAATATCATTACTGCTAAAGCAATTCAACTCAGAAAAACTTAAAGAATCACTCCTGGTAGGTGATCTTTTAGTTTTAACGGAGTCTGGGTGGACTAACATTCAAGCAGTTCATAAGACAGTATCATTGCCGGTTATGCAAGTAACTACTGAGAATGGCCATATTCTGGAAGGATCATTAGATCACCCAGTATTCTTAGCCTCAGGGGAAATAAGATTCTTAAAGGACCTAGTTCCGGGACATGATAACCTCAGTACCTTTGAAGGATCTTCTTTAGTAGTTAAACAGGAACTCTTGTCGGTAGAAGAAGAACTGTATGATATTTCGGTTGATTCCCCCAACAAGGCATATTTTGCAAATGGGATTCTTTCTCACAACACGGCAATACCAACTGCATTATTGTTTGGGTTGTTTGGCAAGACTCACCGAAAAGTAAATCTGCCTCAGTTGGTCAACAACATCAATGGGGCTGAATGTGAAGTTGAAGTCTGGTTCTCTTTGGGGCATAAAGACCACTATCATATCCATCGGGGAATCAAGCCTTCCTTCCTAAACATCACTAGGAATGGAGAACCCCTTCTAGGAACAACCACTTCAGATCTTCAAGATAGATTAGAGAAACAAATCTTAAAGACTGATTTCAAGACTTTTTCTTCTATTATTACTATAGGAGGAAAGAACCAGATTCCTTTTATGGCTCTTAGGAGACAGGATAGGCGGCAAATCATTGAAAGTCTCTTGGATATTGATATTTTCTCTTCAATGAATGGGATAGCCAAGAGTCAATCTTCAGAGTTACATGAACAGTTAAAAGCAAAAAAGGATGAGATTAGGAAAAAGGAACATGAACTGGCTGTGTTGAAGGAGAGTATCAGGAAGGCAAAACATCTATTGGATGAAAGTGACCACTCCAAACAGACCTCTATCAACAAGTATCAGGAACAATTGGCTGAGTTGGCCAAAGAGAAAGGTGAAATAGAGAATAGGTTGAATAACATTCATGATACCTTTGGTCATATTCAGACATTAGATCAGACATTCAGTAATAAGCATAACACCTTGGAGTTTACCTATTCTTCTGAACAGAAGAAACTGATGCAGTTCAATAAACACATGGAGTTTTATGCCCAGAAGGATGAGTGCCCTACCTGTAATCAACCCCTGTCTGAAGAATACCGACAACGATCATTGGAATCCATTCAAGCAAAGATAACCAAATGTCAGTCGTGTATGGATCAGACTAAGATTATGCTTTCTGAACTTACTAACCTACACCAGGAAGTTAAACAGACCTTATTGCAGTATAATGAACTCCTGTTTCAACGTTCACAGGTTCTTCAAAAAGAAGAGAAAATAATTTCAATAATTCAGGCTCTTGACAAACCCAAAAATTGTGTTATACTTAACTCAGTTAAGGAAGATGAAGAACGGTTATCCGGGTTGTATGAACAGCTAATAACTCTAAGAAAGGATCTCGAAGCCTTACAAGAACAACAAGAATATTTAGACTTTTGTCAGGTACTTCTTAAAGATGATGGAATCAAGACGTTGATCATAAAGGAATATCTACCAAAGTTGAATAGTATTCTTAATCAGTTTTTAGATGATTTAGATCTCTTTATTGACTTCAATTTTGATGAATCCTTTAATGAAATAATCAAGTCAAGATTTCGTGAATTGTTCTCTTACGATTCATTTTCAGATGGACAGAAGATGCGGATAGACATTGCCCTCCTGTTTACCTGGCGGGAAATCGCCAAACATAGGAACTCGTTAAATACTAATGTCCTGTTTTGTGATGAATTGTTTGATTCGTCCTTAGATGCAAATGCTACTGAGTTAGCTATACGATTACTTGATTCCTCCTGTAAAGATACATGTTGCTATGTAATTTCACATAAATCGGACTTGTTTGAATCTAAGATGGATAGAATTATACAATGTTCTTTAGAGAACAACTTCACCCAACTTAAAGAGATAGTCTAAGGAGATTTGGCATGACTAAAAAGGATATAATGGAACTGATCATTGAAAAATCTAAGGATTCAGATATAGATCCTGAGTTCTTACTGACAATGGCCAATATTGAATCTGCATTCAACCCCAATGCGAGAAACAAGTTTTCAGGGGCAGCAGGGTTGTACCAGTTTATTCCCTCAACAGCCAGGGCGTATGGGTTAAGAAATCCTTATGATCCCAATCAAGCTATAGCGGCGGTCATTAAGTTTACTAAAGCTAATGCAAAGATTCTTTCAGGGGCTGGCATCCAGGTTACTGGGGCAAACTTATATCTAGCCCACCAACAAGGGGCGGGTGGGGCTATTGCCCTATACCGAAGTGCTACCAGAGGAACTCCATTAGATAGAACAATCAGGCGGAACATTTCTGCAAATGGGGGGAAAGGGATGTCTGCTCAACAGTTCATAGACTTCTGGAAGAAGAACTACCTCAGTAAACTTCTAAAAACTCGGGTGTTGCTGAAGGAACATGGGCTTACCTTAGAGGGATCTAATGATGAGTAGGATGACGTTTAAGGAGTTTCTTCAAAGCTTAGGGGTAGTTAACGGGTCGAGTGAAGAACTCCAAAGTGAAAGTCTTTCTATTCATGCAAAAGAAAGATCACTTGAAAGGAGAATCCCAGAAGGATTGCAAAAGTTATTGGGTAACGTGTTCGAACCGTTCCTATACTACTATCTAAAAAGTAATAGTGAATTCAATGTCAATAAGTCAGGAGAAAAAGGTACTGAGTTTGTAGTAATGGTAACCTTTAACGATCAAGACTATTGTTTTGTAGGGACTTACAAGAAGGATAAACTCAAGAAAGAGGTTACCCCTTTCATTCTCTGGCTAACGATGTTTAAAGTTAATCCACCGTTGTTCATTAAATCAGGAACCGCCTACCGATTTGATATCAAGGAGCTCAAGGAAAATGAAAAGGATGCTCAGATAACTATTAGGACCAACCGTCGAAGATTCTCGTTTACTATCGAGAAAAATCCTGTAACCTTGTCCACTAAACGTAAATAATTTTGGAGAACTTCATGTTGAATATTAAGAATGATTTTGTTGACAATATCAATGTAGCCCTGTCCACAAATGAAGGTGACTTTCTTATCTGGGATGATTGTAATCGCTTTATCCCAATCTCATTGGATGATCTCTCCGAACTAACCACTAAACTCATGATGTTGGAGGAATATCTAGAACTTAAAGATGATATCCGGGTAGTAGATCCAATCACACTCATGCAAAATCAACCTGTCTTCGCTGAAGATGAAAAAGAGCAAGAGTAACCAACCCCACCCAAACACACCCAATTATAGTCTAATAGTACACTAAGGGAAACAACTATGCCATCAGATATCTTTCAAAAGCTAAAAGCTAATCGTGGAACTTCAGACAACGTTTCTTCATTACTTTCTCAAATCGATAAAGTTGAGACAAAGAGTTTTGACGATGAACGTCAATGGAAACTTACTGTAGATCAAGCAGGGAATGGCTCTGCTATCATTAGGTTCTTGCCTGGACCAAAAGACGAGAAGTTTGAGAAGTTGTATAACCATGCATTTAAGAATCCACTTTCAGGAAAGTGGTTTATTGAGAATTGTCCGACTACTATCGGGTTAGATTGTCCGGTGTGCTCAGAAAATACGAAGCAATGGTCTACTGGTATTCCACAAAATCAGGAAATTGTTCGGGTTCGTAAACGGAATCTGAAATACATCTCTAATATCTATGTGGTTGCTGATCCTAAGAATAAGGAAGCAGAGGGCCGGGTATTCTTATTCAAGTATGGTCCTAAAATCTTTGAGAAGATTAAGTTAGCAGCAAAACCACTCTTCCCAGGAGTTAAGCCTTGTAATGTCTTTGATATGTGGGAAGGGGCTAATTTTCAACTCCTCTGTACCATGGTAAAGAAACAACGAAATTACGATTCCTCTGTCTTCGAATCACGGAGTCAGTTGATTGAAGATGAAGAAGTGCTCCAAAAGATTTGGGAATCCCAATTTGCTCTCTCTGAGTTTGTTGATCCTGCTCAGTTCAAGAGTTATGTTGAAATTGAAAAGAAATTTAAAGATTTTTGTTCATCAGGAGAGACTAACTCTTCAGTTCGTGATCACATCCAGCCAGAGTCTTATGCTTCAGGGGCAGTGGATACTTCAGAGGATAAATCCTCCAAATATCAAAAGTTTCTGGATAAGTTCAGTTCTTCTTCGGAAGAGGATGACGACATCCCGTTCTAATATGGAAACTTAAAGCCACTTAAAGAAGTCAACAAAAAGCCGGCATCTAGCCGGCTTTTTTTGTGTCTGGAAGGTTAATTTTAGAACAATCGCCTAACATGTTTCATACCCCTAGAAATGATATAAATAGATAAAACTTCATCTAAAACGGTAAATTACACTTGAGCCATAAAGCCTTTAAACTCAGACTACATCCCACACCAGAACAAACAGTCTTGTTGAACAAGACCTTTGGTTGTGTCCGATCTATCTGGAATCAAAGAGTAGATGGCTTCAATAACTGGAGTCCAGGAATTGAAACAGTAGAACCTACCATCAAAGAATTGAAGGTCATCTATCCTTGGTTGTCTGATGTTCCTTACAACGCATTAGAACAAAAACTCAACGATTGGCGGTCATTTAAATCCCAATTCTTCAACAAGAAAAGGAAGAAGAAGCTTGGAAGACCAACCTTTAAAAGCCGAAGAGGACGTCAATCCTTTAGGTTATCCATAAATGGATTCTCCTTTAAGGATAATCAAGTGGTTTTAGCTAAGATAGGTAAACTAAATCTTGTTGGTTATGATCTTTCAATCTTACCTTTAGAGACTTGCAAGTCTATCACCATCTCTAAAGACCCTTCTGGAAAGTGTTTTTGTTCTATTCTGTTAGAGGTCAATATCCAACCTAAACCCCTAACCGGTCAGATGATTGGCATAGATTTAGGCATCAAAGATCTTTACATCCTTTCAGATGGTCAAGTTGTCGAGAACCCCAAGTGGTACCATGAAAACCAAGTGGTATTGAAGAAGGCTCAACAACGGTTAGATAGAAAGGTTAAAGGTAGTGGACGGTTTGAAAAGCAGCGAATCAAGGCAGCTAAGGTCTACGAGAAGATAAAGAACAAACGGAACTACTTTCTTCACAACATCTCCTCTTCCTTAGTGACCAATTATGATCTTATCTGTCTTGAAGATCTGAATGTCTCTGGAATGGTAAAAAATCACTGTTTGGCCAAAGCCATTCAAAACGCTTCATGGTCTTCTTTTGTTCAGATGCTGGCCTACAAGTGTGACTGGTATGGAAAGACCTTAGTGAAGGTTGATCGGTTCTTTCCTTCCTCTAAGACTTGTTCTTCCTGTGGCTTCAAGATGGATAAGATGCCTTTATCTATTCGAGAATGGATCTGTCCTTCTTGTGGTTCAAGACACCATAGAGATCATAACGCTGCAAAGAACATTCTCCAGGAGGGATTTAGAATCCTAACTGGTCAGGAGTTTGAGGGTTTCCCTAAACCCTCTTCGGCAGAGTATGTCGAATACAGACGTGGAGAGGTTATAAGTCTATTTGATGCTCGTCATCACTTAGCATCCTTCGTGAAACGTCTAGAAATTATATGAATTTATATGATTTCGGTACTACTTTGGTCAATGTCCATAGAACGCCCCTGCAATAGAACCAGGATTATTAGGGGCTGGTGGTATTATAGAAGGTGGGTTCACTGCTTGCTGAACATGAACTGGAGTTGGGTTTACTTGTATAGGGGGAGATTGGGCTACAATAACCTTACTTTTAGCTTGTTGTCCAGTAATATCATTTAACCCATTAAAGAATTTATTATAATTAGATTCAAGAGATCCTGTGAATGAATCAATATTTGAGGATTCTAATTGAGAAATTTGGTTGACGTTCTGTCTCTGATTAAATGCTTGATAACTCACACTTCTCTGTGGAAAAAATGTAGTTGATCCCCCAGGTATTTCGGGTATTCCAGTTGCACGTGAAAGGGGTTCCTTGCTAAGTTCAGTATACCTCTTGGTTAAATCTAATGCAGACAGAGTATTAGTTACCGGTGACATATTAAGTAGTGAAAAATCTTTCTGATTAAATTCTGTAGTAAGTTGTCCTGTTTTTTGTGGATTAAGGTTGAAATCTTCTGCCTTAAAGTTTAACCTATTGATATCAGGGAGTGGTTCGATATAGTTTGAAGAAGGAGTAAGTTTTCCATCCAATCCTAACTCCATAAACTTATTTACTTCTAACACTTCTGATTCTTTTGACTTAAACAACTCAGATGGGGGTTTTTTAGGTCCTCCAAACCCAGGAAATGTTGCTGGCAAATCCATCCTACTAAAATCTGGAGTTATATCAGCTAATCCATTTGGAAGCAACTGATTAACAATATCTTTAGCTCGTTCTCCCCCAGGGAGTTCTGAAATTGCACCCTCAAGTGCAGTCAATCCTGCCTGGGCATTTTCTGTTATAACATCTCCCATCTTAGTCATTATATCTAAAGGATTTAATTCAGATAAATCAATCCCGGCAAATTCTAATGCTAATGCCCCAGCCCCTCCAACCCCTACCCCTGTTAAAATTGAGCCCAGAACAGAAGATCCACTTTTAGGTTTAGCAATATTAGCCCCACCACTTCCGCCGGGCAGTCCAGCAGTTTCGGTTATTGTCGAAGAGAGTGAAGAGACATTCTTAGATAGACTACCCATAACCATAGGGAGAATGCCTATGGGAGCCAGTTTAAGCATTGAATCGAAAAAACTTTCCTCTTTTTCATCCTTTTTCTTTTCTTCAGCCTTAGTCATTCCTGGTACTTCAGGGGCAGACATAAGTGTTGAAATATTCTTACTGATCATTGATGGGATGGCCATCAAAGGATTTAGTTGGGCCAGACCAGGAATGACATCAAGAAGTGACTTTCCCTCATCTACCTTCTTAATCTCAGGAGAGTTAACCTTAGCATCCCTTTCTGCTTTAGGGGGAGTAGGGGCAGTTAAATCTGCTTCTTTAGGTCCAAATAAGGTTGTAAAGATATTGCTAAGTCCAGTTTTAGCAGAGTCGAAGGTATCAACTGCAATCTTCCCAGTAGTTTCTTTAAGGAATCCACCTATATTTGTACCCTCTATTCCTGCGGCAGAAAGACCCAGGTCAGCAATAGAGCCAAAGCTACCTACAAATCCCCCTGCTGCATTTGCAATTCTATCAGTGGCTGCTATTTCTTCCTTCCCAGACATCTTCTTGATGGCTTCATCATCAAAAGCATCATAGATAGCAACACCTGCTGCTATGGCCTGACCCACCACAGGAACCGCTTTTAGGAGTTTACTGCCTGCCCCTAGTGCTTTAGCCCCAGCACCAAGTCCTGCTGCAGATGAAGCTACGGGTGCTGCTTTCGCTAATGCAGATACTTCAGGAATAACCGCTGCTGCAGGAGTAGCTAGTTTAAAAGCAGATGTCCCTTTAGAGCCTGCTGCAAGAATGTCTTTACTTCTTTGTAGACCTTGAGCTGCTATTTCGGATCCTTTAAGAACTTGGCCAACTGCTGGGGGAGGGGAGATAAAGGATTTTATCGGATTTAAAATTCTACTTATTAACGAACCTTTCTTAGAGGCTTCTTCCACTCCTTTGGCAGCAGTGGCGGCCTTAGAGGCTTCTTCTATGCCTTTAGCAGCAGTGGCGGCCTTAGAGGCTGCTTCTATGCCTTTAGCAGCAGGGCCTAACCCTAACATTCTCCTCCCTAAATTCCATCCTCCCTTTGCAACTGCTGCACCCCCTCGTAATGCACCTGAAGTGGCTCCTTTAAGTAATTTCCATGCCCCATACCCACCCAGAAGTGAGCCTACAATTCCAGGTCCCCCTGAAGAACCCGGCTGAGAACCTCCTCCACCCGAAAGACCATTTCCTATCCCTCCCCCATTCCCAGCAAGATTCAAGAGATCTTTAAGATTACTGTCAATAGATTTCAAATACCCTAGAACACTGTCATTAAAGACATCTTGGTCTTGTTCTGCCTTAATCTCTTTAACATTTTTAACAGAAACATTTCGTTCAAAAGAAGGAGGGATTTTAATTCCACGTTCACGTCTCTGAATTTCCGGAACTCCTGGTTTATCGGGAGTTTTCTCTTCTGGAGGAATAGCCAACCCTGGCTTTACTGAACTAAGTTTGGACAGTTCTTTCTTAGGACCTAATGCAGTGTCAACTGTTTTTCTGGCAGGCTTAGACTCTTCATTAGTAAAGACCGTATTGATATCAGAAACTCTAGAAATTTCTTTACTGGGAGTGGGTAGTGGTTTACCTTGAGTTACAGCCATGCCATTCGTCCTTGTCAGGTTCTCGCTTGCTTTCTAAGTTCATTTTCTCGCTTTATCTTCTCAATCAGAAGAGCCATGTAGATTTCTTTCTCATAGGGAAAAAGTTCATTAAGGTCTGCCAAGGAGAAGTGACCATACTGGGTTAGGTTAAAATCTAGTCGGTAAAAGTCAAATAGGCTTTCCTCCTTATCAATTATAGAAAAAAATTGTTGAGTCCCCTTAGCTCAATAGTCTTTTTCTTTGGAGGGGTTCCTACTGAAAATTCTAAGGTCAATTGGATTGTAGGTAGGTTATTAAAGAAGTCAATGATCTTTTGGATATCAAGATCAATAAGTCCTTTTAACCACTCTGCAATCTCATGAACAGTATACTCATCTGAATGGTAGATATTGTCTTTATCAAAAATAAACTCTACCAACCGTGCCATTTTACCAAAATCATCTTCTTCATTATCTATCAGTTTAGCAAGGGCGACGGTAGGGAACTTCATCTTGATCCCTAATCCCCCAGAAAGAAATAGTTCACGTTCAGGGAACTTAGTAGTTTGAACTTCGGTAAGGTCTAACTCCAGGGGAATGATATCATCAGTTCCATCAACATCCATGGTGGCAGTGTAATTAAGATCTACCTTTTCACCTTTGGACTTAGCCTTAATGGAGATAAAGAGGAGTTCGAAGTCAACTACTGGTAGATTCTTAATATCAAGTAGATCGAAGGTACACCCATTTAGGATTTCAATAACGGCTTCTTGGATTTGGTTTTCATCTTTCAGCATCAATGCTGTCAATAACTTCTTGTGTTCTACTGAAACCCAAGGACGATACTTTACGGTTTTTTCTGATCCTGGAAGGAAGAGTTCATAGGTAGGAAAACGATGTTTTGGTAAGGGCATGAGTCACCTGAAAAGTTTAAATGAGGATGGCAGTTCTATTGTCTTCCTGGACAAAATAGGTCTCTTTCCTTTGAGTTATTTGGTTAACGATTACAATAATCACATTGTTGAATTCGTAAAATTTATCAGTGAACTTGGTAATGATATAATTTTTGTTCTGTCTTAAAGTACTCAAACGAGTTTCTAACACTGTGTTACTGATTATCTGTTTAGGTTTTCTGAAGTATCTATATACAACATTAAGATTTATTTCAGTTTGTCCAGGTACTTCAATCAAAGTAGAGATATCCTCTTGAGTATTGAAATACAGTGCAGATTTGTAGTTAACTTCAAGGAGTTGCCGGTTATTTATGGTAAAGGTGTCAGTCACTAAGGCCTGTGCTGAAGAGGCTAAAGAAAATACAGTTCGTCCTAGAAGAACTGACAAGTTCTGAAGTTCTGGTATGACGTCTATATACTCAACTCTTGACAAGGAGAAGTTAGGTCTATCTTTAAAATAATACTTAGAAGAGAATGTGTTGTTAAGCAACAACGTATGAATAAGATAATCTGTCTGATTCTGAATTACTGGAACAAAACATTCTACCTGTTCACGAATCATATCTGCCCCTCCTTAGGTGGCGATAGGGATAGGGGAAGTTTCTTTGACTACAGAAGAACAGGTAAACGATGAGAATGAAAAGGTAGCATCTATAATAATAGGAGTATTGGTAGGCTGATAGTCATAGTTGAATGAAGAAACTTGAATGGGAAAGCACTCAGAGAGACGAATCTCATATCTCGGATTGTGTTTTTGGTCTAGTTGAGTTAGAACCATCTCAGTGGAATAATCACACTGAAACATCACAGTTCTTTCTTTGTGGTGAAGAATAAACTCCAACCAAAGATCGAAAAGATACTTCTCATACATATCTGAATGACAGATAAAGCCTAGTTGAATAGGAGGTCTTACTTCTCCAGCAATAACTACCCTCGATTCATGAGCAGAACTTTGAACATCTGAAGCTTCCAACCTTCGTTCTGGACTTGAAATTCTTGCACAGTTGAAATTTATGACTCTCTGTCTTTCTTCAGTTAATTTTCGATCAACAACCTTGATATACTTGGATAGTTTATCAGGGAGTGCAAATGTCACGGTATACTTATTGGGTCTAGCATAAGAATATTGTTTTATTCTACTTAGGATCTCAGTAGAGACTAATCTTTCTTTAGGTACTGTGTTCATGATCTACCTGAAACTAAGGGTTTAATGAATCGAGCAACAGAGTTTCCATAAGGACTGGTTTTCTCGTAGAGGAGTTTCTGTTTGGGTATAGTCGTAGAGGGCACTGGAACAGCCACTCCTAGTTTTCGTAGATCGTACTCATCAAATACTAAAAAGATCATACCATGTTCCTTAGCAAAGGTGTCAGCAAACTGCCACTTAGTCTGGTTCTGAATAAACCTAAGTTGCTGGGATTTAGACACTCTAGGTCCTTCTTTGATTACTCGTTGACTAAAAGGCTTTATCTCCAAGATAAACTTATCCCCAGTGGTAAATTCCACAAAGAAATCTGGAAAGTATCTATGCCACTTTCTATCAGTAGAAAGGAAGTAATGGATGATTACCTCTTCAGAGGCCCACTGTTTTATCCTAGGAGATTCTTCCAAAAACCTCATAAACTTCTTTTCCCAGGAAGATCTGTAGTATATCCTAGAAGGGTCTCCTAGATATTTACCTGGGTTTAATGGGCGATAAAGATGTTCCATGGACTCCTTCTCATTTCAACTATTTAGTGGTAGTTCTCACAACTAAATAGTTGAAATGATCTAGCATGGAGATTCGGAGTGGAAGAAAAACCTAAACATAATCGTCAGGTTTACTATAAGGGAAGGAATGTAAAAGCTGAAGTTTCTAGGAATGCTGAGTCTAAGAATTCTTCCTCCTTAGACCCATCTGAATTGATTGCTGATTCAAATTCACCTAAAGCCTATTATTTTCCAAATAACTTATCCTCTTATGCCGCGGGGAATATCTTACGTTTTAGTATCTATAAGTATCAAGGGGGTGGATATAAGGCTGGCTTAGAACGTCCAGGGGGGGCTGATCTAATTGCCGATCTTCCTAAAAGTGATAAGATGGCAGATATCTATCTTCCAGAACCACCTAGTGGGGGAGTTAGCTATAAACCTAGTTGGCTAACAGAATCCGGCGCTATGGATTTAAGTAGACTCACTACCACTGCCATGTCACTGCTACATGAAACCAATAATAAGAGTCTTACTGATGAAATGCAAGCGGCATTTATTGGACAAGGGATGTCTGAAGTCCTTAGAACTATGGGAAAGGCTGCTAATGCAGGAGCAGGAAGTGATTTAGCAAAAATAGTCGAACAGGGAGTTCAAGCTGGGCTTGGTTATTATATGCAAGAATACAAGGAAGAAGCCTTTAGGGGAATCTCACCAAGAACGTTTGGTTATAACTTCAACCTCATTCCTACCTCACCTACCGATCTTATACTTATTTCTAATATAATTCAATTATTTAAATGGTCAGCAGTTCCTGGGCTAGTAGAAATCCCAACCAAGGGGGATGGAACTGGAACTTCTTATGCGACCATCAGTATGACCAATAAGTTATTCGCATCCCCAGAAATTATTCAAATTCGCCATATGACCAAGGTTAAGGGAACCAGTGGGACTGCTACTGATGAGAATGATTCCTTGGAGATCAATCCCTGGATTAACAGACATCTTCCCTCTGTTTTAACTGGAGTGACTGTACGATATGGAAGTGATCGTGCTCAAAATCTACTAACCTATGTTCAAGAAAGATCACCTGATCCTAACTCTATAGAGGAAGTCTCTTTAGGAGCTCCCTTAATGTATAATTTGGATTTAAGTTTTAAAGAGTTAACCGTTCTTACCAAAGCCGCAATCAACAATGGTTACTAGTCATGTTCTACTTTGAAAACTTCCCTACCTCAAATTTTGGTACCTCTACTGAATATACCGATCTAAAGTTTAGAGTCTCAATCTTACCCAGAATCTTAGAGAGAGATGATTGGTTTGATGAGATAGAATTGGTAGTAGGCGATACCATCGAAACCTTAGCATATCGTCTTTATGGTTCCCCCTCCTACTCATGGGTGGTTTTACTCTCTTCCCCGAATCATCCTCTCTTTGCTAACTTTAAACAAGAACGAGAAGTCTTAGATTATTGTAAACAAAAGTATACTAATCAACTCTATGATATCCACCACTATGAAGATGAGAATGGTAATACCTTAGATGATGTTGATAGATACTATAAAGAACAAGTATCGTATAATCTAAAGAATTCTAGAGTTATTCCAGTAACCAATTATGATTATGAGTCTAGGAAGAACTATGATAGAAGACTCATTAGAGTTCTGAAACCCACCTATCTATACCAGTTAATTCGTGAATTGGAAGAGTATGTAGACCAAGCTAAACAGGGATTTACTAGATGAGTGAAGCTACCCATCAAGACTTATCTTTAGTAGGGGGTTATACTCTAGATAATCTAGAAATAAAAACTCATTCAGGAAACTCGATATTTCTTCCTGGACGGTTCGCTGAAATCAATATCTATGAGTCTATGCTTTCCCCGGTTATATTCGGCGATATCTTGGTTACTGAAATTTATAATTTTGTCTCATTTGGCCCTATTTTAGGAGGTGAAGAACTTCTCTTTGACTGTTCAAATATTCCTTCAAATGGACGGCCTACCACCAAGAGAAATTCTGTTTTTGTCATCTATACCGTAGAAGAGAAAGTTTTTACTGATGATAAGAAGGCTTCTTACTTAATTAGGTTCTGTTCTAAAGAAGCTATCTATAATCAGCAGATTCGGATTTGTTCTACTATCTATAAAAAGACTCCTTCAAGTATTGCTACAGATGTGTACAACGCTTTCTGGGAAGAAGTTAATCGCGAGTGGAATAGAATATTTTCAATGTTATCTCCACGTGAACAAATGAGTGCAACAAACAAATATTTTAAGTTTATCAGAACAGGTCATGTTGATAATGAAGAACCTATCTCAGTACACTTTCCTAATCTTCACCCTTTTGAATGTCTTTACACTCTAGCAGGAAGGGCATATCTTAAACCAGGAACAAAGTATGATCATGGAAACCCATTTTTCTTCTTTGAACAATTCGATGGTGGATTTTCTTTTATGTCTTGGTCTGAGTTGTTGGAAACCTTTAACTATTCAAAAGATCTACCAGAATTTGGAATCCGAAAAGACCTGACTATGGAGTTAGCTAAAGAGGGTGATACTAAAAGAAACAAACATATCTTTATGTCCTTACCTTCTATATGGGGAAGTGAAGATAAGAATGAACCAGGCGATCCTTCCTGGTTCAGAAAGCATGAAAACTTCGTTACAGTAGAACGACATAAATTCCAGAAAGACTTTGATTTCTTTGAAAATGTTAAGAGAGGAATGTATGCGTCTACTTTAGTCAGTTATGATAATTGTTCTAAAAAGATAGTTCAGCATTCTTGGTCAAATAAACATCTCTATGATAAAGTGAGAAGGGTATATTTGGATAAAGAGAGTGCCTTAAATGTTTTTAATGATAAAGATGAGCCTATTGATCCCGAAGGAACAAAACCAGGCAAACGGAAGTCTGAGTATTTCTCCCAGATAAAATATGACGCCTATCTTAAAGCATCACCTACTCATGATAAGTTATTGGTAAGTGGGAATGACTTCTGTCCTGAACTAACCAAGAATCAATATGCCATGAAACTCCAGGAACTTAACAATAATACTCTCTACGTCAACATCCCTGGGAACTTAAACTTTACCGTAGGAACCTTTACTGATGTCTTTATGCACTCTCATGAAATGGTCGCAGAAGGAGGCATCAAACGTGATCCTCATTTTGCAGGTACCTATGTGAATATTAGAGTCAGGCATACCTTTAAGAGTGATGGTATTTTCATCACTGCGCTGGAACTGGCTAAAGATTCATTCATTGATAAGACTCTTCAAACCTTCCCTAAACCTAACACAGAGGGGACTTAGATGATAGGTCCTGATAATCAGATTTTAGATGTTCAACCTACCTTCTTCATGGGCGTCTGTGAAGCCAGAAATGATCCATTAAAACTAGGACGGGTAAAGGTTAGAATTTTTGGTCTGCATACTGATGATCTTGATATCCTTTCGGCAGACGATCTTCCTTGGGCTTCATGTCTTATTCCTACCACCGAGGCAGGACCTGCTGGACTAGGAACTACCAGATCGGGTATTCCCCCTGGAACCTGGGTATTTGGTCTATTCTTAGATGGGGAAGAAAAACAACAACCTCTTATCTTAGGTTCTATTCAAGGTCTTTCAAAGAAGATGGAGAAGTCCCCGGACAACTATCTGGAAGGGGAGAAAAGAAGAACTGAAAAACCACTAGAAAATGAAGATTTAAAATTTAAAGAGGATATAGAGTTAGGGGTTGATATTTCTAGGGGGTTCACTGATCCCCATGAAGAGAAGCTTTCTGGTAATCCCAAGTATTCTTATGCAGTTAATGAAGAACCTGAATCTCATAAGTTAGCTAGATCTACAAATACCGAATATACCTTTGAAGAGAGAAAGAGACTAGATCGTACCTTTAACATTCATAAAGCTATAGACAGAAGCGAAGAACCTCCTTCCGAAGTTGCCTGGGATGAAGAGGCATCTCCCAGGGCTACTGAATATCCCTATCTACATATTCATGAATCAGAATCAGGGATTGTAGATGAGGTAGACGATACTCCTTACCACGAAAGAGTTCAGACATATCTTTCCCCTTCGTTAAGTTATGATGAAGTAGGACATCACCACTATACCAAGACCTTAGGAAACCGAATAAATATTCAGCATTCCCCAAATCATAAAAGTTATATCTTGGGGAACTCAGATTCCTATATTGGCATAGACGTTACTGATCTTATCGGGGGAAATGAGGTCCGAGAAGTCTATGGTACTTCTTCTAAGATAGTCTATGGTAACTTCAAACTTTCATGTCTTGGTAATGAGTCTGCCCAGTTATTTGGTTCCAACTTAGAAACTACCGTAGGAAATGACTACCACCTAAATGTTATCAATGAATTTAAGATTGAAGTAGGGTCAAATTCTAGAATTGTCTATAGGGGAACCTTAGATGAAATTCACTGGATGCGAGATAGAGTCTGGAATGAAGGTAATGTCCATAGACTCAGGAAGAGAGACCTCTACGAAAAGATCAATCAGAAAGCCCACTACATTATCAATGATGGTCGATACACCTTAATTTCCTTAGGCGATGAACATCTAACTATAGCTAAGGATTATAAGCTTCATGTCGGGGCAGATAGCAAAACTAAAGGTGAGCTTCATGAGATTGTCAAAGGTAAGAAGAAAGTTCATATCTTTGAAGATGTCAACTCTGTCTACGAACAAAATGAGTTCAAGCAGGTTATAAAAGATATGGATCTATCTGTAGGGGGATCGGTATCAGATGTAGTCTTGGAAAACCGGCAGAGTAAGGTAGTTAAAGATAAGATTCTTCAAGTCAAAGAGTGGTTCTATAAGAAAATTTCAAATGCTTTGAATCATGTTGGTGTGTGGTGGATGAATGTGCAAGAACTGAAACAAGTTATTGTGAAAAATGACTCCTATATAAAAGCTAAACGAAGTCTAACCGAGAATAGAGCTGACCACACTAAAGCAGATCATTCATTAAAAGTAGACGGAAACTATCATGTCAAAGTAGGGGGAAATCTAGTATTTGATGTAGGGGGAAGAGTTCTTATTAAAGCAGGGGCAGATTTTGTTGTTGGTGCACAGTCAGAGTCAATTATTGGATGTGGAGGGAAACTCCATGTAGGGGGTACTGCATGTATTATTTACGACCCCCCTGCAGATGAATATCATGTTGATGTTCCACATGCGACTACGGTAAAGTCTGCTATTCAAATTCCACAAATCACTGCTAACATTATCGATCTTTCCTCCTTAGCCTCATTAACTCCCCCAGAATGTCCTGATTTTGAAATAATTCAACCTGATTATCCGAAAGAAGCTGAGATGCCTACTAAACCTACACTGTCTGAGGAGGAATATGTATGAGTGGATTGACTCCTTTTCCCTACTACAACGATCTACATGATACCCGGTTTGCTGGGTTAGGTCTAACCGAAGATGACTTTAAACTAGACTCAGCCTTTAAAGTCAAGAAGATAAAACCTATAGATAAACCCAGAAAGGGCAGTCCTCCCACCTATGATATTCCCCTACATAGGTTTAACTTTCTCAATAAAAAGCTTAGGGAGTTTCCAGTAAAAGAGGAAAATATCAAACTGATAGATTTCAATGATGGGTTTGGTGAAGTATATGCCTACCGGTGGAAGAACGATCCCGGTCAGGGTATGGTTGGTTTTATGATGAAGTTTGATAATGATAAAAATATAGATATTACCAGTGGATCACGGGTAGGAACAGGATGTCAGTTGTTCAGTAAAAACGGAACTATATCTATAACAAAATCAACTCTAAAAAACTGTACAATTTTTGCAACAGGGGATGTCAAGATAGACAAGTGTGATCTGGAAAATTGTTATATCTTTGGAAAAGGTGATATTAGCAAAGTAAACTGTAAAGCAAGGATAAAACTTATCGGGTCGTTTTCAGTCAATGAATGTTCAATTTCTGAAAATGCACCGTTCCTGATTTATAACCCAGATGAACTTAACCAAAGTCCCACTACTCTCAATAAAACTTCGTTAAGCTCCCCATGTGAACTTATTGGTGGAGTATCATTAGATCTTTGTACAATAACCGGACCAGTCAGAATCCAAGGAAAATCTACGTTTAAACAAACCCAATTTTCTGGAAATGTCCAAGTAAACTCCATAGACGTTTCTTGTACCCAGTCACAATTATCTGATAACTGTGTTCTCTCTCAGAGTTGTACCTTAAACCAATCTACGGTTTCAGGAACTGCATTGATTGGAGGAAAGGCGACTGTTTCAAATGCAACCGTCTCTGGTACCGCAATCATTGTAGGGTCTGCTACACTGTCAAACGGCTCTGCTTCCGGGGGAATTCTAACTCAATCTGGAACACTTTCTGGGGGATCTATAAGTGACCATGGACTGATAACCGGCACGTCAACAGTTAGTGGTTCCGTCAGTGAGGATGGAATTGTCGGGGGAAGTGGTACTCAATGTTCGAGTGGAGTTATGGGATTAGTTGCCAATGGTGTTAGCTGTTCTCATGGGGTAGCAGCAGGGCAATCTCATTGGGATAAACGGTCTTGTGAGGAGACTCAGAAGAACAAGCTAGAAGATGAACGTAGAGACAACACCTCTCCTGGACAATCTGATGCAGATCAATCTGCAGAACCTACAACGGTTTAAGGACTCCTATGATCATTGATGAAATCAATGATCTATTCCCATTTTAGAACTGTGATGAGTCCACAACAGACCAAGAAGCCCCCTATCCTAACCTAGGAGAAGCCCCGTGATCATTGACCGGTTAAATCTTTCCTTTGATATTTCTTTAACTCCAAATGAGGAAGTACTTTCTGGGTTTACCATGAGAGTTCTGCCTATGGTTATTCCATATGATGGAGTAATCAAGGCATTCTATAAGGTAGGGGATATTGAAGTAGAACTCACAGAAGATACCTGGGATCTGGTAACTGCTGATGGAGGGTATGACTTAGTTCTAAATGGATCTGCTTTTCCTAACTCAGGTCAGATCATCTTAAGAATATACAGAGAAAATGACTATGGTTTCTATGGTGATTCAACCTATGAAGATGAAGACTATATCCAAATTCTTGGAGGTGATGGATTGCCACCAGAGTTTACCGACATTTCGTGTTCTTATGAACTCGATGGAGAATATATCCCTATAGATAAAGATAAGGTAACCCATAGTTTTTGTACCTACAATGAAGATCTGGGTCGGTATACCTTTAACTCCTTAGCCTTTCATCCTGGGATTGTTCCTGATCCTGAAGAGTATTATAATCTAAAGATTAATACCACCTGGGAATATCCTATAGAGTTTACCATTAACAACGATTCTACGGTGTCATACTCTCAGGAAGCTAGGGGAAACGTTTTTAACACAATTTGGGATCCTGTTGAACTAGGAGAGGTGATTGAAGCAGACTTTTCTTTGGAATATCTTTATGGGGAAGGAGATGTGGTCACTTCTAACTCGTTTGCCTATTACGATTTTGATATTGGTGTTTTTACTGTATTGGCAGAAGGATCTTATACCTTAACCAACTACGATGAAACATTCCAGGTTACCTATGAATCGTTATTTTCACACCCTAATTCCTCTTCGGCAATCCCAACTCAAATAATCAGTCAACGAACTGGACCGGCATCCTCTGTGGTCGTTTCTGGTTATCCCTCATTCACTTTAATCTCAGACATGCAATGGGGTTATGGAGAGTACTATTATGGAGACACCTAAGGTTTCGGTAGTGACTATAGCCCATAATCGAGCACACCTAATTGGCCATACGATAGAAAGTGTTAGATCTCAGACACTAGACGATTTTGAATACATTCTGATTGATGATGCTTCTTCCGATGATACCTTAAAGATCATCGAACGTCATGCAAGTCAAGATTCTCGAATCAGAGTGTTTAAGAATGAAACTATTCTGGGCCAGGCTATAGGGATAAACCGATACCTTTCAGAAATAAAAGGGAGCTATGTTGCCATGCTAGATTCGGATGATATTTCTAGACCAGAACGGTTGGCAAAACAAGTTGAATTTTTGGAATCTAATCCAGACTATGGGGCAGTTGGTTGTACGTTTCAACTTATCGATCAGCAAGGTTCAGACATCCGGATTGTCAGATACCCTACTTCCCCTATTTTAGCCAAATGGAATCTATTTTTTAGTTGTTCAATAATGAATTCTGCTTTGATGGTACGAACAGAGCTTCTTAACCAAGTCGGGGGGTATCGCGATTCATTTAGATTTATCTGTGATTATGAACTGGTAACTAGACTGGCTGAGATTACTAAGATTAGAAGTTTGTTAGACACCTTAGTTGAGTATCGGATTCACCCAAATCAAATGACCCATGTCTTTAACCCACAACAAATCTTTCAGGCTTCTTTATTACGGTGTCAACTAAATTCTAGATGGTTGGGGTTGATTCCTAAACTGCATGAACATCGAGATTTCATTGCTGCATTAGGAGAAAAGAAGAACACTGACCGAACTCTTATCCCACACCATAAAAGTTGGTTAAAGAAGATGGAAACCTCGTTTATAGAACGGTTTAAGGTAGATGGGGATGATCTAGAATTATTAACCCAAGATGTTGCCAAAAAATTTGCAAGACTCTAACTCAAGGAACTAACATGCTTTCGTTCAGGCAGTTCTTTAATAACCTCTCAGAAGCCATTCAACAACTGGTTAAAGATGACTTAGACCAGATTATCAAATCTCCAGGGGAGACATTAGTTCACTTTTCTAATTCAGAAGAGTTCCCTCCTACTTCAAAGAGTAGGGGAACAATGACGGCCTATAATGGTGAGTTTGCGGGCTCTAAGATTGGAAAGTCTATAACCAAAGCTAAGGATGCCTTGTTCTTCTGGTTCTTAAAGGATATCTACATTCCCCAAACCAACACTAAAAAAATAGCTATTTCTGGATTGTTTAGCAACCGAACTTACCTCTATCTTGCAGACCTACCAACAAACCAATCAGAAATTTTGAGAGTTTCTAGATATCAAGAATCTCAATTTGTCCGAGATATCACCAACTTAAAGAACAAGGGTTACGATATCTTGGAAACAAATCTTCCCTTAGAGATTAAAGATAACCTTTTAGACATCTTAGAATTTGGTGATAACGATCAGTTAAGGTTTGAACGACCACAGAATAAGAGTCCTAATTTTAATGACTTAATGTCTAGTTTATTTCCTGAGTTTGGCCAGGTTACCTTAGGAGGGCCTAAAGTAACACAACTACCTTCTGCAGTGAACACCACTAAACAGGCTATCTTAATTCTTCTAGCTGCTAAACAAAATCCAGATATTCAAAAACAGTTGGTCTTCCAGAATAATACTCCCTTTAGTGGAAATTTCATTGAACGATACTCTGAGGTAAAGCTAAAAGGGGGAGGTATTGATGAGGTAAAACTTTCAGAACTCTTATCTGGGTTCCAATTAGATATTCCTAAGACACTTAAGAATCTGGCTAAACTGTCAACAACCAAAAGAACTTCTGAAGGGACCAAGGTTTCCCCAGAAGACTACATCAAAGCCATGAATGCGTTTTTAGTTCACTACAATAAGAAGATAGGGGGACAGTTTGATATAGACAATCCAGCATGGAAACTATGGTTAACCGTACTATTCTTCTCCTTCGATCAAAATGAATCTTGGGTTTCACTCTGGAAAGAATTAGGTTATTCTGTCATCATAGATGATGATCCAAACACTCAAATAGTTCCTGGCTTGGAAAAGATGGTGGTAAACAAGTTAAGTCAATATGGCTCTGAAGCAGAGCGAATGCTCACCCGAATGGACAACGAAGGAACTCAGATTGTGGTGTTGGATCCTAAGGTGTTGACAAACATTAGAAGATTTAATCTTTCTGAACTACAACCCCCAGAAGATGATTAGGGAAGAAGAGATTGCAGACCTCTTTAATCTCTTGATGGTAATCAGGATGAACAATCAGAGCAAATCCTATCCCACAATTCAGAACTGTCCTTAGTTCATCTTCCTCCAACTTTCCCTTTTCTTGAATAGTTATGAATAGTGGGGGAAGTGTAGGGATGTCAAGATCTGAAGTAAGGTAAGGTGGAATGACTCTAGTCAAATTTCCCAGCAATCCTCCCCCAGTGATATTTGCCCCTACTTTAATCACTGAGGAGAAAGTCTCTTTAAGTCTCTTAACCAAAGGGGCATAGAGGTGTGTGGGTCTGAGAAGATCATAAAGTTCATCCCTAGAGAATGGGTTCTGGTCATGAATTTTCCTTATCAAACTGAACCCATTGGCGTGGGGGCCAGAAGATTCAATCCCTAAAATCATATCGCCTTCTTGAACCCGGTCAGAGCACCAGAGTTCTGATTTAGCTACTTTTCCCACACCAAAGCCAGCAATGTCAAACACTCCTCTTTGAATCATGTCTGGAAGTTCTGCTGTTTCTCCCCCAATCAGAGAACAACCACATTGTTCACATGCCGCCTTGACTCCTAAGATCAATTCAGAAAGATCAAGATCCCCTATCTTATGGACGGCCAGGTAGTCGAGGAGGAAAAGAGGAAGGGCCCCAGTAGTAATGATATCATTCACCACCATGGCTACTAAATCTTGTCCTAGTGTGAAAAGATGGTTAGGAAGGTGGTTCTCTAAAACTAGGATTAGTTTAGAGCCTACCCCATCAGTTGAACTCACCCAAACGTCGTCTCCTTCTTCAAACAGACTGGCAAACCCCCCATCAGTCACTCCATTCTTCTTAAGAGTTTCAACCCAGGTATCGTTCCTTCCCACAGAAACCCCACAGTCCTGGTAGCTTAGAGACATTCAATCCTCTCTTCACTTGGATAGTGATGGAATCTATGATGTTCTACTGGAGAGGCTAACAAGACACCCCCTAAAATCTCTCCTCGAATCTGACGTTGGTAGGAATGAGACATGATGGTAGATTCATGGGGGAATCTAAATACGGGGTCTAAGTAAATCTTTCTGGACCCTTCTTGAGTAAGAAGAATAGGCCAGTTGCAGTAATGAACTAACCCTAGAGCATACGGGAGTTCTTCAAAGGTTCTAATGGATGAGAACCGGGTAAAGGGAATGAAGCTGGTATCTAACTTCTCGGGTTGTTCGGGAAACAACTCAGGAAGTAGTTCAGCGGGAACATTACACCAAGCCCAGGCCTTATCATTGTTACCAAAGAATTCAGAAAAGTTAAGTTTTAAGAAATCCAAGTTCTCTAAGGCTAGAATAGATAAAGATTTTCTAAGTAGACCAGGAATATACCGTTGAAATCCAGACCGACAAGGGGGAGTGTGTTTACCACAAAGGCCCATATCATCTTCAAAGAAGATCATAGTCTGAAACTCTGGGTGTTTAGCAAAATCTTCAGCTACCCACTGTCTTCCTGAACAAATCCCTAGATTACCATAAGATTCTACCCGGAAGCCAAACTCCTTAGCAATCTCTAAATTCTCCTTTTTAGCTTCTTCAGAAGTAGAGTTGTCTAACAGTGTCCATGAAGGTTTTCCAAAGAATTCTGGGTATGCAGATTTTATAGTTGTTAAAGTGTGTCGTAACTGTTCGGGAAAGTTAAATGTCATACAGTAGACCGCTAACGAAGAAATAGGATCTCTCCTGGCTAAAGGTCGTTGAATCTCCATTTTAGGTTCTGGGGGAGATTCAAGTACACTCGTTTCCTCCTTATGGCCCAATGTGGTGACTACGATATCCTGGGTAAACGGGATCTTAGGTCTGATAGAACTGACATCCACGAATGACCCTACCCCTGTTTTTACTGCTTCACAGAAGTTAGAGATCATCCCGTATTCTTGAAGCATAAACAGATTGATATCCATGGGGTATCGGTAGCCCAATACAGTAAATAAAGACTCCTCTGTCCCTAAGAACCCAGCATGAAGCGTAGAGGCTAGTAGACTGTAATAGAGAGAATTAAACTTCTGAATGGTTTCTTTATTGCCCCCAAACATTCCTCCTCGACAGACAAATTCTACATTAGGAACTTCACAATACTTATTCAAGGCAGATCGATTAAAGCCGTGAATCTCAGGTCCAGTAGCATAAGGAAAAGCTAGGAACAAGAAAGGATCCAGGAATGTCTCTAACTTATGAAGAATCTTATCGTGGGAAAAGTAGCCTTTATGAACGGTGTTTGTGATCCCAGCGTCTAACCACAGGAAGTACTCAGTATTAAAAGGATTCGTGATAGAGGCATCTGACATCATGAACATCTTAGCCAAGACAAAAGGTAGATAAAGATCTAATTTAGCCTGGGGGGATTCTTCCAACCAGGAGGCCTGTTTAGCCCACTCAGGTCTCTCTCGAAGGTGCTTTACTAGAGTGGAGAACTCAAACCAGTCTCTAAATTGTTGAGAACTTCGTTCTAGGATCTGGGTGTTCTCTTCCTTCCTGGTTTCCTTGATTAGAGGAACTACTTTGTTCTCAGTAAAGATGATCATTGGAAGGTCAGCCGTACTTTCCAATAACTCCTTAAATTTATCTAGGTAGAATTGAAAGTCCCTACTGAAGGAGGAATCTAATTTATCCCTCCCCATATCATACAACCCGGTAACTAAGGTAATGTTCGGTTTCATTCTGGACCTTTAAGAAATGGTGTCAATGAGTTTGCCTTCTAAAGGGGAAGGACTCCACCCTTGAGACCTGGAATGTGGCCAAACTACCCAAGTGGTAGGGAGACATGGCATGTGGAACTCCCTCCATAGGTTTATCCAATCCTTTGTTTCTAACGTTCGATAGAATGAAGAAATCTCAGAATCTACAGCATCCTTTCTGAATATTTCATTCCCCTGGGCATCCTTAAAGATAACGGCAAAGAAGTCGTAATCTCTTAGGGGAAGTTGAGATTTATGAATGTCAATACAGTGTCTAAAGATAGGCTCAAATGACTTGTTATATTCATCTTCAGAAGTCCACTGATCATTTGGGTTTGGTGGAGGTTTATGGTCTAAAGTCCACCGTTGTACTGACCTATCCTTGAATCTAATTCCAGCAAACTTTTCATATTCGGCCAATGATCTTACTGGACCAAGACCATACCTCCCGAAATCAATGTCATTTTTGATTCCATCCATACCAAACAACTTTCTATGACGTTCATGAGACTTCTTGTTCAACTCTACCCAACGGTTATTGTTATCCCAAACCTTTAACCCCTTTCGATAATCCCGGGTATACTCATGGAATGCAATCTGTTTATTTGGGCAAAACAGGTCATATCCCCAAGTCCAAGACCTCACTGAAAGAGAACTTTCTTCCCCATGAAAGAAGAGATTAGGATCATAAGGGACTTCTTTGACATAGGAGCCAGGGGCAAAGACAAAGTGTCCGGAGAAGTACCTTGACAGGAGAGGAGATTTCATCTCTTCTTCAGTCATAGAGGAGGGGAGAATAAAGAAAGGGGATTCGGGGATGAACCTATCCCAGTCTAACCGCCAACATTCTGGGGCTCGCCCTTCTGGATCATTGAATGGATTATAGGAGGGTAAATAGGTAGTCAATACTGGCTTGGAGTAACCAGAGGCTTGAAGTTCTTTTATCATCTCAATACAGAGACTATCCCAGTGTTTTACAAACCTGTGGTGGGAATCTAATTGGAGATACCAATCTTCATCAGTAAACCTATCTTGAATAGTAGCCCTAGCCCAACACGTCCCTTTAGTTTGGTCATAGGGAATTTCTAAGATAGTAAATCTGGGATCACTTTTATACTCGTTAAGTTGATCAACCTCAAAAGGTTCTTCAGTTCCATTCTGAAGAAAGATAGTAAGATGAAGATTATCAGGATTCTTAGCATTGGTCAAAAGAGACTTTAAGGTAGGGATGAGTTCTGGGTCTCTGAAAGAAGCTATAGAGCAAAAGATTTTGTCAGACATTTGGACTCCTAGGGGTTCAATTTTGACTATTTAGTAGAGAAAGCACGCTAATGCAAAAATTTGATCTCTTGCAGCTCAACACAGGGGTGTGACGTCGCACCCCTGTTGAACTATTTTTCTAGGAACCCGAAAAATCACTTGAACTTATCCTCAAAATCCGTTATTATTCTTTTTGTGAACTAAACAACGAGGATTTAAAGATGACCAAAATCGAGCTCCTAGCCAAACTTCGGGACAATGTCGAAAGCACCGAAACCCGTCCAGATGGGTCTAAGTGGGGCGAAGTCTACCTCCCGAACGTGGGGAGTGGTCATAAGTTTGCTGGGTTGTTGTCCACGTTAGCCAAAGATGGGATGTACGAACAGCAGGATCAGACGTTTGGTCTAGTTAAGCTTTAAGGAGAGACTGAGATGTCTACTCAGAAGAAAGTGATCTCCATGGCTAATCGACTGTTTGCTGCCAATGAAGTCGTCTATCGAAACCTGTTCTCAATGATCATTACATCTGGTAGACGACGAACTCACACTTTTCATAACCTAACCCATCAAACTCCAGAACTTTTGCCTAAAATTTGTTCGGAATTGACTACGATGTTTCTGACAGAGAACATAGATTATAAGGTGTCAATGAGAATGAATGAAGTTGATCGTAAATCTTTAAAGACTGTTCACTCCTTAGTCATCACTCCTAACTGATTGAAGGAAATTTAAAATGGCTACGATTACTCAGATTGTTGAAGAATCCTTTAAGAACTCTTCATTGGCCCAGATCTCCACGACTAAATTGGTGGAGGGGATTAAGATTATTCACAAGGAACGTAGCATTTTCATTCCGATGGGACTGGCAAACAAATTGGAAAAGGTGCGTAAAATCAGCAACCATAAGGATAAGATTACCTTCTTTACCGATTCTGATAAGTTGGTTCTCCGGACTATTGATCTTAAGCACCATGTAACCCTGTTTAAGATTCTTTAAGGACTAGAAAATCTCCATGCTAGGTCTAAACTGCCTTAGTTGCATCAATAGTTTATAATCAGAAGAGTGATCTATCCTGGAAGTATTTTCCTCTTGACCAAGGAGATCTAACCTTCGTTGAAATCTGATATGTTTCAATTGAATGTTAATGAACGGTTTCTTGGTATGCTCTAACCAGAGAGTTCTGAGTTGAGTACAGATAAGCTGACGGTAAGTAACCTTCTCCTTTTCTGAAAGACTCTTAGCAAAGAGTACCAGATTGGTAATCAGGGTAGTCTTAAACTTCTGGAGAAACTGGTTCTCCTTCATATCAGTGGTTACCAGGAGATTAAGATCCAAGCCAAACAGTCCAGGAATGTGGTTATTCCCAAGGGGAATTAGATACCTATACCCCATCTTGTCCACCAAGGAAATGGGGATTAAGATTGGGGTATGATCTATCAGTGTTCCCGGCTTTACTACTTCAGGGGCTTGAACTATTAGATAGAGACATTGAACTTCAAGAGATCCATTCTCCTGAAATACTAAAGGTTCTATAATGCCCAGTTGCTTCTTGATATGTTGAACAACTGGGCTAACAGTCCTAGAAGGCAACTACGGTCTCCACTTTTTTCTTCCGCCCACGCTTCTTGGGAACGGCTACTACTTTCTCTTCTACACCCACCTCTTCCTGCACCAACTCTTCCCCTGCTGATTCCTCTTTCTCTTCCACTTCAGCAACAACCGCTTCCTGAACCAGCTCTTCCCCTACTACTTCTTCAGGCACTTCTGCAACAACCTCCTCCTTGGGTTCAGTCTTAATCCCTTTAAGAGTTACCAACTGGGCTTCTGCTTCTGCCTTATCTTCAGATTCAAATACCAATTCCATTGTAAGTTCAGGAAACTCTTTCTGACTCTCTGTCAGATAACGAACCAGAGGGGAGTTTACTGGGATTTTACTTGGATTCTTAATAGAATTTTGAAATAAATAGTCTAGGTACTTAAGATTTTTCTTGATATCCTTAGACAAGATATAATGGACAAACTCTGAGGATGGGTCCGAAAACTTATAAATTTGATTCATTGGGTTGACTCCAAAAAAATAATGACAACAATTTTAGGGATAGACTTCTCACTCACTTCCCCGGCGTATACGCTTCTGTCTGATACCCAGGCAACATGCTATTGTGTCTCTTCAGTGAAACAGACGATAGATGTTCTGGTTTCACCTAATATGCGTATAGTTATTTATCCCCTCGAAAAACACTTCACCTCCCACTTTGAAAGAATGGAGTATCTGGCTAGGCTGCCTTGCTCGTTAGCCCAAGAATGTAATGCAGTTGCCATTGAGGACTACTCGTTTGGGTCGGTTGGCATGGTATTCAGCATTGCAGAAATAACCGGGTTTGTGAAGTATAAGCTCTGGGAAATGGGTAAATCCCCATATCTGATATCCCCTACCGCAGTAAAGAAGTGGGCTACTGGCAAGGGAAATGCCAAGAAGGAAGCCATGATTTTAGCATTCCAAGAAAAGACAGGAATAAATCTTATGGAAAGTTTACCACTAAATAAACAGAAACCATTTACATCCCCCATTTCTGATATTGTAGATTCTTACCATATAGCGTGTTTTTACCGCCAAATCCTGTCAGAGACCACCTTAGGATAGAACTATGTCACTTGAAGAATCCATTTTAACACTTGAAACCAATGCCATAGCCTTTAATGGTATTATGGATGGAGACCCTGATGATATTTTCTATTCGGCAGAGGGGGTAGAATACAAGTCATTGAGTGGCTTCTATGCAGAGGTACTTTCTACCTGTCAGTCCCTGGCTAACCTTATGGTCTGTGATCTAGGAACTACTGGGGCATCGGAAAGTTTAGATCTTGAACCCTATCGAGTATTTACTGGAATCCTTGGGGCTGCAACAACTTTTGAGTTTACTGGATCAGTGGTAGCAGATGTTTTAGTTGAACTTACCTTAACGTTAACCCAGGATGGGGTAGGAAACAGAACCTTTACCTTTCCAGAATCAGTTACCTGGGAGAATGGAGAGTTACCAGATCTTCCTATGACACCGGGAACTAGATACCTAATAAAACTTATCTCTACCGATAGGGCTACGTCTTTTCTCGGTAGGGTTTCTTGGTTCTAAACCATGGCCATTTATACTGATTTTGACTTAAAAATGGTACAGAACCCCTATACCAAAGATGTTAGGCGGCTAGAGGATTCTGATACCATCAAAGCCTCTATCAGAAACATCATTATGACCAATAGATACGAACGTAGGTTTAATCTGTTTTTTGGTGGAAATGTTCGAAACTATCTGTTTGAGACATTAGATCTCCTTGAGTTAGAAACCATCAAGGAAGATATCATCAGTAAGATTACTCGATATGAACCCAGACTTTCTAGTATTAAGATTCTCTCTGCTAAGAGTGGAGACAATGATATTTCTTTTAGAGTTGAATACATCATTAAGAATGAGACCGTCCCTAATACTTTAGATGTAATTATCTACAGGAATAGATAAGATTTATGACACAAACTAATAACCCCCTTGAAATAAAAAATCTTGATTTTCCTGAGATTAAACGGTCTTTAGTTAAGTTTCTGGAAACAACGACTGAATTTAAGAACTTCAATTTTGAAGGATCCAACATCAATGCTATGTTGGATATCTTAGCGTATAACACCTACTACATGTCCATGTATATGAATATGCTGTTTGGAGAAACCTTTATAGACTCAGCAACAGAACGGTCATCTTTGGTTTCTGCATTAAAGCCTATTGGGTTTGTGCCAAAGTCAGTAACTGCAGCAAAGATTTTAGTTGATATTTCGATTACTGCTAGAGTAGGTGATGAACAAACTCAACTTCTCCTCCCTCCACTGTCTAGTTTTGTCGGGGGTGGATTCAATTTTGTCAATTTAGATCCTTGTACCTTGGGACGTGATGGTAATGTCTTCTCTGCTACTAATGTTCTCCTTCACCAAGGAACTCCCTATTCACACAGATTTATCGTAGCTGATCCTGAAGACTTCTTTGTTATCCCTTACGCTAAGATTGATACCTCTACTATTAAGGTAAAGGTATTTCCGTCGTTATCTGACTATGAACGTAAGAAGAATGACAGTAACTTAGATCTGATCTATACCTTAGCTTCAGACCTCTTTGATAAAAATGGGGAGTCCCAGGTCTTCTTTATTCAGGAAGATCATGTAACTGGATATTTTTCAGTGTTCTTTGGTGATAACACCATTGGTAAAGCAGTTTCTAATGGCAATGTTATTGAAACCACCTTCATAAGTTCTGAAGGAACTGATGCAAATGGGATCTATGGCGTTGAGTTCTACCGATCCGCCCTAGGAGACACTGTTCTTGGTGGCTACTCTACTTCAGAAATCCAAGTCACTACCCCTAGTTCTGAAGTACGGTCTTTTGATGGTTCTGATAGACAATCTAACAGTTTTCTCAGGAAGTTTGGTCCGTACCATTTTGAAGCTCAAGACAGACTTGTTACTCAGAGTGATTACGAGTATGCGTTGAACTCATTCTTTTCAAATGTTCAGTGTTGTAAGGTCTGGGGGGGTGAAGATAATGACCCCCCCTATTATGCAGCAGCTATGGCTATGGTAAAACTTACTGACCAAGAGTTATTATCACCACTTCAGAAAACGTTAGTGACTCAATACATCAAGTCAAAATCAGTAGTAGGTACGGATTTTATCTTAGTAGATCCTAATGTGGTCTACCCTATTGTGTCGTTAGTGATTAGACTACCTTCACGGTATGTTTCAGATCTTTATTATCTTGAAAACAGAATAGCCACGTTTATTAGAAGTTATTGTGAAGAATCATCCATTTCTGAGTATAGACCTTCAGACCTTTCGTATTATCTTAAAGATAAAGAATCCCTGCTTAAATCGGTAAATGTCACTACTAAACTGAAGAAGAATGTATTCTACACCTTAGGCTCCGTAGAAACTCATACTATCCAGTTCAGACAGGCATTAGTCACTGGTACTTTGAAGTCTTCTTTTGACTTCTCGTTATACCCTGAATTTCCATCTGGGTTCACTGAACAATTTCTGGATGATGGTTCTGGTAAAGTTCTCTACCAAAAGGTTTATGTAGATACAGACATTCCTACTGAGTCTATTCAGGTAGGAAGTGTAGACTACTTGACTGGTCAGGTTCTCTTTGATGATCTAACTATTAGTTCTAACTCTTCAGGATCTCCTTCATTTTCATTAACAGCTAGCCCATATGACTTAGATCTGTTTGCTGAACAACATAGCCTCCTGGTTCTAGAACCAGAAAATATTACCTTTAGTCTGAACTTAGACAGATGATTCTCACAGATAGATCGGTAAAGACCCAAATAAAATATCAGGTTCCCTGGTTCTTTAACCAGGAATACCCCTTATTTGTAAAATTTCTAGAATACTACTACCAATGGGTAGAACTTCATGACGATCAATTCAAGTATGGGGTTCTGGCTATCATTGATAACTTCAACCAACTTAAAGATATTGATCAGACAGTAGAAGAGCTTATTCCCTTCTTCAGAAATCCCTACTTTAGAAACATTCCAGAACAAACCGTAGTAGCTCGCCGTCTCTTTATTAAGAGAATGATTGACCTTTATCGGAGTAAAGGAAGTTTCAAGTCCTTAAATCTCCTGATAAAGATAATTCTAGGAGAGGAGATAGAGGTCTGGTATCCTAAGGATCTCCTAGCCAGGCCCTCAAATATTGAATCATCAAGTTATTACTACGGTTATCTTAGAGTTACTAATCCTGTTTTGGATAACATTTTTGACCTACAAACCAACACTGTTGAAATAAATGGTATTCCAGTTCTGGTATCCGCTATAGGAAAGGTAGTAGACTTATATGAAGTGGTTCTAGATTTTGATCTACTGGAATATACTACTATAAAGGACACTAAAGAGGTTTACTTCCAAGGAGTCCAGATTGGCGAGTTGGTTCCTATTCTAGATAAAATAACCTTTGTTTCTGGAACTAGAATCAATAAACAGAATGAGTTGTTCTTAGTTTCCTCCCCCAACCAACAAACTCCTGCAGTTTGTAAGATATCTAGAGTAAAACCAGGACGAATAGATTCATATACCATTCTCAGGAGAGGGTCTAACTATATCCTTGGTGATAGATTTGTTGGGTATGTTGGATCATTAGAATTTTCAGCTATAGTAAGTAACATCACTCCTACTGGAGAAATTGGCAGACTTACTATCCAGAAGAATGCATCAGTAACTTCTAACATCCCTACGATAGTAGGGATATCTGAGACAGGGTTTGGTGCTAATATAGACTGGTATTCTTCAGAGTTTAAGACTATTCAGGAAGTAGAGATCGTAGACGGGGGAATAGATCTTTCTGGGGAAAAAACTACCTCATTAGCCGGGTCACAGTTTTCCTTTCAGACCACCTTTATTGCTAAACGAACTCAGGTTAGTTCAACTAACAATCTAGGTAACTTTAACATTCTTCCTGATAATTTATTATGGCAAGATCATTCTTATGTCTTGAACTTTACGTCTACCTTTACTGAATTTCCTAAAGAGGAAGTCAATTATCTGTTTAAGCCACTAGGCTCTAAACTGTTTTACAACAAAACAGAATTGATTGAATGCCTTGGAAACTCAGTAGATTCCTTTGGAGTTGAGGGTACATTAGAGGTAGAACCTACCACAAAGATAGTTAATTTACTGATTTCTAATTTACAGACCTCATTCACGATCTCTTCAAGAAAATATACCAATGACACTCCATTACTGTATGTAGGATCTACTCCAGTATTTTCGGTAGACAGTAGATATTGTTTTGAAGTAAAACCTGAAATAGGAACTCTAACTTTTGAAGATGTCTCTTCTTTAGAAAATCTAGAGAACGCACTAAATAACCTTAAGACTGCTTTAGCGTCTATCGTTTAACCAGAAGGTACGCCCATGTCATCGTATTCAACTCCCTTGGTAAAGATCTATAGAACTTTTGCGTTACAAACCTTAGCAAAAGAAGAACAACTGTATGCGTTTATCAGTAGAACTACACCATGGAATAATTCAGAATTCCTTCCTGGTTTTGCCCCTGAAGAACCCTCTTTAGATCAAAGATCCTTAGATGGGTACTTGGACCAGATTATCGCCCTTAAGAAGGTAGCAGCCTCTGATGTCTCTATTGCAATAAAACGTTATGATTGGTATTCTGGACGAACTTATGATTCCTATGATTGTACTGATGCCAATATTCTGTTTAAACATAACTTCGAAGGTACTAATCCCTTCTATGTGCTTACCGACGAGTATAACGTTTATAAGTGTATAGACAATGTAGGGGGATCTGTTTCTACTGCAAAGCCTACCGGTCAGTTCGCTCAGGCTATAGAGCTGGAAGATGGATATGTCTGGAAGTTTATGTTTCATGTAGACGAAGCAGACAGGGCTAAGTTTCTTACCTCCACGCATATTCCAGTTCGACACAATACTGAACTTCTTTATGCTTCTGCCCAAAAGACGGTAAAGGATGCTGCTATTGCAGGACAGGTCGAACGAGTAGACGTTGTTTCTGGGGGGAGTGGGTATACCGGAACTTCAGAACTTGTATCATCTGGTGACGGGGCTGGATTTGCGGCTACTCCTGTGATTACCAATGGGGTAGTGACCGGGATTACTGTGACCAATAAAGGAACTGGGTATACCACGTTAACCGTGAATGTAACCAATACCAATTCTTCTTATGTACCAGCAACCTTTAAGGCTCAGATTTCACCTCAAGGGGGACATGGGTTTAATGCTGCTAATGAACTCGGTGGATTCTATACCATTATCTCGGTAGATCTAATTGGGTATCAAGACACTATCTTACCCGTTAATGTCTATTTCAGACAGTGTGGGTTAATTACCAATATTCAAGATATCAATTCAGGGTACTCCAATCAGACCTACTACTTCGGGCCAAAACATCCCCAGTACAATGACTCTTCAATTAGGTCTACCTTTCCCCAGAGAGTGCTTAAACCTGATATTGGAGAAATTCTGTATATTAAGAATCATGCCCCTATCCTAAGAAGTCTATACCAACTTGAACGGCTTAAATTTGTGGTAGAAACTCTATGACTAAACTATCTTTTAATCGTGCTCCCTATTTTGATGATTATGATGCAGGAAAACATTACCACAAGATTCTGTTTAAGGAAGGAGTACCTCTTCAGGTCAGAGAACTCAATCAGCTTCAAACCATTCTGCAAGAACAGATTGCTCGATTTGGACGACATTTCTTTAAAGAAGGTTCCATAGTCTCTGGGTGTGAAAACAAGTTAAACTTTTCTTTGAAATCCTCAGACCTGGTAAACTCACCAGAAAACTTGTTGGTTTTAGCTAAGTTTGCTAAATCGTATGCCATAACGTTATCTGGGGCGTTGGTCTATATTCCCTTTGTGATTTTACCTTCAGAGAATACTTGGAATCCAGGGGTACCCACCCTAGTCTTTGCCTCTATTTCCGGCCCTGAATTGGTCCCGGGAGATGTTCTTTACCTGTATGATTATGACACTAAAATAACTTCAGACTCTATCTATATCACTACCTCTTCTTCAACTATTCAACAAGCTTCATCTATTTCATTTCAACCAGGAATCGTATTTTTTGATGGTTATTTTCTTTCTGTAGACAAACAAGCCATCATTGTTCATCCTTATACCTCGACTCCTACTGTTTCTATAGGATATAGGTTAGTAGACTCTATTGTAACCTGGAAGGAGGATTTCTCCTTACTGGATAATGCTTCCCCTACAGAAATACAGTCATACAATCAAGCTGCACCGGGGGCGGATAGATATAAGAAAGAGTTGTTTCTTACCGTAGTTCCCATTATTACTTCTGACTCTTATGCTGAACAAATCATTCAAGGAGAGTTCATAGAGTTTGTCAGAGTGATAAATGGAGAAATCACCAAAGATATCAATACCACAGTTTATGCTGAGTTTGAGAAGAATCTAGCTAGACGGACGTATGATGAATCAGGAAACTTTACCGTTAAGCCCTTTAATATTTCTATTGTAGATCATATTGGTAAAAACCCAGAGCTATTCTCTATCGAGATATCTCCAGGAAAAGCCTATATCAGAGGTTATGAGTTTGAAACGAAGGGAAGAGTTTATGTCGATCTTCCCAAAACTTCAACTTCAATAACCAAAGAAACCTTTGCCCTTTCTACTTATTACGGATCGTATATCAAGTTAGATACTCTTTCAGGATTGATAGACGTTTCTAAGAATGATGTTATTGAATTACTGGATCAGCCCATTGGTGATTTCCAAGACATTAGTGATACTTCTGAACGAGCAGATCATAGATTAGGAACTGCCCGCAGTCGATTTCTTCAGAAGGTAGGCAGTGATTTTTGGTTGTTCATATATACACCTACTTTCACTTCTGGGACCTTTGAAGATGTAAAATCAATATCTGCATTGTCCAACACTGGGTATGGAGATCTTAAAGAATCAAAAATTTTCGATCCTACCAATGATAAACTACTGTTTAAGTTTCCCGAACAGGTAAGTTCATTAGAATCATATTCTTACTTCGTTCAAAAGGTGTTTACTGGAGTTAGATTTAACTTTAATGAAGCTACTAATGCCTCTGAATTACTGTTAAAGTTGGATGGGACATTATCATTTGTAACCACTTCCAGCTACTTTATGGTATTCAGAAAGGATACCTTAGCGTATACTCCAGTTTCAACTGTTACCTCCTTGAATGAAGATAATACTCAAGTAAGAGTATCCTTAGTAGAAACCACAGATGTTCCTGCTGATGTTTTTTGTTTGGTAGCTGTTTCTGGGGGGACCGACAGAGTTTTATCGGTAAAAACTGAAACGTTTACTGAGGATTCGATTCCTATTGGGTGGAGCAAGACCTTAGACAACAGAGTACTAGGAACTTCCTTAGTTTCAGTTTCAGATGGAAGTGTTGAAGATAAAATTGATTTATTTGTGGTTGACAAAAATGAAACACCTTTTAGATATGGGCGAGAAACTATTAGGTTTTTAGGAAAAGAGATTATTGATGCTCCTGTAACGTTTACCTATACCTATCATGAACTATCTTCTTTTGGATTCTTTTCAGTTAGCTACTGGAGCCAGTTTAACTATGGCGATATAAGCATAGATAAGAGTACTGTCCAGAAAAGGACCAATACTTTAGATTTTAGGCCATTAGAAACTACAAATGAAACTTTTAGTGATGTCCATTGTATCTCACCTTTTAATGAATTTGAATGTAGTTATTCTTATAAAGTAGGCAGGATTGATAAACTGACCTGTACTCCAGATAAAAAGTTTTCTTTGATTTCAGGGGTTCCTGCCCTGAATCCGTCAGTTCCAAAGGATAGGCCTGACTGGATGACCTTATATACCATTATTTGTCCCCCTGGGGCAGAGACCCCAGAACTGGTAAAAACAGTATACCATGAGAATAAACGGTATACAATGCGTGATATAGGTAAGTTAGAACAAAGAATTAAAAATCTTGAATATTATACCTCCTTGACCTTATTGGAAAAGGATACCGCCTCTTTTGAGATTGTAGATGAACAAGGAAATAACAGATTTAAAAATGGCTTTTTGGTTGATAACTTTAAGAACTATAAATCATTAGATACTTCCAATCCAGACATTAAATGTTCATTTGATTTGAAAGAAGGCCATCTAAGACCTTCCTTCGCTCTTAATAACAGAAAAGCCCAACTTTTACCTTCTTCAAGATTGGTTTGTTCCTCTAATGGTTTAGTGACTTTACCTTATAGTGAAACTGATTTTATTCAACAACCTTTAGCTTCAGATATTATCAACCTTCAACCCTATGAGGTGTTTACCTGGATTGGTACGTTGACCTTATCGCCTTCAGTGGATGATTGGGTAGATACCAATATTTCCCCAGATGTCACTGTAAATCAGTTTGGTGAAAAGGATGTATGGGCAGAAATAGGGGCAAACGGATTTCAAACTGAATGGAATTCATGGGAAACCCAGATTTCTAAAGCTGGAACAACTGATGCCTTTATAGGGGGGCAGAAAGGTGATTTTGCAAATCTAAGTTCAGAGACACAACTTAAGCTTTGGAATCCAGATGTGGATTCATCAGTACCATCGGAGTGGATTTTTAACTACAATTCGTGGGTAGCAAATGGCTTTTCTGGGTGGTTTTCTCAGACATCTCCAGATGGCTATGTGAATGGAAAGCCTGCTCTACTACTACCCTTTAAGGTAGAGAATCAGAGTACAGTGTCTACTGGAACTCAACGTGCTTTTACTGATTCTAAGATTATAACTAACTCATTGGGGGAGAATGTTACTGGGTATGAACTTTTGCCTTACATGCGTTCTCAGGTTATACGGTTCTCGGCTAAGGCATTAAAACCCAAGACAAGGTTATATGCTTTTTTTGACTCTAAGGATGTGACAGATTTTTGTTCCTCCAACGGTATAACTGGTTCATTGATAACTTCAGAGACCGGAACTATTGAAGGTCAATTTACTATCCCTGCCGGGAAATTTACTACCGGAACTCGAATCCTTGAACTTTCAGATTCTTCTTTGAATAGAGCGTACGAAGTAACCACAAGATGTTCAGCTAAGTACACTGCTAAAGGTATTTCACAATCAAAAACTGAAACTTTCTTATCCACTAGAGAACCCCATATTGTAGATTCAGGAGTTTCTTCAGAGTCCACTGAGAAGATATACGCATGGGGAGGACTTGAATTCTTACCTTCTCCATCTCCATCTAATACTCCTACTCAAACTCCATCTAATACTCCATCTAATACTCCATCTCCATCTAATACTCCTTCGATCACACCAACACCAACCGGATCGAGTTCTAACACACCTACCCCTACTCCTACCCCTACGCCATCTAATACTCCATCTAATACTCCATCTAATACTCCATCTAATACTCCATCTAATTCGCCATCAGTTTCATTTGATCTAATTATATCTGTTTTTATCCCAAATGGTAACTTAAATCTAGTAAAAGACGGAAAGGTTAATATAGATTTAACTGGAAATAGGAATAACGAGTCTATTTCTATTCCTGTATCTATGGATGATCTTAAAGTTAGTACTACGGCTTTTACCTTTATCAGTAATTTTATTGATGCCCTGGCACAATTTGGACAAAGAGTAGAATCATACAGTGTCTCTGGAGTAGGCTCATATAGTTTTAGTGATAGATCGGTATGGGTATCTCAGTTGGAAAAAGATCTCGCTGTTACCTTTCCTTCCTATGGATATTACATTTATTACTGGACCCATACCGAGTTTGTTCCTAGGCTTAAAGATTTCTTATGGGATAGATTCCAAAACTATACCTCCGAGACTTCCTACTACAGAACAACGTTACTTCCTCATTTTTTAGCCCTGTCTACGATTGGCGATATGAAGACTTATCTGAATAATGAACTTACCACAATCATAGACGCTTCTTTTAATGAGAGGATAGCTCTCTTGGTTCAGTGGTGTGCTTCTCAGAATATAACAGTTAATTCAACCGATGTAAGGAATATCATTGTAGGCCGGTTGTTGTTTGGTGGGGAATCGTTCTACAACTCATTATTTAACCAGGAAAGTTACTGGCTATCCAGTAATCTTTCTGAATTTTTAGTTAAAGGAAGATGGACACTAAACTCTTCTGAATTGACAGTAAAACTTAGCTATGATAATACAGTAAATGCATCGGACTTTAGTTTTTATCAAACTGGGGTGGTAGAAGATCCACCCCAACCATACCTCAACTTTTATGTCAGTAGAATTCAATCTGTCTATCAGAAAGTAACCACCTATTCTCAGGCACCAACGTTTGACTATACGTGGGTTTCTTCACAGTTCCCCATGGGTAACCTTACTGCTCTGGGTACCAATGTTTTTACTGCTCCTGGGTTTGCTGATATCTATCCTGAGGTGCGAAGAAACGATGATTCTCACTTCTTGCGTGCCCTTCTAACTAAGATGTTAGGTGCTTTACCGCCAGAATTAGATGTCTGGGTTACTTCAGAAAACATGGTAGAGATGCAAGAAAAGATTAAACCACATCTGCTTAGAGCTACACAAGAGTTTATCAACAAGAAGTGTCCTACCTTTACTATCTCATTGACACCAAATACCTTAAACTATCTAAATCTTACACTACTTCTTCAGAGAGATCTATATGTCCACTTTGTTCCTATACGCAACACCTACTATGACCCAATTGCAGAAACCTTTGAAGTCAATGCAGATCAGTATCCTTCAGGACTCTTTATCACCGGGGCAGATGTGTACTTCAAGACTAAGTCGAACACTGTTCCGGTAAAGGTGGAGATTCGAGAAGTAGTTAATGGCTATCCTCATGCTAAGCAATGTTTGACCAAAGCCATTCTGGATCCGTCTGAGATTAAGATCTCTAACGATGCTAATACCCCCACCAGAGTTACCTTCGACAATCCGGTCTATGTCCTTCCTGGAGAGTTTGCTCTTTGTTTGATTGCTAACACCACAGAGTATACCGCCTATGTAGGTACCATTGGAGAGTATATGCTAGGGTCTACTTCTGAAAGAATCTCTAAGAATCCTTATATTGGCACCTTCTTTAAGTCTATGAACTCAGTGACTTGGGTACCTCAACCAGAGACAGATCTTAAGTTTAATCTATACCGGGCGGTGTTTCCGACAGGACAAGAAATTGAAGGATACTTCCAACCAGAACAAACGACAAATTCTCTTGAATTCAACGCTCTGTGTATCAATGGCTCGGTTATCACTCCGGGGAGAACAAAGGCATCTCAGGTAACCACAACACTTCAAAAAGTTTCTGGGGAAAATGACAGCGTTACCGTAGCTTTTAATGAGACTTCCGAATTGAACGGTACATTTGTAATTTCATCAATAGGTTAAGCTAAAATGCCAATAAGTTCTTATAACCAAATTCCTACATCCATAAAGTTTCTCTATTTTTCTGGACCTAATGGAATTAAAATACCTAACGAAACTACCAGAAAGATAGTGGTTGTTCCTGGAAACTATACCTGTCATTTTAGTTACTCAGGAAGTTTGAATCAAAATTATGTCTGGGTTAAGAAAATAGAAACCTTAGAAACTTCTTCCCCTACATGGGTCTTAAACCCCCAAGAAGATAAAATTGAAGTTGATTTTACTTCTGGAGTATCAACATGGGTAACTCTTGGACTTACTTCTCACATTGCAGAGTATGTAACTGGGTCGAAGAATTCTCCCCCTATTGTTTCTGATACTATTTTGTTTCAAGTGGATCCTAAATTTCTGTTCGTTCCTGCATCTGCCCCAGTACCCTCAGCGTCAAATGAGTCGATTCCTTCCTTAATTTCTGGATTAAAGCTTCCAGTTATTCCAATTATCTTTGGAACTCCTACCCCTACTCCTTCGATTAAACCTCAACTTCCATATAACCCGGTTGTCTCTACTTATACCTTTTCAACCACTTTAGATTCGGTATCACCCATTTTAGATTCTCATCAACTCTCTTATACCACAGTTAAAAATATTATCAATGAGTACGCGGATGAAACAGTAATAGAATCTGAATCAGGCAGTTCTGGTGGAGTTACAGTTGCTAGGTATATTACCAAACCAGTAAAACTTCTTGAAGATAATTTAGCTGCTGGATTCTTTATTTCATTTGCTGCAAACATTCCAGAAGAAGCCTCTGTTTACCTATTCCATAAGATATTAAATACTGTTGAAGACCAGTCACTATCTACTTTTGAAAGTCAACCATGGATATATACTGGAACTTCAGGAACTAGGAAATCGTTGGACAAAAAAGAATTTTTAGACTTTGAATTCTCGTTGGATTCTATAAGCTATCCAAGTAATACTTCAATTACCCAATTTGATATGTTTGCAATTAAGATTGTGATGACATCTTCTAATCCATCAAAGGTTCCTAAGATTAAAGACTTTAGGGTTATGGCTCACTCTTAAACAGGTTTACTATGAAACAAACAAGCTATGTCTTTCCTGATGCACCTTATTTTGATGATTATGATCCACTTAAGTTGTACTACAAACTCCTGTTTAAACCCAAACACCTTATTCAAGCCAGGGAGCTTTCTCAGCTTCAGACTATTTTACAAGAACAGATTGCTAAGTTTGGTTCTCATATCTTTAAGAATGGCTCTATTGTACTCGGGTGTGAGTCTAAAATAAATAACTCCTGTTTTATACTTTCCATTGAGAGTAGCGATACTTTATCAGACGAGCAGGTACTGGCACTAGAAGGCCAATATTTAAGTTCAGACAATAGAATTGGTCAGGTTATTCTAGCAAGAAAAACCAATACCACAAATATTCTAGAGTTAGTGATCAACGACTTCACTGAGACTCCTATTGATATAGGGGACACCTGCTTTGTTTATGATTTTACTAATAAGATTTCAACATCCTCTGGAATAAGTTTTAGAGTACAGGCTAGAACTTCATCTTGTGTGGTGAAGTTCAATTCAGGTATTCTTTACTTTGATGGATACTTTATTTCATTAGATGATCAGAAGATAGTGCTATCTTCTTCCACTTCCTCATTCTCAGGATCTATTGGATTTCAGATCAATAAGGTTATCAAAGAGTTCAATGGCCAAGATGTTCTAACTATCGATCCAGTACTTACATCTAGGGATATCATCTTCCATGAAAGTGGACAAGATCTTTCCGGACAAACAGTAATTGATGACTTTATTGAGTTTATTAGAGTTAAAGATGGGCGAATTCTTAAAAATATCTCAGTTCCTATCTATTCAGAGTTAGAAAAGGTTCTCGCTAGAAGAACCTTTGACCAAGCAGGTAACTTCACAGTAACTCCATTTGCATGTAAAGTATTGGAATCAGCAGATACCACTAAGTTTAAGTTAGAGATTTCTCCAGGAAAGGCCTATGTTCTTGGCTATGAATTTGATTCACCTTTCTCACAGACTATAGAGATTGATAAAGCCTTAGACTTCAACCAGAAGAATGATTTTCAATTATCTACTTACTTCGGCTCCTATGTTATTCTTTCCAACTTTACTGGTTTCTTTGATGTTCAAAAATGTGAAAAGGTTCTATTCTTTGATGAGTTGTTAGGTGACTTAGATTTTGGTCCCGGGGGAAACCACCAAGACCACATCATTGGATCAGCCCGAGTACGACATGTAGACTTTCAAGAAGATCAACTAGCCCTATACCTGTTTGAAATTCAAGCAGCTCAGAACAAGTCTATCTCGGACACCATTAAGTCGATTTCAACAGAAAGTGTGGTAAAGGATAATCCTGGATTTGGTGATCTGGTTGAGTTTAAAATATTCGATTTAGATCAATCTACCCTTCTCTACGAACTTCCTGAAAAGGAAATAAGATCTATTAGAGATGAGGATGATAAGGTAAAAAATGATTACTATATTCAGAAGAGTTTCTTTTGTTCACTGGCCAGTTCACCTGAACCTGGATCCCCACCTGTTCCAGTTTTTGGATATTTGAATACAACAATTGGAGAACAATTCTTAGTTTCTCCAGATGATATTACTCTAGTCGATAGAGCTACTGGGACTTATTATCATCCAAGTTCAGTTGAAGCTTTGAATGCAGAAGCTACTGAAATCCAGTTTGGTATTGAAGAAGAACTTCAAGAAGTAGATGTCTATGCAAAGGTTAGAGTGGTAAATCAACCTGAAATTCCATTGGTTACTGAAACCTCTACAGTATCCTTGTCTATTGGTTCATTCAGCGCAAATCAAGAATACTCGTTACCCGAAACAGATATTATTGGAATCACACAGTGTTCGTTTAATGGAACTGATATTTTAAGCCAGGTTAGAATAGAGGCTAAAGAAACTATAGATGCTGTCTATAATTCAGTTCTTGTTTATTCTGGATCATTATTCTCATCCGTTCCAGGAACGCTGTCAGTTACTTACTCCTATTATAAGGGAAACAGAGACAACGGGTATAGGAGTATTGATTCGTATCCTGCAGACTCTTCGTTAAAAACCTTTAAGAATAATTCTAAGGTTATTCCTATTGGAAAGTGTATTGATTTTAGAGTACGGATAAAAGAGGGTATGGTTTCCGGAGCTTATATCCCAGTTCCCTATGAAACGTTTCAATGTTCTTACTCATACCACCTTGGAAGAATAGACAAACTTATAGCTACTTCTTCAAAGAATTTTGAAGTCGTTAAAGGTATTTCAAAACTTAATCCACTTCCCCCTGATGATAAGCCTCATGGCATGACCCTTTACACTATCACTATTCCAGCTAAAACTGATAATGTAAAAGATGTAAAATTGAAATTTGTTGAAAACCGAAGATATACCATGAGGGATATTGGAGGATTAGATAAACGAATAAAGAATCTTGAATACTATACTTCACTTTCTTTGCTTGAAAAAGACACAAAGGATATGGAGATTCTTGATGAACAAGGCAACAATAGATTTAAAAATGGATTCTTGATTGATAACTTTAAGAACTTTAGATCTGTAAACTACCCAGAAGGAACTGTTAAATGTTCATTCAATACTGAATTAGGAGAACTTAGACCTACCTTTAATATTGTAAACACCAAACTGCTATTCAATCCACAAAAGTCTACCTGCAAACAAAGTGGAGATCTTCTTACTCTGCCTTATTCAGAAGTTACTTTCATAGAACAACTGAAAGCTTCATCATCTATGAATCTTCAACCCTTTGAAGTGTTCAACTATGAAGGTAAGATGACGATTATTCCAGAAGTTGATGAGTGGGTTGATACTTCTACCAAACCAGCAATCATAGCTAATCAGTTTGGAGAGAATGACATTTGGGAGGAGATTGGAGATTCCGCATTCACTGCTCAGTGGGGATCTTGGGAATCTAGGATAAGTCAAATACCATCAACTCAAGATGTATCTCAAATTGATCCTTCTAGTTTTAGTGATCTTACAGTGGAACCAGTTAAACGACTGTGGAATCCCTCGGTAGATCCAAATGCCCCAACTAGACTTATATCATCATATCAGGATTGGGTGAATTCTGGATACACTGCTGGGTTTTCTCAGACAAGTCCGGATGGAACTGTTAATGGTCAACCTGCACTCTATTTGGATTTTAAAGGGGAAATCACAGAATCTGGAAGAACTGGATCTCAATCTGCATTTGGTGAGTCTAGGATTCTTACCTCTTCCATAGGGGAATCTGTATCTAATGTAGGAATTCAGCCTTTTATTAGGGCTCAGAATATCAGGCTCAACGCAAAATACTTGAAACCTAATACCAATTTTTACCTCTATTTTGATGATAAAGAAGTATCCAATTACTTTCAACAATTTACTACTGAGTCTTTAATACCTTCAGAAACACCTTCAAGAACTCCCCCAGCTACTCCTACCCAGACTCCTTCAAACACTCCTACAGTTACGCCACCTGCGACGCCTTCAAATTCACAAACCCCTTTAGCTACACCTACACCTTCAACTTCTTTATCGAAAACAATTTATAGTACACCACTACCTACTCCTATTGCAACTTACCCTACTCCAATACTCAATTTTGAAAAAGTTTATGAAAATGGAGATGGTGGTCTTTATCCTGATGGAAGTTCTCGACGGGAAACAGCTGTTTCGTTTACTCTGTCATTGCCAACAGATTCCACTGGATCATTTAGATTCGGTCAAACTATTGATATGGTGTTAAAGTTAAAAGTAACTCCAACTACCAAATACTACGACTTAGGAAGGTTTAATTTACATTTTAAAGATGGTTCTGGTAATGAAATTTCAACATATCTAATTGATTCTTATTTTGATATACTAGATCCACCACAAATTTCTCAACAGAGGCAAGTCTCTGGAAAGGTTGATGACACCTTATATTATAAGATTGGGTTCTTAAAGCCAGTTTCAACAAATGTGAAGAAAGTAGAATTCTGGATAGTTTTCGATTATAATCTATTTACCTTTGAAGGTGCTTCTCTTTCAAAGTTTGTAGATACAGCCCCCCAATCTATAAAAACGGGATCATTTCCTACAATCCATTCTTCGTTATCCTTGAGTGATCCACCTTTACCTACCCCTTCAAGCTCAAGAACACCGTCACCAACTCCCTCTATTTCAACAACACCTCAGATATCTGTAAGCGTAACACCAACTCCCTCTATTTCAGAGTCACCTTCAATAACTCCAACACCTTCACCTACACCGTCACCAACTCCGACTCTAACGGTTACCAGTTCAAATAACCTATTGGCACAGACTAGTCCTTTATCTGATATAAGTTATAGTATGTCTGACAGTACTAAGTTTAGTGATGAGATCACATCCGATTATGAAGGTAATATTATAGGAGTATTGTACTTACCCGGGGGAACATTTACTACCGGAGTTCATGATGTTATTATTAGAGACTCTAAACTTGATGATTCTGTAAATCTGTCTTCATTTGCGACAACACAATATACTGCATTTGGGTTGACTCAAACTAAACAAGAAACTATAATTTCTACAAGGGAGCCGGTTATCATTTCTAATCCGGTAACTGAACGAGGTACGGAGTATAAAATAGGGTGGAACTATGAGGATGTTGATATAGTTCCTACTCCCTCTGTCACTCCTTCTAGTACTTCAACCCCTACTCCTACCCCTTCTTGTTCAATCACCCCATCTACAACACCATCATTTTCAATGTCTCCATCTGTGTCGGGAGGTATTTTCTCAGTTACAAAACTTATAGAGGACGAATTTAATGTAGTCTTTAGAGTGTACGTTTCTACAGATTTATCGTTTTCTATTAGGATATATTCACAAGATAGTTGGAATTACCACATGTTTACTCCCCATCAGTTTGGTACTCTATCACATTATCTTACTCATAACACTTCGAATGAAACTAATCCTTTTGATTATGTTATAAACGCAGTGACAGATTATCCAGCTTATATACGCCAACAAAATACCATAGTTCATTATATCACTGTACAGCATAAGGAGTATAAAAATCTTAATTATCCAGGACCTATAGTCTTTACAAATATACAAAATCAACAAAACTATAGCTTTTCTGTACCACTTGCAAAACTTCCTAAAGATTTTATCATATTTAACTGGATTGATAATGAAACCATCAGATGTGCTATATCAAGTGATTCACAACTTCCGTATTTAGAAATCTCTGGAGTCCTTACAAACGATGATACTGAATTGCTAGGTTTTATAAATGACGGTGATATGGTTAAAACAGACTTTTCATCATTAACGTATACCCCTATTACATTTATGAATGGTAAAATATGTAATAGTAACTCCCCACCTTTAAGTTTTGAACCCAATGGAATTTTTACCTTTTCAGGTACAGAAAAAATATATTCATCCACCATGTTCAAACATAAATGGATGACATTAAAAGTAATTCCAGGATCTCATGTTCAACGTAGGCTAATAAAGAAAGGGATAAAGTCAGTTTCGATTAGATTTAAGTTTAGATATGAATATACACAAACGTATGTGATTTCTGATTCACAAACTAAAGTACTATTTGATGATTCAATCCCTGGGGAATTAAGAATATATAACAGCCAGTTTAGAGATACTAATATAAATCCTAAATTTTATAATCTCCGAAAATGGTGGAATGGAGTTTCTGCAGTCGATACGCTAAGTGGTATTTTTGGAGATACAGCCGTTCTTTGTAGGTGGTCATCCTCACAGGATCAAACAAAATTTGCCTTTTATAATAAAGAATATGTGAGTCGCGATACTGCATATAATAATCAAGGCAAATACCTATTATGGATTTACGGATACAATAACGAATATTTACCCAATGGGTCTATACCTAACCCATATACTCATTTAGGACTATCATATGGAGTTAATCCAACAAAAGTTTCATACCAGACATTACCACTTGGTGGAGTAGAGGTTCTTAGAATTCGTCCTGATATCCAAGATTTTTTTGCTAAATCCGAGAATACAGGATTTCAATTACCAATGCAATGGGAAAACTATCATGGGGTATTGTCAAATGTACTCACCTTTAATCCTTTAGTTATTGGATCTAATAATCAATCAGTAATAAAACCTATAGATCCACTTGCAGAATCTTTCTTTGTAGATGAAAAAGAGTATCCAGAAGGGGTGTTTGTGTCCTCAATCGATGTCTACTTTAAGGAGAAATCTACATCGTCCCCTGTAGATGTTCAGATAAGACCTAATATCAATGGCTATCCTTCATCTACAGAATATCTCCCATTTTCAGATGTTATCCTTTCTCCAGATCAAATACAAGTATCAGAAGATGCCTCTGTTGCAACTCGATTTACCTTTAGAGCTCCAGTGTATCTTAAACCTGGTGACTATTCCTTTATGGTTAGAGCAAAGGATACAAAGGTTAAAGCTTGGGTGGCTAAGCTAGGAGAATTTGTCTTAGGAAGCACAGATACTAGAATTACTTCGAATGCCTATATAGGTACTTTGTTTAAATCAGCAAACTCTTCTACCTGGGTTGCAGAAGGAGAGACTGATCTTAAGTTTAGAATTAACCGTTGTTCTTTTACAACAACAGCAGTAAATGTTATTCTCGAAAATGCCCCCTTTGTGGGAACTGGAAACCTACTCCAAGATAGGAACTTCTCGGCGTTAACCACTCAGATTGCCACTATCATTCCAGCAAAAACTTCAATAGAGGACACAAAGGTAGATCTTCTTTCTTCTTCAAATACGGTAACGACCAAGTCTATAAATATCAATGAAACTATTGAGTTAGACGAGTTATACCATCTTGAAGATGTTAGAGATCAAACACCAAGGTCACTTGGTTTTTCTCTTCCTGATGGAACCTATATGAGAAGTGCATTGATAGATCCTTCAGTATATTTCACCCCATCAATGAGTGTAAATATATCATTTACTTCCGAAAAGGAAACAGTATCTCCGGTCATAGATCTTCAGAAGTTATCTATGACCACCGTTGAAAATATTATCAACAATCCTGAAGATCTTTCAGGAGAACTTGAGTCTGGTTCTGGGCCCTCTCTGTTTTGTTACATCACTAAACCCGTAAAATTAAGATCGGACACTCCAGCTAATAAACTTCTGGTAAACTTTACTGGACAGATATATCCCTCTGATGATAATAGAGTTTTAGCTTACTATAGAATTTATAATTCATTAGGGGATCCCAACCATAAAATTGCTCAGAAAAAATGGACTTTGTTAGGAACAAAATCATCAAGTGGGACTCGTTCTTGGGTAGACTATAGTGTAGAGACTGACCTACTTTCCTATGATGGGGACGAAACAATAGAAGATTTTGATTACTTCCAAATTAAGTTAGTGGGGTTAAGTAGTAACTCTGCTAAATTCCCTAAAATAAAAGATTTTAGAACTATTGCACTCACGGCATAATTGAATGAATAGACAAATTGCATTTTCTGCTCCATATAATCCTTATGATGATTCTTTTTTTGTAAATCAAAACCAACATAAAGTATTGTTAAAACCAGGACATAATGTAGATCACTCACATCTTAATCTAATCCAGAGTGTTCTTCAAGAGCAAGTTGCTCGTTTTGGACAACATGTGTTTGTCAATGGCTCATTTGTAACTGGGGGACAATACACTCAGGTTCGAGATGCAGTTGTTCTTGACATAGTAGATTTAAGAGGTAATGAACTTAACACCCTTAAACGAGTTGGAGTTGGAAATTGGATTCTTGAAGATAATGGACAGACTATTGCCATTCTTTCTGTAGATACTGAAAAAGAGAATAGTCCAGAAGTTCATAAACTTCTTATTTCTAAAGATACTCCTTTAGAAATTGAACTTATCCCAGATAAACACTATACAATTTATAATGTTGCGAATCCCAATACAAAACTTAATATTAAGAAAGCTTCAGATTTCCAATACATTGTTTTTGATGAAGGGGTGTTGTTCGTCAATGGCTATTTCATTTCGATTCCTAAACAATACGCCATTGTTAGATATGCTTCCTCTTCGGTTGGGTTTCTACTGGAACAAAACATTATTTCTTACTTTGATGATATTTCTTTATTAGACAACAGTTCAAAAGATGCAGGCTCATTTGAGGGTGCGGATAGACTTCAACTCCAACTTGAGTTAGCATCCTTTAGTATCCCTAAGTTAAAGACAAACTATAACCTAGCTAGGGGATCTTTCTTTGAGTTTCTCAAATTAGATAACTGGGAAGTTATTAAAGATTTGACTAAAACTCAATATTCTAAAAATCTATCACAAATGATAGAGAGACGGACATATGATAAATCTGGAAACTATACAGTAACTCCGTTCAAAATAAACATCAAAAATGATACAGACTTAGAATTTAAGATTGAAATAAGTCCAGGAAAAGCTTATATCTTTGGATATGAATTCGACTCTATTTCAACAAAGAGTTTACCGTTGGTTAAAGATTCTGGGTTACTGGCTGAACAATCTAACACTCTTGCCGTTCCAACTCTCCCGTATCTTGTTTGTCCTACGTTAGACAAATTCATTCCGATTCAAACCGACGTTCCAGTAAAATTTTATGATTCAGACGGAGAACAAATAGGAACTGGGTTTGTAGGATACATCAAACAAGTTTCTGATAAAGTCAGACTCTATCTTTCATCATTTACATTAAACTCAGGTAAGTCACTCTATGATACAACCACTGTTAGAGATTTTAATGAGGATACCCTTGCTAGTATAGAACTTATAGTGGTAGCTTCTAATCCAACACGGTTAGTAACATTAGATCAAGATGAGAAACTTCCCAGTATTTTACGAATAGAAGATCTTTTAGTCCAAAAAGTATTTGAAGATGTCACAAACAACTTAATTACTTTTGACTCTAATGAAACTCCTCCAACAGACGTGTCTAACTATCTAACATTTCAGAGCAACGGAATGGTAGGCATTATTGATGATATATCAATTGAAGATAAAGTAGTATCATTGATATCAGCAAAAAGTATAGATAAAGTTATTGTAAGTGGGGTAAAACTAACGGTAACTCATTCTGTAGCTTCTGAATCAGAAATCACCATTCAAGTTCCTTTTTCAACTACTATAAATCTACCCTATAAAATCAAAAAAGTACTCTCTGCAACAAATAATCAAGAAACCATTACCTCTTTGTTTACTGTTTCTGAAAGGGTTACTGAAGTTTCACTTCTGGGTTCTTCATTAACTTATACCGGGATAGACACAAGAAGTGGTAATCTATTATTAACTTTATTAGTCACAACTTATAACACGTCTACCCTCAGAATAGATAACTCTATTCTGGATCTCAGACAATCTACATATTTTACGTTTCCCTTGATTGAACCTAATAGTCCACTTAAACTTTACTATGATGTAAAACAAGCCAGGTATGATAAGTTGGTATTGACAAAGGATGGAACTTTTGAACTTATTCAAGGAACTCCTCATCCTTATAAACCAGTTGCCCCTAAAGATAGAATAGATGCAATGACTTTGTATACTCTTTATATCCCAGGATCCCCAAAGAGTCCTGAAGATGTAGGGGTAAAATATATCGAGAATAAACGATATACCATGAGGGATATTGGAAAACTAGAAAAACGAATCGAGAACCTGGAATACTACAATCTACTCTCCTTGTTGGAGAAAGAGACTTCCGATCAAACCTACAAGGATGAAAACGGGTTAGATCGGTTTAAGAATGGTTTTATGGTAGATAATTTTAAGACGTACAAGGGAGTAGATTTTAAATCACCAGATTGCCTTTTCTCATTAGACCTGCAACAAGGGCACCTCAGACCTTCTTTTGAAATGGAGAATGTGGGAGTAGAAACTTCATTTTCTAATATACCCCTGCTCTCATGTCCCTATACCGAAACAATTCTACTGGATCAGAATCAAGCATCATCAACGTTAAATCTTAATCCATATGAAGTGTTCACTTGGCAAGGTCAAGTTACTCTATATCCTCCATTGGATTATTGGGTAGACACTACGGTAAAACCTGATATCACGTTAGATCATAAAGGTGAGTTTGATGTTTATGCGACCTTTAAAGAGAAAGGATTCACCAGTGAGTGGGGGGTATGGGATAGTAAAATATTAGACTTTACTTCCAGTGATCTAGCTGGAGTATCATCTCAAGATTTTGCTGGTTCTGACTTACCAACCGAGAAGAGACTATGGATTCCTGATATAGATCCATCGGCTACCCCCGAACTAATAGCTAAGTATAATTTATGGGTATCTTCAGGCTTCGTTACTGGATTCTCTATCACAACTCCAGATGGTTATGTAGATGGAAAACCGGCAATTCTGTTAGATTTTAAAGGACAGAAGGTTCAAAAATCAGCCGATCTAACTCACTTTGGAGATTCGGCGGTTATTACCAGTTCACTAGGAACCACAGTTAGGGATGTTGGTTTCTCTCCATATATTAGGGCTAAGTCCATCCAGTTTACTGCAAAAGGGTTAAAACCCAACACTAAGTTTTTTGTGACGTTTTCTGACGTAGATGTATCAAACCTGTGTTCTGGTGGGTTGATGTCATCAAGTAATGGGTCACTATCAGGAGTGTTTTCTTTACCTGCAGGACGATTTAAGAATGGACAACATCAATTTAAACTGATAGACACCTTATCCCAGAACTCTAGCCAGGTTACCTCGTTTGCTATCGCTGAATATACCGCCAATGGGATGCAATCTACAGTTCAAGAAACCTTTATCTCCACTCGAGAACCACAAACTACCACGGAATCAGTAAGCTTTACTGAAGTATCTGCCGTTTTTGATTCGACTGTACTAACTGTACAGAACTCTATAACTATCAATCAGTTTGGAACTGGATTAGTAGAGTTATATGATTCGGCTGGATCTACCCCTATTGTCGTAGGTAAAGATGGTGAATCTGTTTACTATACTGCGGAATCTGGAAAGAATTACATACTAAGGATAACCGAAACTGTTGGTAGAGTTTCCGAAGTTTCTGGATTAGACTATTATGATAGCACGCAAACTAAAGGGGTTCGGCAAGGGTCATTCCTATTTGATGGGGATAAGGTAATCACGGCTCGGTTCGCTGATGAATCAGAAAAAATCTTAGTTCAGTTTGCTTTACTTGACTTCAATACTTCAATTTCAGATTCTGAGCTCTCCCCTTACTATAAACTTACTCTAAACAGATTTCCTGACTATGAAGATGAAATAACCTATCTTCAATACAGAAAACCTACAGCCAATGTAAGTTATCCAGAAGAGATTGTGTTCCCACTTTCAAATAATAGAATCAATACTGATGTATTTGAAATAACCGGCGGGGACTCTGTAACCGTTGAATTCATCACTACAGGAACCACAGGAACCTGGGCAAATGATTCGGTTACTTGGATAGATTATCAAACCATAAAATGGGATAAGTACGGAAGTACCGTTATTAGCAAGACGTTTACCCAGACAGACATATCTGCTGTTGTGGATAAGAATGCTATCGAGTTGATGTACCTGTTTAATGGTAGAGCTTCATTTCTTACTGTTAGATCAAAGACAAACGGTAGCAGTTTTTTGTGTGGTGTAAACTGTTACTTAGATGAGAACAACACAACGACTCCTCTACATACATCACAGATAAATCCAAAATTTTCAAATGTCTATGAGGTAGGAAAGATCTTTAATGAATTTGAGAATAGTCCATCTACTGGCTATCTGATTGTATCTCCAAATCTAGGTAACTTCGATGTAACTATAAGTGTTTCACCCTACTTCTTGAACGCTCAGAATGTATTTATTCCACTACCCATAGAGGATCTGGATTCTGGATATGGCATCGATATATCAGATGTTCCTCTGGCTACAGGATCTAGAAACATATTCTTAGATTTTATGTTGGATGGTGTTATCAATGTTACCCCTACCCCTCCCACTCCCCCTCCCACTCCCACTCCCACTCCCCCTACAACTACTTTAATCTCTCTACTGGATGACCCCCCTATAACAAACAGTCTAGATGATTACCCAATAGATCCACTCAGAACTTGTACCTTTACCTTAAAACTACCTCTACATTTTGTTTCCGAAGATATTGATGTTTCTGGAATTCTCTTTATCAATGATATTGATGCTGCTACTATTATAAAAGATGGAACCTTTACCTATCAATTGGACCCAGTAGCTAGAAAAGCATCTCTTAGAGTCATGAAGTTTGATTGTCCATTTAACACCAGAATCACCATAGATTTACGGATGAATTCAGCTAAGCCTTATAACCTAGCGTTAGATCATACCTTAACTGATCAGCCCTTCATGCGAGATACAGTAAAGGAATACCGATATCCTAACTTTTCAAGAAAAGGAACTTTCTTAGTAAACCTGAGGAACCAAATAGTAACCTTAAACATGCACCAGGTTATTAGAACAACCTGTATTCCGGGCCAGGCAAAAAGAACTGGTCTTGTACAAGTTCCTATGGTTATTCAGTACGCATCTGCGTTAAATCAGACAATGCTGATCAATGGAGTTAATCTAGAAGACATTTTTGCTAATCCAGAAAAGTCTCCATTTGCGTTTAGAACAATGGAAATGTTTGTAGGTAATAGAAACTATGTAGCAGATTTTAGGGCAATGAGTAGCTATGTCTATCCTGGCCCAAGTTCAAAAACAGAAGTGTTTGAGAATACTCCTATTGGTTCAGGAACATCCACAGGGGGATTTTTCCCACATTTCAAACAAATTTTCATCATCTGGTATGTTCCTTATAATTCACTGTTTACTGTTTCTTCACCATTTGTTTCTTCGGAACCTAAGTATATAATTTCCCCACTTGGCAAAGTGCAAGGTCCTTATACTTATGGATACCATGAATATACTAGAGTTCCTGGGGATTATTCACAAAACTATCAGCAATTTTCTTTTAAGTTCTTCCGAAATAATGACCAGAAAGGATTTTCTGGTATCTACAGTAAACAAGAAACTACCAGAACATCCACGTATCTTATTTCTAAAGATATGGGGTTATTGTTTGAATTTTGTCCCCTCAAAGAAGCTGAAGGACAAGATTTCAGTAACTTCGAGCCAGACGCTAGTGATGGTACAAGATCTACTGACAAATATAAAGTAATGTTTTTTCCGGGTGCTGCATACATTAATAAACGTAATGCGGAAAGATTCATGTTCTTTCCTGACTATTATGAAAAAGGAAGGTATACCGTTGTTAGTGAAAACGACGATCGTAGTCGGTTTATTTCTACTTACTATGGCAGTGGGTTAAACCCTTGTCTAATGAATAATGTAGAGGCACTAAAATATGTTTACCAAAGTATAACTGCGTATAATCTGGGAGGGGTAGATACCTTTTCTTATTATAAAGTAATAAAGATCCTAGATTCAAGCTTCACCCAAGCTACAAAATACTACATCAAAAGATATACTATAAATTTAAACTCTGCTAAAAATAAAGATTTTATTGAATCTACAACGATTCCAGGAGACAACTATACCAGTTTTATTCCGACAAACGGATTTGTCCCTATTACCACAACCTCCGTTGAATATAATAATATGTCGTTGCTTAACAGAACAAAACTGTTAGATGCCATTCGAACATCTCCTGCAGTAATTCAAAGTACACCCTCAACCTCTTCAAGTACAAATTTAGCAGGATTCACTGAAATTAGTCCATCATATACTCCGTCAACAACTACAACTTCAACAGCCCCCAAAGTGTGTCTAACGGACCCATTAGCCCAATCGTTCTTTATTGATGGGGAAACCCACCCTGAAGGGGTTGTTCTATCCTCTATTGATCTGTTCTTTAGGAAGAAGGATAGTTCTCACTCAGTTATGTTAGAACTCAGGTCTTCTGTCAATGGCTATCCCTCTTCCAAAGAAGTTATCCCATTCTCTAGATCCTATAAGGAAGCTGAGGATATAGAGGTTTCTGAAGATGCTTCAGTTCCAACCAATTTCAAATTTGAGGGGTTAGTTTACCTTAAACCCGGGGAATACCACTTTGTTGTAATTTCAAAATCACTAAACTATGATGTCTGGGTCGGTCGGCTAGGGGAGTTTATTCTAGGAGATGAAACAAAAGGACGGGTTGATAAGAATCCGTATGCAGGAGTTTTGTTTAAGTCCTCTAACAATACTGCTTGGCTACCAGACTCAGAGGCAGACTTTACCTTTAGAATCAATAGATGTAAATTTACTACTGGAGAGACTGTTCTTGAATTCTCCTCTAACACCTACCAGTCTAAGGGCAGAACTGCTCAACCTCTCTCAATCACAACCATTAAGCCTGCCTTTTCGAGTATCATTCCAGAAGGGTCTAGAATATCTAAGTCCTTAGTTACCCTTACCAATAAAGATACCTTGGTACCCAAAGAGTTCTCAATTCCTCTAAATGGGAACTACGATTTAGATGAAGTATATACCATATCAGATACCAAATTTGATTCTACGAACAGAATACTTCATAAGATTGGTCTCACCACTACTAAGGATCATATATCTCCCTTGATTGACTGGCAGAGGTCATCGTATGTGCTAGTTAACAATCTCATAAATAGTATAGGAACTGATGATACCTCTGAACTTCAGCCGTATGGGGGTTTAGCAAAAGCCCGGTACATCACCAAACCTATGCGGTTGAACTTGGAGATTCCGGCCAATAACCTTCGGTTGGAGTTTGCGGCCAACTGTCCAGGATCTACCTCCGTTAAGGTCTTCTACCGGGTCTTTAATACCCTCCATGACAGTAATGGGCTAACCATTGTCGATAAGAATTGGATCTTCCTGGGAACAGCATCAAAGATTCCTAAGGATAAAGATACCTTTATTGACTTTGCCTTTGAGAGTCCTAATCCAATTCCGTACCCGGGAATTGCTAATCTAACAGAATTTGATGTCTGCCAGGTGAAGTTGGTGATGGATTCGTCCAACCCAGCCTTTGTTCCTAGAGTTAAAGACTTTAGACTTATCGCCCTATCCAGTTGAGGAACTTATGGATCTTTCTAAATTTGTTCAAACTGATGTCCCTTATCTACTTCGAGATAAAACTAATATGGCTATTATAAATAATGATGTTCGTAAGTATGAACTGTACAAGAAAAGTAAAGCCAATCAAAAGAAAAAAGATGAAGAACTATCTGAGTTAAAGACTCAGCTTAAGGAGATGAAGGATATGCTGGCTCAAGTCATCCAACAGAAAGAGTCTACTCCATGATTCTCCCTATCTCTCAGACAGCTACCTTTACTGATTTGTTTAATAAGCTCAACGAAGTTATTTCTTCATTGAATACCACTGAGAGTCAGATAGGTAATCTAGATGACTTAGAGACATTAGCTGATGATTCATTGGTTGCTGCTATCAATGAACGAAGTGGTGATTCTCTCTTTGTGACCTCTCTCATTCTAGAAGACTAGACCAAAGGAATCTTAACCCATGGCAACCTACAAAACTGTTTTAAAGTCCCAAATCTGGGAAGAAAATGTCTTATACACCGCTCCCATGGGTAAGACATCTGTGCTTGTTTCAGCGTTTATCGCCAATCGAGGCACCAATATTACCTCTGTTTCCTTGTTCATCCAAAGAGCTGGTACCAGCTACTTCATAGTCTATACCATCCCACTAGCCATTGGCTCTACCGTTCAACCTAATGATGGACGAAAGGTTTTCCTAGAGGCTGGAGATGTGTTGATGGTAAGTTCCGACGACTTGGTAGACGTGGTTTGCTCACTCATAGAAGATATCTAAAACAAGGAAGTCCATACCTATGTCTTGCTCTTATATCGGTTACTCACCCTCATTTGTGGTAGATACCACCAATCAAACTTCAGATCAAGTATTAGCAATAAATCCCCTGTTAGAGTACTATACCTTAAAGTTTGCCCCGGTCTCTGATAACTTCATTCAAGTCTTTGTCAATGGAGTCTTCTACCTTCCTACCGTAGATTACTATGTGGAAGGGAATAAGATTTACTTTATGAAACCAGACATCCCGGTAACTGGATATATCTACGTGTTCTTCCTGGGAACCAACTACTTTAGGTTGAATGAGGTCTCAGAGGCATCAGTGGCCCAGGAACATTTGGTCTCTGATCTTAAACTGTTTGAATATGATGTATTCGATGGGAACGGGACTGAAGATACCTTTACTTTACATTTTGTTCCTGGCTCTGTCTCATCCCTCCTGGTATTTGTTGATGGGATTGTAAAAACACCTTTTCAAGATTATACTCTTATAGAGAATGTTCTTACTTTTACTGACCCTCCTGCACTTAACACTCAGATTATTTGCCGGAATATGGGATTCAAGGCTTCTGAACAAGTTTTTGAAATTGCTGATCTGAGTATTACTACCGATAAGATTGCTGATGGGGCGGTTACAACCGATAAGTTGGCAGACGATGCTGTTACTACCGATAAGGTATTGGATGGAAGCATCACCACAGAAAAACTTAATAGTGAAGTGTTTAGTGATATCATTAACTACGAATGGGTCTATGATACCATTGATCTTCAAACCCAGTACTCTAGACGACTCCTAGTAGATACCACTGCTACCTCCATCAATATTATCCTTCCCCCAGATCCAGTAGTTGGTCAGTACGTAGAAATTCTAGACTTTACCAGAAACTTTGCTAACTTTAATTGCACACTGGTTAGAAATGGAAAAAATATTGGTGGCCAAGCAGCAAACTATGTGCTAGATCGAGCGGCGATGCATTGTAGATTGATCTATACCACTGGAAATTGGGAGTTGTTCTGGTTGAACGCAGGGGCTGTGTTTACCGCAGAACTAACCGAAAAGAACTGTGAAATTTTCTCCGATGAACATACCGAAGCAACTACTTTCTACTCAGATCCGTATATTCAGGTTGGGGTAAAGACTGGGGTTGAATACAGTCAAGATGGTGATAGGTTGACCACTGAATCAGAAGAGATAGACACTGAGCTCTATACTGCCTATGAGGAGTCAAAAGACTCCAATTACCCTTCTGCATTCTCTTGTGCAGTAAATGGAACTGAATTTGTTACTGGACAACAGGTTATCATCTCCTTGACCTTTAAGTCATCTTCGGTGTCAGTTTCTGGGTCAGGGGTTAAACCTTCCATTGAATTGTCGTTTTCAGATATGGTTACTCAGGTAGATGCTGAACTGAATACCACGACTTCTACCACCTCCGTGTTATACTTCAATTATACTGTGCAGAGAGATAATGTAACCCAGTATATTGATATCACCGGATTTGATACTGGTGACTATACAGTCACAATTGAAGGGCAAGACTTTGTTCTCTCTACCCCGATTAGGGTGGCTGTATCATTCACCGAGAATATTCTACTGGATCTCAAGAATCTCTATTTCATTGGTGCCATTGAATTAGGTGCCATGCTTTAATCTAAACCAAAAGGAATCTAATCATGGCGTTATTTGCTACCTTTCCAGTTACCACTGGTCCTTCTCAGATTACCTGCCGAATTGAGAATTCAGACGGTACGACAGTCCTTGATGTATTTGATAACACATCAGGGGCCACCGCAATTAAGATTGAATCTTTGAATGTCACTTCTACTGATACTTCCGATAAAGTTATTAGTTTCTATATCTACAATGGATCAATTTCATTGTTGATTGGCTCTATTAACATCCCTGCTGGGTCTGGAACTGATGGAGTAGTTACCAGAGTTAATGCGTTAACGACCTTAGGAACTAAGGGGGCAGATGATGTAACGTGTGTCTGGCTAGCCGTTGGGAGTAAACTTCAAGTCAAAGCAGTAGCTACCTTAACCGCCGATAAGCTGGTTGATATTGTCGGCCGTGGCTACTACTACAACTAAGTCGAGTAAAAGATCATGACACAAGGGATTCAGGGCATTCAAGGAAGTATTGGTCTTCAAGGCTATCGAGGAATTCAAGGGTTTCAGGGAGTAACTGGAGCACAAGGATTTTATGGTATTCAAGGATTTGATGGTTTACAAGGAGGTTCTGGTACCCAGGGTAGAACTGGTTCTCGTGGGCTTACTGGATTCCAAGGAATATCAGGTTCTCAAGGGGTGTATGGCTCACGTGGGCTACAAGGCATTCAAGGTATCTTAGGTGCTCAAGGAGTTCAGGGTATTCAAGGTCCGGCAGATGGTCCCCAAGGGACTACTGGGGTCCAAGGTACTGGGGGGAATCAAGGTACTCAAGGAACTCAAGGCCGGGTTGGGACTCTAGGATCGCAGGGTATTCAAGGAACTAAAGGGGATTCTGGAGATTCGGGTTCTTCTGGAGTTCAAGGTATTCAAGGTATTCTGGGTGGCCAAGGCATCACTGGGTCCCAAGGAACTCAAGGCATTCAAGGTCCTGCAGATGGTCCCCAAGGTATTCAGGGGGTTCAAGGTGTTCAAGGTCCTGCTGATGGTCCTCAGGGAATTCAAGGAATTTCTGGCTCTCAAGGCATTCAAGGCCGTCAAGGTGTTTTAGGAGCGCAAGGAACTCAAGGGAGTACCGGGGGTCAAGGGGTTCAGGGTATTCAGGGAGTTTTGGGAACTCAAGGTATTCAAGGTCGGCAAGGTATCACTGGATCCCAAGGTACTCAAGGAGAAGGAGTACAAGGTGTTCAGGGAATACTAGGGCCTCTAGGAACTCAAGGCATTCAAGGTATCCAAGGAATTCAGAGTCTTCAAGGTATTACTGGGGGACAAGGTACTCAAGGGGTAACTGGGTCTCAAGGCATTCAGGGGATTCAAGGTCCTGCAGATGGACCACAAGGGATAACTGGCTCTCAAGGCATTCAGGGAATAACTGGAGCTCAGGGTATTCAAGGTATCACCGGGGCTGGAACTCAAGGATCGACAGGAACTCAGGGTATTCAAGGGGTAGAAGGACCAGCCATTCAAGGTGCTCAGGGAACTCAGGGTATTCAAGGAAACTTAGGACTTCAAGGTCGCCAGGGGATTCAAGGATTTACTGGTGTTCAAGGCAATGATGGATTTAGGGGGACTCAAGGAACCCAAGGAGTTCAGGGGATAACTGGAGCTCAGGGGATAACTGGAGCTCAGGGTATTCAAGGTATCACCGGGGCTGGAACCCAAGGAGTTCAGGGGATTACAGGATCACAAGGAGTCACTACAGCCCTTAGTTCTACTGATACAACTGCGTTAAGTGCCCTATACCCAGTAATGGTACCTGCTGCTGGATCACTCCAAACAGTGTATTCCACTACAGATAAACTGTACTACGATTCTACTCTTGGAAATCTTTATGCAACGAACTTCGTATCGTTGTCTGACATTAGAAGTAAGAAAGAGGTTAGCACTATTGAAAACGCTCTAGCTACTGTCAATAACCTTAGGGGTGTCAACTTTAAGTGGGTCACTACCGATCAACCCGCAGTGGGGGTTATTTCTCAAGAAGTTGAAGAGGTCGTTCCTGAGGTAGTTTATACCAGTCCCACTGGGGATAAGTGTGTAGCGTATGGTAACCTACTCGGAATACTCATTGAGGCTATTAAAGAACTTGATCTAAAAGTTTCGAGATTAGGTTAGGAGGCTTCATGGCATTTCTCTATGATGACCCAGAACATGGCCTTCGAGATTTTAATGAAGAATTTTTCACTGATTCATGGTTGATAGATCAATTTACCGGGGAAACTCTCTGGTCTTGGGGGTATAATTACTTTGGTCAACTAGGCCTAGGAGATACCATAGACCGTTCTTCCCCTACTCAGGTTGGTTCGTTAACCAATTGGAAGTCGGTAATAGGTGGGGAGAATCATACCTTAGCCATTAAAACCGATAACTCCCTCTGGTCTTGGGGAAGAAATGACTATGCCCAACTAAGTCTAGGAGATACCGTAAACCGGTCTTCCCCTACTCAGGTTGGCACTTTAACCAATTGGAAGTTGGTGGTGGGTGGGTGGGATCATACCTTAGCCCTTAAGACTGATAACTCTCTCTGGTCTTGGGGGGATAATTACTATGGATTCCTAGGTCTAGGAGATACTGTATCCCGTTCTTCCCCTACTCAGGTTGGTTCGTTAACCAATTGGAAGACGGTGGTGGGTGGTGGATATCATACCTTAGCCCTAAAGACTGATAACTCCCTCTGGTCTTGGGGGTATAATACAATTGGAGCCCTAGGTCTAGGAGATATCGTAGCCCGTTCTTCCCCAGTTCAGATTGGGTCATTAACGGATTGGAAGTTGGTGGTGGCTGGTGGATATCATACCTTAGCCCTAAAGACCGATAACTCCCTCTGGTCTTGGGGGCATAATTACTATGGATCCCTAGGTCTAGGAGATATCGTAGCCCGTTCTTCCCCTACCCAGGTTGGTTCGTTAACCAATTGGAAGTTGGTGGTAGCCGGGTATTATCATACCTTAGCCCTTAAGACTGATAACTCACTCTGGTCTTGGGGGTATAATAATAGTGGTCAACTAGGTCTAGGAGATACCGTCCAGCGTTCTTCCCCTACTCAGATTGGCTCATTAACCAATTGGAAGTCGGTAACGGGTGGTTTCTATCATACCTTAGCCCTTAAGACCGATCTCTCACTTTGGTCTTGGGGGGATAATACAGATGGAACCCTAGGTCTAGGAGATATCGTAGCCCGTTCTTCCCCTACTCAGGTTGGATCATTAACCAATTGGAAGTTGGTGGTGAGTGGGGGATACCATACTCTAGCCCTTAAGACCGATCTCTCACTCTGGTCTTGGGGGAATAATTACTATGGAGCCCTAGGTCTAGGAGATACCGTCCATCGTTCTTCCCCAACTCAGATTGGCTCATTAACCAATTGGAAGTCGTTTGTGGGTGGAGTATATCATACCTTAGCCCTTAAGACTGATAATTCACTCTGGTCTTGGGGGTATAATACAGACGGAGCCCTAGGTGTAGGAGATATCGTCCATCGTTCTTCCCCAGTTCAGGTTGGGTCACTAATGGACTTGAAGTTGCTACTGAGTAATAGTGGATTAACAGTGGATTAGATAGCGTGTAGTCAGTCCTTTTGCCATTCAAAACGGGAATTTATGACATGACAGAAAATTGTGAAATCTGGGAATCTATTCTACAAGGACTCCCACCTTGTACCTCCGATGAAAAACTGATTCCTATTCCAGAAATTATAAAAACTATCAGATTTTGTCTTTCCGATAAGATAGAATTGTATGATGTTGCACTATCACTTCTCGATTTAATCTCACCTTTAAGAAAGGATGTAGAATTTCTTAACTGGAAAGCTCTAGTAGAATATGAAGCTAAGTCTTACCCAAGGGCCTTTACCACTACCGAGAAATTACTAACCTTTATCAAAAACTCCTCTACCTTATTCAATGCAGGAAGAGCTGCCTACAAGGCTAACCAGCTAGACAAATCAGAAGTCTATCTGAAAAGGGCTTGGGATCTAGAACCGTTAAATTCATCCTTCGCCCTGGACTATGCCGTAACAATCTGTGCCCAAGGAGACTTCAATAAGGCCTTAGAAATAATTGAGTCTATCCCCAAAGAAACTTTAGATCCTCTTCACCAGAAGATAGTAGACTTTAATAAAGGGTGGCATTACATTCGTCTAGGTGATTTTAAAGAGGGAATAAAGCATCTTCATATTGGTCGAGAGATCAATATCTGGGGTTCAGACGCAAGAACCTACCGTAACCCTAAATGGGATGGAACTACCGAACCCGGAAAGATCATTCTTATTGTAGGAGAAGGGGGGATAGGGGACGAAGTTATCAATGCTAGATTCTCAGAGATAATTCAATCCCGGGGTATGACCGCCATAATGTCTACTGTTCATAACAATGTCCCTATGCTTTCCTCTATTCAAACTCTTAAAGAAGTCTTTGACAGTTCTGAGATAGATAAAAAGGCCTGGGATTATTGGGTTCCTTGTATGGATCTGCCTTATGTCCTAGATCTAGAGGCTGCTGACATACCTTCTAACCCTTACCTAAAACCAAATCCGGAATTCTTAAAGAAATGGCAATCCATTATCCACTCGGATAAATTTAAGGTAGGAATACGGTGGAGTGGAAATCCTAAGTATGAGTTAGAGTTAGCAAGAACTATAGATACCAGATTCTTTGAGGAGTACCTGAACTCAGACAACATTCAGATCTACTCCCTCCAGAAAGATGATGGAGTAAAGAACTTTAAAGTTCCCAAAGGGGCTATAGATCTTTCAGCCCAGTTAAATACCTGGGATGATACCATGGCTGCGGTTTCAGTCATGGATCTAGTGATAACTTCCTGTACCTCCATTGCTCATGTTGCTGGGGCATTAGGCCAACAGACCTGGGTAGTGGTACCCTTACTCCCCTACTATACCTGGGCCGATATGCAGAAGAAGTCGTATTGGTATGATTCTGTTTCTGTTTATCGCCAGAAAAAGCATGGAGAGTGGGTTGATCCTTTCATAGAGATTCAAAGAGATGTCCATCAATTGACTTTAAGGTGAATCATGAAATTAAACTTAGGTTGTGGTTATAATAAGAAAGACGGCTATGTTAATGTAGATAAAGATGAAGGTTGTTCTCCAGACCTGTGTTTTGACATCACCAGAGCCGACTGGCCAGTTGACACGTCTGTTATTGAAGAAGTACTGGCTGAACATATCCTTGAACATCTTGAAGGTACAGAACCTTATCTCACTTTCTGGAAAGAGCTGTACCGGGTATGTCAGCATGGGGCAGAGATTAGAATAGAAGTCCCCCATTGGAGACATGATACCTTCTTCCACGATCCCACTCATACCAGACCTATTACCCCGGTGGGTATTGCTATGTTCGATCAAGAAAGGAACTTTCAAGATTTGATGAGCAAAGGCCGAGAAACTAAGCTAGGGTTAATTTGTCAGATAGATATAGAACTTAAAGGGGTCAACTATATATATGACAACCTGTCTGGGACTCCAGAGGTATGCCAATATTTGGCCAAGGTCGTTAAACCCGCTAGGTACAAGTGAGGTTTCATGAAAACCTACCACTTTCTTATTGGTCTGCCTAGATCTGGTTCAACCGTACTTTCCTCCTTGTTGAATCAGCATCCCGATGTCTATGTAACCCCTACTTCTCCTTTATTAGACCTCCTAATAGCAGTTCAAGATAAGTGGCATACCTGTCCCGCGGTGTTAGCCAATCCATTCCCCGAACAACTTACCAATATTATCCAGGCTATGATCGAATCTGCCTGGAGTCATAGACCAGAACCCATTATTATAGATAGATGTAGGGGATGGGCAAAGAACCTCCCTGCTGCCTACCTCCTGTTTAAGAAACAGATAAAGTGTATTATGACAGTTCGGGATCTTCCCTCGATAATGGCTTCTTGGCATACTGTGATGGCCAACAATCCAGGAAACTACATGGATATAGAACTGGCTAAGAAGAATCTTCCTGTAACTCGGGAGAGTCGGGTGATGGGAATGTGGCATAACATGGTAAAGGATTGTATGGATGGAGTACGATGGGCAAAATGGGATGGTGGTGAAGCACTACTACCCGTAGAGTATGACGCCTTTATCAAAGATCCAGAACCCATCTTAGCTAATATCACTAAATTCTTAGGTCTATCTGATTATAAGTTTGATATCAATAACATCGAAAACACCTATGAAGATGATGACCTTAAAGCTTGGGGGTTATCGGGATTACATTCGATTAGACCACGGTTAGAAAAAACAGCTAAGGATCCCAAAGAACTCTTAGGAGAACGTCTCTTTGAAACCTTTGTCACTCTAGAACAACAGTTTGTTTCTAAAGGTTGATTGAACTTCATGCAAAAAACACTCCTAAATCTGGTAAAAAAAGCCCTTGATAATGGTGGGTCAATTCATCCCCTACTCATTGATCCCAAGGAGACTAATGGCACTGGCTTGATGAACCCCTCTATCTTTATTGATGGGGATGTTATCAGGTGTGTGGTTAGACATGTCAACTACACCTTATTCCATTCTGAGGGAAAGAAGTTTCATCACTACTATGGTCCACTCCAGTACATTCACCCAGAAGATGATTGTACCTTAACCACTAAGAACTTTCTTCTTGAACTGGATGAAAATCTAAATCCTATTTCATGTGATTGGATCGATACATCCAACTTAGACGTAAAGCCTATCTGGGAGTTCGTTGGTCTTGAAGATGCAAGGCTGTTTAGGTGGGAGGGAAAACTCTACATCTCTGGAGTACGAAGAGACACTACCACTAACGGGGTAGGTCGAATGGAGCTTAGTGAAATCCAAGCAAAGACTAAGGTGAAGGAGATTTCAAGAACCAGACTCCCTGCCCCAGGGTCTGATGCTTCTTACTGTGAAAAGAATTGGATGCCGATCTTGGATAAGCCTTACCACTATGTAAAGTGGTGTGATCCGACAGAGGTAGTAAAGGTAGATCCAGAAACTAAAACTTCTGAGACCGTACTACTTAGGGAGAATACTCTACCCCATCATGGAGACTTTCGGGGTAGTTCTCAAGTCATTCCTTGGAACGGTTACTATATAGCCCTTATTCATGAAGTACGGTTGTTTAAGTCAGAGTTGGGGCGAAAAGATGGAAAATACTTTCATAGATTCCTCCTGTGGGATAAAGACTTCAATCTTATTGATATGTCTGAACTGTTTGATTTCATGGAAGGGGAGATTGAATTCTGTTGTGGGTTAGCCTTTCATAATGGCCATTTCTTGATCTCCTTTGGTTTCCAGGACAATGCAGCTTATATCTTGAAAGCCCCAGAAGAATTTGTAAAATCATTATTACCTTCAATCCCAAAGAAAAAGCCTATCCCTGTTCTTGGTGTCCCTATTGTCAATGGATTTCATTGTCTTGAACGGTTAGTAGCCTCGGTAGACTACCCTGTGTCTGAGTTGGTCATTATCAATAATAACGGTCGTGGAGAGTTGGATAAGGACCTAGAAGAACTCAAGAAGAAACCCCATCCCTTTATCAGAAAGATTCATGTCTGCACTCCCCCAGGAAATATCGGTTGTGCAGGAGCTTGGAATCTCATTATTAAGTCTAGACCCCTCTCTCCTTACTGGGTAATTACCAATCACGATATCGCGTTTACCCCAGGATTTCTAGAGGCTTTGGCTGGCTATTCAGAAGATCCTGAGATAGGATTGGTTCATGCCCATGAAGGACAATGGGGATTAGGTTCCTGGGAGATCTTTTCCATTAAGGATTCTACCATTCAACGGTATGGTCTCTTCGATGAGAATCTTTATCCCGCCTATGAAGAAGATATGGATTACTTTATGCGGATGGTCCATGATGAGAATCCCCCGAAACGAATCCTTTCTGTAGGATTGCCATTCTTCCATGGAGATACCCTCTGTACCAATAAATGTTACGATACCACTGCTTCTCAGACTAAGAAGTGTGATATTGATCTTCATGCTAGAATCAATCAATGTCAGGTAATTAACCAGTCTGAATATATGGATCTAAAGTGGGGAAAGGCTTGGCGGTGGGTAAGTCCTACTCCCTTTCCTTTCAACAATCCAGCCATTCCTAGATCCTTTACTGATTATAATCTAGAATTCATCAGAAAGAAACATTTGGGGTTTTAGCCACTAAATAGGATAAGTTCAATTTCAAAATAATTCACAAAAAGGTAGTCAAATGAGTATTCAGGGAACACAGGGAATTCAGGGATTTCTAGGTATTCAGGGGGCTATTGGTATTCAAGGACCAAGGGGGTTGCAAGGATTTTTTGGTACTCAGGGTCCATTGGGGATTCAAGGCATTCAAGGAATTATAGGACCTATTGGTATTCAAGGTCCTTCTGATGGTGTACAAGGAATTCAAGGAATAACTGGTTCGCAAGGTGCTCAAGGCATAACAGGGAATCAAGGTATTCAAGGAACAACAGGTGCCGGAATTCAAGGATCTATTGGTATTCAAGGTCCCTCTGATGGGGTACAAGGTATTCAAGGAATTACTGGCTCTCAGGGAACTCAAGGAATAACCGGGAATCAAGGTATTCAGGGAATTCAGGGGCTAATTGGTTCCCAAGGAATTCAGGGGCTAATTGGTTCCCAAGGAATTCAGGGTATAACTGGAAACCAAGGCATTCAAGGAATAACTGGAGTAGGTACCCAGGGAGCTACTGGTATTCAAGGTCCTGCAGATGGGCCTCAAGGTATTCAAGGTATAACTGGAAACCAAGGAGTTCAGGGGGTTCATGGGGTAACTGGATCTCAAGGCCCAACTGGACATCAGGGGATTCAAGGAATTACTGGCTCTCAGGGAACTCAAGGAATAATCGGCAATCAAGGAATTCAGGGGCTAATTGGTTCCCAAGGAATTCAAGGGATAACTGGAAACCAAGGTATTCAAGGAATAACTGGGTCACAAGGTATTCAAGGAATAACTGGAGTAGGAACACAAGGGGCTACCGGCATTCAAGGTCCTGCAGATGGGCCACAAGGCATTCAAGGTATCCAAGGAGATACAGGGATTCAAGGAGTTTTTGGAACCCAGGGATATATGGGTATTCAGGGAAATGTAGGGTCTAGAGGAATTCAAGGCATTCAAGGAGTACTCGGTACACAAGGAAGCCAGGGGATAACAGGGGTTCAAGGTGTTCAGGGACTTACTGGAAATCAAGGCATTCAAGGCTCTGGTTCTGTTGGTGCACAAGGTATTCAAGGGATAACTGGATTCCAAGGAGTTCAAGGTATTCAAGGTTTAACCGGGGCTGGAACTCAAGGCACTACTGGATCCCAAGGGGTTAAAGGTATTCAAGGCATAACCGGAGCTGGTACCCAAGGTATTCAAGGTTTAACCGGGGCTGGAACTCAAGGCACTACTGGATCCCAAGGGGTTCAAGGTATTCAAGGCATAACCGGAGCTGGTACCCAAGGCATTCAAGGTATTACAGGGATTCAAGGTCCAGCAGATGGGCCACAAGGAACCACTGGTTCTCAAGGTGTTCAAGGGATAACTGGAAACCAAGGTATTCAAGGAATAACTGGGTCACAAGGTATTCAAGGAATAACTGGAGTAGGAACACAAGGGGCTACCGGTTCTCAAGGTATTCAAGGAATAACTGGAGCAGGGACTCAAGGAACTACTGGTTCTCAAGGTATTCAAGGAATAACTGGATTAGGGACTCAAGGAACTACAGGACCACAAGGTATTCAAGGGATAACTGGATTAGGGACTCAAGGAGTTCAAGGTATTTCTGGAAGCTCTACTATTGTAGACACTCCTTCAGACGGAGAAACCACTAGCGGTATATCATCAAATTGGGCATTCGACCATGCCGCAAGTACGACAGTACATGGATTAAATGCACTGGTTTTAAAAGATTATACGGAATATCTCTATTCCCCCGGTGCAATAACAGACAGTTCATTGACTATAGATACTGCCAATGGTAATGTACAACGATTTACTATAAACCCAACATCAAGTCCTTGTGAAATAATACTACCTTCGGATCCAGGATCTACCTGTAAATCATTAGTATTGATATTAGAAAACTCTACAGGTAAGGCTCATTCATGGGCTACTTCCCCAGCCATCAAGTGGGTATCAGAGACAGACAGTGATACAGTTCCAACACCTGCTGCTGTTACGTTTGTTTCGGTTTATAGCTTTATTTGGGATGATAATGATGCAGGTACTGGAAGATGGCTTGGATGGTTAAGTGGTAAGGAGACAAGTTAATGATTGGTGCATCAAGAGCCGGGTTATTACTCAGTAAGAATATAGTTTACGGTGATCCCTATTTTGAAGATGTTGTTTTATTGATTCCTTTTGAAGGAGAAAACAATAGTACCACATTTACTGATCATAGTCTCTACTCTAAGACGTTATCGCCAGTGGGTGATGTGTGCATAAAAACTGCACAAAGTAAATGGGGGGCTGGAAGTGCGTACTTTGATGGAACTTGGGATAGGATCATGGTTACTCCCGGTGGATCAGAACTAAATTTAGGAACCAGTAATTTCACTTTAGAAGGGTGGGTTTATCCTTCGGGGTCTGGATCCCCTCTGATAGATAATCAATCATCTACAAACTATTTCAATATCTATTTCCCAGGATCGACTGAATTTGGCTTACTAATAGGTGGTAGTTGGGTTTTTAGTTCTATTGCAGTTTCTGCAAATCAATGGAATCATATAGCCATTATTAGATCTGGTACTGATTGGTTTGTCTATGTAGGGGGTAAATATAAAAACACCGGATCTACTCTATCTAACCCAAGTATAAATTTAACTACAGCTACTACAATAGGTGGATATAATGGTGGACATTATTTTACTGGGTATGTTCAAGATATTAGAATCACTAAAAATGTAATTAGATACACTGAAACCTTCACTCCCCCTACTGAAAAATTCTACCATCCCTAAGTCGGAGTTATAATGAACTATTATCTTATTGATCCAAATAATCTTTCTATTATTTCAGGGCCGCATGCCCATAACTCTACAGAGCTCAAAAAGATTACCCGGTGTGGTAATCCAGAACTACTAAATCTTTTAGCTTACAATCTAGTCCCTGAAGTTATTCCTACTATTTCAGAAAATCAGAAATATGGATCACAGTTAGTATCACAAACTGAAGTATCATATCAGATAGTAGATAAAACTAAAGAAGATCTAGAAGGTGAAGAAACTGTTACATTAACCATTCTAAGAAATGAGCTAAAGTGTACTCCAAGACAGATTCGTATGCTACTTTCTCAACAAAACCTTCTTACAAAAGTGGAATCTTATATAAATAACATGGATGAAATTACTAAGATTGAGTGGGAATACGCTCAAGAAATCAAACGTAATCATCCTGTTATCTTATCTTTATCTGTTATTTTAGGATTTACTGAAACCCAGACTGACGACTTGTTCAAACTAGCCATGAATCTCTAAGCTACATAAAACTCTGGCTAATTGTTCATTCTGAGGCATCTGATTAAACTAGAAGAAGTGACTATGACCCTAAGTCAAGAATTCATTCAATCCTGTCTTACCCCTTCTGATATCAATGAACATATCCCTAAACTCTATGATTTGGCCAAAACCTGTAACTCGGTTACTGAGTTTGGAGTTAGAGATGGAGTGTCTACCAGAGCTTTCCTGTTTGCTGGAGTCAAGCTAAGATCTTATGATCTGTATCTGGACCCTAAGGTTTCTGTCCTATTTGCTGAGGTTGCTAAAGGTGGAATTGATGTGTCCTACCTACAAGGGAACACCTTGGAGATAGAGATTGAACCAACTGATCTCCTCTTCATTGACTCCAAACATACCTATTCCCAATTAAAAGCTGAATTGGCTAGGCATTCAAACAAGGTCAGAAGGTTCATTGTTCTGCATGACATGGAGAGTTTTGGTCGGGGTGGGGAAGATGGTTCTTCTCCAGGATTAGTTCAAGCAGTAGAAGAGTTCATTGAAAGATCCAAGGGATGGAAGATCAAAGAGAAGTTTTCCAACAACAACGGGTTATGGGTGCTTGAATCTCATGTCTGATTTAACCAGAAGTCTCCAAGATTACCTCCTTAATCCTTCTGATCCTAGGGCTAACTTCGATCTAGGGGTAGCCTATGAAGGGTTAAATCAGACGGCTTCTTCTTCTTCATTCTTCCTTAGAGCTGCCGAGAAAACCTTAGATAAAGATCTCCAGTATTGTGCGTTAATCAGGAACGCACGGTGTTTCGAGAAACAAGGCAAGCGTGATCTTACGGTAAAGACGTTGATCCAAAGGGCTATAGCCCTTTGTCCTACTAGACCAGAAGGATACTTCTTTCTCTCTAGGCTCTATGAGAGACAGAAGAACTATCATGATTGCTACTGTATGGCGTGTCTGGGCTTACAGAATGCTAAGGTCTTTGATCCAAGAATCCCAGAATATAACGGAGAATATCTCCTACTCTTTCAGAAGGCTATCGGGGCTTGGTGGGTTGGATTGACCGAAGAATCTAGAGATATACTGTTTGATCTTCAGATGAATTATAGTTTACCCCCTGAGTATCATAGTTTGGTTGCTAATAATCTGCAAACCTTAGGGTATCCAAAGCGAAAACTGGTCTACCAGAATTCATTCCTTGACCACCTGAGACATAAGTTTCCTGGGGTAGAAACTATTAGAAATAACTACTCACAGGTGTTTCAAGATATGTTCGTGCTTACTGTGCTTCAAGGAAAGAGGGATGGGGTGTATTTGGAGATTGGGGCTTCAGATCCTTTCTATAACAATAATACTGCGTTGTTAGAAACCAACTTTGGATGGACTGGACTCTCTTTAGAGATAGATCCAAAGGAGGTTAAGAAGTTTAAGGAACAAAGAAAGAATCCAATCTTGGAGTTAGATGCCACTAAGGTTGATTTCAAGAAACTTCTTGAACATCTTCCAGAAACCTTAGATTATCTTCAGGTAGATTGTGATCCCGATGAAGTATCATTCTCAATCCTTTGTGCCCTACTAAATAGTGGTAAACGGTTTAGAGTACTTACCTTTGAACATGATGCTTATGTAGGTGGGACTGTTCGAGAACGTTCTAGAACTCTCCTTGAAGACCACGGATATAGCCTCAGAGTCCCCAATGTAGCCTTTAATGAGAAGAATGCCTTTGAAGATTGGTGGGTACTTCCAGAGGAAGTTGGCCCAGAATTCAAAGAGTGTTCAGAAAAACCAATAAATTTTGCCATGGATGTGCTGTTCACCCAACACTGAACGAGGATTTAAATGAGCTTCCAAATTATTAGAGTTGAAGATACCGTAGATCGAGATGGTCACCCTGAAATGTTTGTTCAGGTTGAATATACCGATGTCGCCACTGGAACAAAGGTGCCATTCTCTAGGTGGTTATTTCAGGACCAGTATCAATCAGCTAAGGCTGATCCAGCGTTTTTAGACTCTTTGGTGGCTTCTTGGGAAGAGTCTACGGTTCAGGAGTACCTAATTGAGCATGGCATTCAAAATCCCAACCAGATCTCAAAGCGACAAGCACGGCTGGCTCTTCTTCAATCAGGGCTACTGGACACCGTAAATGCTGCTGTAGAGTCAGCTGGGGAAGCTGCACGAATTGAATGGGAATATGCTGATTTCATTCTGCGGGATTCCCCTTTGCTAAATTCCTTAGCTTCCTCCTTAGGCATGTCTTCTACCGACCTTGATAATTTGTTTGCCTTGGCTAGACAACTTTAATGGATTAAACCTAGATGTCTCCATTCATAATTAAAAAAACAAAGATTCGAGAACTCCCGTTTGATAATGATAACTTTACCGGGATCTCTTCAGATTGGGCCTTTGATCATGCTGCACTTACTACCGCTCATGGCATTTCAACGTTCGGGGCTACCTTGGTGGATGATGCGGATGCCCCTACTGCAAGAACAACCTTAGGGGCTCCAGGCTTTACTATCAGTGCATCAGCCCCAGCCACTCCAAATGCGGGAGATATCTGGTGGGATAGTGAATCTGGGTTGATCTATGTTTGGTATACCGATACCAATTCTTCACAGTGGGTTAGCAATGGTTCAGCTGGAAAGCCCTTCTCGTATCCTATAGATGATACCCCGGTGAATGGAGAACTTACTCACTCTATCTCTTCTAATTGGGCATATGACCATACAGCATCAGCAACCGCTCATGCCGCAGCAGCCTCTCAAGGTGAGATGGAAGTTGGTTCTGAATCTGCAATTAGATCACTTTCCCCCCTTAATGTTTCTCAAGCTATCTCGGCCTTAGCTCCAGACAGCTTTACCCGACATATCGTAGCCCTTAACTTTGGAGCATACCTCTAATGGCCGCCAATCCAATTTATCCTACCATCACTGGTCCTGTTTTAGTAGCAAAACGTCTTTCTGAAAGTGATACTAATGCTATTGTAGATGTTTATGATAATTCTTTAGGCACTGTTGCGGTAAAAATAGAATCTTTGGTCATTACCACAGATAATACTGCTGATAGAATTGTAAAGGTTTACCTCCATGACGGTGCTGTAAGTCAACTGATAGGTTCTGTGACTGTGCCTGATTTGTCCGGTACCAATGGAGTAACCGATGCAAGAGTTAATGTATTAAACACCTTAGGGGTTGCTGGGTCTGATGGCGTTCTGTGTATTTGGGTTCCTGCAGGGAAAAAACTTCAGGTTTCTTTAGACAGTACCTTAGTCAGTGGAAAATATCTATATGTAACTGGTCGTGGCATAACCTACACCTGAGTTTGATCAATGCACCCACTAAGTTATAACCCTAAGCCGGTAATTCCTTCCTTCTTAGGGGCTAAGGTTCTTTCAAATCAGTTGCCGACTATTCCAACCTGGAATCTCGCAGTGAAAATCACCGCGCCGGGCCAGACCTATACCGTGGACATCAATGCGGGTACGGAGCCAGAACTGCGCGTGGATTGGGGGGATGGTGTGGTGGAGTTCTTCACCACCACCGGGCTGAAAACGCATATTTACCGACTCGTCAAGACCCATACCGTCAAGATCAGCGGGCGGTTTCAGAGTGGCGGGAATATCCGCCTGGGAAGCAATGCAGCGGATCAGGCGCGGCTGATCGGGACCGGGGTGATCCCGTTTATTCCGGGGTTAGCGAATTTTCTGAGTATGTTTCAGAATACCGGGCTTCGTTCCATTCCGACCGATCTCTTCAGATACAATACCCAAGTTTCGACGAGCGGGTTTTATTCGACGTTCTACGGTTGCAGCAATCTCTCCGGTTCGATTCCGACTGATCTTTTTAGATACAACACGCTGGTTTCGACGAGTGGGTTCTATCAGACGTTCTACGGTTGCACCAATCTCTCCGGTTCGATTTCGACTGATCTTTTTAGATACAACACGCTGGTTTCGACGAGTGGGTTTTATTCGACGTTTCGTGATTGCAGCAATCTCTCCGGTTCGATTCCGACCGATCTCTTCAGATACAATACCCAGGTTTCGACGAGTGGGTTTTATCAGACGTTCTTGAATTGCACCAATCTCTCCGGTTCGATTCCGACTGATCTTTTTAGATACAACACGCTGGTTTCGACGAGTGGGTTCCTTCAGACGTTCTTGAATTGCACCAATCTCTCCGGTTCGATTCCGACTGTTCTTTTTAGATACAACACGCTGGTTTCGACGAGTGGGTTCCATTCGACGTTTCGTGATTGCAGCAATCTCT